CAATTCATTCTTGGAATTATTTTTGTGTCATTTTTATTCAAAATTGTTTCAGTAACATTTAAATTTTTGTCTGTTAATTTTACTTTTATTTCTCCATTTAATACAATAATTAATTCATCAAAATTAATATTTGCATGAAATCCTCTTTTATTATTTTTTTCAAAATTATTAGTAGTACCAAAACTATCTAAATAAAATAATCTTTTAGTGTTAAAACTTAAATTATTAATACAATGTAGTATTCCAGGTTTATTTAACAATTGAATACTGTCTAATTTTAATAAATCAACTTCTAAAAAAAAATTATTAATTGTACTACAAACATATTTAATTTCATCTTCTGTTAATTCTGGATACATTGGAAGTGATAATATATCTTTTGAATTTTGAATACAATTCTCAATATCCATAAAATTATATTCTTTTAATGCATCAGTTTCTGCAATAGATATAGGATAATGTATTAATGTTTGAATTTTATTTTTATCCAAATATTCCTTTAAATTATCTCTATATTTTGTACGAATAACATATAAATGATATACTGGAGTACAATTTTCATTGATGACTGGTGTATGGATAAATTTATTATCAGTCAAATATTTATTATATAAATTTGCGTTATATCTTCTTTTTTCATTCCATGATTCAAGATATTTTAATTTTACATTTAAAAATGAAGCTTGTAATGTATCTAAACGAGAATTTCTACCAATTAATTCATGATGATATTTAATTTTACAACCTAAATTCATCATTTTTCTAATCTTTTCATTTGCTTCATCTAAATTTGTACCTATACCACCACCATCACCATATGCACCAAGATTTTTTCCCGGATAAAAACTAAAACAACATAAATCGCCAAATGTACCTACTCTTTTATTTTTCCAATATGCACCATGTGCTTGTGCACAATCTTCTATTAAATATATGTTTTGGTCTTTACATAATGAAACAATTTTATCCATATCAGGTACTAACCCATATAAGTGAACAACTATAATTAACTTTGTTTTTGTTGTTATTTTATCTTTTAATTTATTAATATCTATCATATGAGTTTCTGGATTAATATCACATAAAACTAATTTTAAATTATTATTGAGTACACCTAAACATGTTGCAATATAAGTATTTCCTTGAACAATAACTTCATCATCTTGTTTCAAATCAAATGATTTAACAGCAACTTCCAATGCATCAGTACCATTCGCACATCCTATAAAATGCTTAATACCAATATAATTTGCAAAATTTTTTTCAAAAATTTCAACTTTTTTACCTAAAATAAAATCACATTTGTCAAATAGACTGTTAAACTCTTCCATGATTTCATTTTCTATTGATAAATAATTTTTTTTTAAATCCAAAAAATTAACTTGCATTTTATATAAATTGTGTAAGAATTTATTATTTTATTAAAAACACGAAAAATATATTTTATTTATTTATGATATTATATTATTTATATAATTTATATAATTAACAACTTTATTTGACATATAATAATGAACAAAAATATGTTGACTACTTGCGTAATGTATTATTCGTTATTCCGTGAAAAAATAATAGAAGTACCATGTAAAGACTTCCCTAAAAATGTATTTGGTGTGTTCAGTACTGTTCGACGACATAACAAGTTAAAGATGCATCCGGTTGACATACATGGGTGTATAGGCTACTGGGATAATAATTTCAACTCACTAACAGAAAAAGATATATCTTATCATTTACTGCGCGTCTCTTACGACTCTGTTTGGACAGACAGTCGTAATAAATATTTTCCACCAATTCAAACAGACCCATACTCATTGTTAGAATTGGACTTTATGTTGAACCCTATTTATAAAATAAACCGAACAACAGGAGTGGTTGAAGCGTTGAATCGACATTTTTCAAATAAAAACTTTGGAATCATCATTGAAACAACAGACAAGTCTCAACGAGCTACTTATTTGCCAGGTGTATTCTTGAATATTTCTTGGAATGAATTAATTGAATCTATAAAAAATAAAGCAAATATTACAGACCAAGATTTTAACCTTTATGCTTACAAAATAAAACAGATAAAGTCAAGTTATATTACCCTTTTGACTGGTGAAATATTCAGTTACGTTTCTATCTTTAAGTTTACGCGATTTTTATTAGACAACATGAAGTCGAATATGACATTTCCATTTGGACATACATATCATAATAAGATTTTGAAATGGAATTCAGATGATGATGTGCGTAACATTTCAACACTGAGTGAAGTGTACAGGTATATAAAACTGTACTCGGACATTGCATCAAAACAAGAAAAAGAAATCGTTAAACAAAAAATAATAGACGTTATGAAGAACATTGACAAATACAGTTCACAAGCGTTATCATTTGTAGGGTTTGCATTTCCACAATTACGAATAAGTAGTTCTAGGTTTTGCCAAAAATTGTTAGAAGATTTACCTTTGGCGGAAAGCGAGTTTGCAAGACCTGAGATAATGATTGGATTAAATAAAGCGGGATGTAAAATGAAAATAAAATATAGTTCACTTACATTTGAACCAACTGATTCTATTTTTAAAATGAATTGGATAATTCAAGCGATTGTTAGTTTTCATAAAAAACCATCATCAGAATTAATACTTCTATTAGAGGATAAAGTGAATGAAATAATAAATAGTAAACAGCAGAAACAGCAGAAAGAGCAGAAACAGCAGCAAGTAGAGGGTGTTGAGACAAACTATCTTGCAGTTGCATTTGAAGCTTTGTGTTTTGCGTTTACATCTACTCCAAGTAATAAAAGGAACAGTATATTACTGAAGATGTTTCAATTATTTTTTGAATTAGAAAAAAGAAAAACACAAAATAATGCGCTGTATACATTTTTAGATAAATCTGCTCGTGTTGACATTTCAGGACATGTCAATAATGGTTTGGTTGAGTTGACAAGAAAATGGGCGTAATGTATTATTCGTTATTCCGTGAAAAAATAATAGTACCAAGTAAAGACTTCCTTCGAAGTTTCGGTTTCGACACACTTTTCCGTTTTTTATCGATTTGCGTCATAACATCGCCGTAGTCAACGCGCCTTTTGGAAACGTCGCTGTAGTCGGGGCGCTGGATCATGGTAATGGGAACGACTAGGTACCAGCGATCTCTGCGCTGCAGGAGTTTCCAGTGTTTATCAATGGCCTTTAATTTGCTCAGTCCCTCCTTGAAATTCGCCAACAGCGTTTCAAAGTAGGGGCGGCGCACTAAATACGCGGTGGTGGTTTGACAGTTGGCCACGCGCACAACTTCGGGAGATTCTTGGCGAAATGGCTGATAATTGTTTCCGGCTAGTAGTAGTACATCCCACGAATCATTAAACCGTTTTAAAAAATGATTCACTTGGTGCACGAGCTGACCTGGATTGATGACTGTGGCGTCGTCTTCACACACGAGAACGTGGTCCCATTTATTTTGGATTGCCATCTCCATGCACGCAATGTGGCTCATGCTGCACCCAATGGCACCACGCGCATTCTGAATGGCCGCAAAGCGCTGCAGGTTAAGTCCGATTTTTGAAAACTGCAATTCAAAATGTTTGCGACGATCTGTGCGCGAATCCAAATTGATGAACAAAACATTGGTTATATCATGAAAATTGCGGAGCATTTGCTATTTTATGATGATGATGATGATGTATTTATAAATAAAACATATAAAATTATATTTTATTTATATTGAGATGTGCAGTTACGCAGTTACGTAGTTATTTTCACCTGGGGAAACCAACAAGGTTGGCGCCAATACCAAATCCGGCACCGGACCGTGCAGAAACGGCAAGGCTGGGAACATAAACATCCAAAATTGCAAAAGTTGCTGCAGCAGAGAGCGCAATCAAGCCAACTTCTTCCAACCTCAAACGTTGTTTGGGAATAGAATAAGCAACAATGGCAACCATTATACCTTCTACCAAATACTTAATTGCGCGTTTTACAAGCTCGCCTAAATCAAGAACGTTATTATACATCTTATAATATTATATTAAATGAACAGAAAAAAAAATAAAATTAATTTCAAATATTTATATTATTGTTTTTATGAAATAAAATATATAACAATTTAAAATACTTAAAAAATGAATATAATATAATGTATAAAAATATGCCTAAAGTAAATAAACCGCGTGGTGTTGAAATGAAACAAAATGACGATGGGACAACAAATATGAATTATGTTGATTTGTTAGAAGAAGATAAAGCAATTTCTGGTCAAAAGTTTGTTTGTTTGTCATTTGTAAGCCCAGAAGAAATTATAAAACAGAGAGACCATTTCTTTTTTGAAGAGTTTCTAAAACAGTGGAATTACAAAAAATCCGTTGATGTGATGCTTCATTTTATCAGTTTCATTTCTTATAAATACAATTTGTCGTTTGATAAGGTAAATGAGGACTTCCAGGATTTTCTTAGAAGTGAACATGAAGCCATAATGAATTACACTGTGAATGACGATTATAAAACATTTGTAGATAACAATGAAGAGAGACTGGATGTTGAGTTTGGAGAAAAACATCAGTTTCAGACATCCATCAGAGGAATTAAAGTTCGTGGTGTTTTTGCATCACAGAAAGAAGCCGAGATGCGTTGCAAGCTGCTTCGTGAAGTAGACCCCAACCACGATGTATACGTTGGACCGGTGGGAATATGGGTTCCATTTCACCCAGATGCGTACAAGACTGGACGAGTTGAGTACATGGAAGAAACGCTGAATCAGCTCATGTCGGAAAAGAAAAAGAATGAGGATCATGCCAAAAAGGAATTCGATAAGCGCGTAAAAGAGGCTAAAGAAAAGGCAATTAATGAAAATAAAAAAAATGCGGAAAAATCTGGAAATAAACTCACCCAGACTCTTAACTCCAAGGGCGAACTTGTAAGTGTAAAAAATATGTCCGCTGACGATGAAGACGCAGCCGCAGCCGAAGATGAAGAAAATTCAGAAAATGTTACACTTGATGATATTCGCAAACAAATGTTTGAAACGGAAAATGTTGTTATTAACAAGAATAATGATCACGGATTGTCTCGTCTTACTGAAAATCAGGCTCTACGCGATGATGATGACAATGGCGACGACCATGATGCTGGTGTCAACGAATAAATAAACAAACATTAACAAAACAGATAAATAATTAAGTTATGTGTAATTAAGTTATGTGTAATCATAATTAAGTTATGTGTAATCATAATTTAATTAAATGAAAGAACATAAAGCCAATTCTATATATACATTCATCTACTACTAGAATCACAGAGCATTAAGCGTTATAAAAATACAGGATATGACAAAAGCAATCGGTATTGATTTGGGAACAACATATTCATGCGTGGGCGTATGGCAAAATGAACGCGTGGAGATTATTGCAAATGACCAGGGAAATCGGACAACGCCGTCATACGTTGCATTCACGGACAGCGAGCGTCTTATTGGCGACGCTGCGAAAAATCAGGTGTCGATGAATCCAGAAAATACCATTTTTGATGCCAAGCGTCTCATCGGAAGAAAAATTGATGATGCCAGCATTCAGAATGATATGAAGCACTGGTCATTCAAAGTGGTTTCTAAAGATGGAGGGAAGCCGCATGTTCAGGTTGAGTTCAAAGGAGAACAAAAGACATTTTCCCCTGAAGAAATATCGGCAATGGTGTTGGTCAAGATGAAGGAGATTGCGGAGAGCTATTTGGGGTCTGCCGTAAAAGAAGCCGTAATTACGGTTCCGGCGTATTTCAATGATGGGCAGCGCCAAGCCACCAAGGATGCGGGCGCAATTGCGGGTCTAAACGTGTTGCGTATTATCAACGAGCCAACAGCGGCGGCAATTGCGTATGGACTTGATAAGAAGGGGAAAGGGGAGAGCAACATTTTGATTTTTGATTTGGGCGGAGGTACTTTTGATGTATCACTTTTGACAATTGACGACGGAATTTTTGAGGTCAAAGCGACGGCGGGAGATACGCACTTGGGTGGAGAGGATTTTGATAACCGGCTTGTAAATTGGTGTGTTCAGGAATTTAAGCGCAAGACCAAAAAGGACCCAACTGGTAATAACCGGGCTTTGCGCCGGTTGCGGACTGCGTGCGAACGCGCCAAACGAACTCTTTCTGCGTCTGCAGAAACCACGATTGAGGTGGATTCATTGTTTGACGGAACTGACTTTATGACCAAGGTTACGCGAGCTAAATTTGAAGAGCTGTGCATGGATTTGTTTCGTTCCACGATTGACCCCGTTGACCGCGTGCTCAGAGATTCAAAAATGTCAAAGAACAGTATTCACGAAATTGTGCTGGTTGGAGGGTCGACGCGCATTCCGAAAGTATGCAGTTTGCTGACCGAGTATTTCAATGGAAAGGAGCTCAATCGTTCTATCAATCCGGACGAGGCGGTGGCATATGGTGCGGCCGTTCAGGCGGCCATTTTGACGGGTAACCAGTCGAAGATTACGCAGGATATTTTATTGCTTGATGTTGCACCACTTTCTCTAGGAATTGAGACTGCTGGTGGTGTGATGACAAAACTCATTGAGCGAAATTCCACGATTCCGTGCAAAAAGGGGCAAACGTTTTCGACATATGCGGATAATCAGCCCGGCGTGTTAATTCAAGTATTTGAAGGTGAGCGTCAGCTTACCAAGGACAATAACATTCTTGGTAAATTTCAACTCGATGGCATTCCTCCAGCGCCGCGTGGAATTCCGCAGATTGAGGTGACATTTGATTTGGATGCGAATGGCGTGCTCAATGTGAATGCGGTTGATAAAGCGGGTGGTAAATCGAATAAAATCACGATTACAAATGATAAAGGGCGTTTGTCAAAAGACGACATTGAGCGCATGGTTGCTGAAGCGGAAAAGTATAAGGAAGAAGACTTGAAACAAAAACAAAAGATTGATGCGCGAAATGGTTTTGAGAATTATGTTTATTCAGTTAAAAATTCAACTTCTGAACAGGGTATGCAAGAAAAATTATCCGAGTCGGACCGCAACGCAATTGAAAATGCTTGCAAGGCGTCGCTTGAGTGGCTGGAATCTGCAGGACATCGTGATACTGATGCCAGCGAGTATGAAGCGCAACAAAAAAAACTGGAAGAAGTTGTTAGTCCAATCATGTCGAAATTGTATGCTTCTGGCGGCGGCAGTGGGATGCCAGGTGGAATGCCCGAATTTCAACAACCACAACCATCCTCTTCTTCTTCAGGACCAAATATAGAAGAAGTAGATTAATAAAAACACAAGACAACACAACACTCTCGAATCGCAAAAATTATATAAAATAAATTATAATTTATTTCATATAATTTATTTATATATTATATATAGATTATATATAGATTATATAGATTATAATATACATTATATATAGGAATAAAAAATGTCTTCTGATAACGTTTTGGAAGGAGCTGAACTACTGTCTCCGTCTAAAAAAACGCCCACGCCCACGCGCGCTTTTAAACTCAGAACACCGTCAAAAAAAACGCCCACACCCACGCGCGCTTTTAAACTCAGAACACCGTCAAAAAAAACGCCCACACCCACGCGCACTTTGAAACACAGAACACCGTCAAAAAAGACGCGCAGACCCATGAGGACGTCATCATACTTTGAAGAGAATTATTATAATCGACACATTAGAAGCGCAAGAGCAAAAAATGTTGCCGAGTTTGTTGAGTTTTTTAAAGAAAATCTTGGAGAGGAATCTTTTACAAGATTCATATGGCTATTATCTACTCCTGTAGCTTCGACGCAAGGATATAATTTTAGTGATTCTCCTTCATTTTTGATTGATATTACGAAAGAGTTTTTTGATTTACTAAAAAATATGCCAGATTTACCTCGAATTGTAGTTCCTTTAAGAGAAATCATAGAAAAATATGGTCCAAAAACGTTATATGGACCCCCCCTAAGTCGTGAAAAATATATGAAAGAATGTGATGAAATTGTTGATAAATTTATATCTGATAATAATTTGGATGCTAATAGTGAACTTGGTACAAGTATAAAATTATTTTTCACTCGTGTGGTTTCTATTTTACTTGATTTTATCGATAAAAATTCATTGAAAAATACTCCAGAAGCACGCATAGCTGTCCAACAAAGAATGAAGGGTATTTTTTCAGTATTTGAAAAATTGATTCGACTTCTCAATGAAAATAAAAAATATTATAAAATCATTCAAGGTTTTACTGTAGAAGATTTGATAAAATATGGTAAAGCTGAACGAGAATCTGATATAAAGAAATTAAAAGAAGAAGATGCAGAATATTATAGGGGCGAGTATCAAATTTCACAAGGGTTGTTCGAGCTTGCTGAAAAACGTCAGGAAGAACGCGACGAACGTAGACAACAACGAGTACATGCAGGGCTAGAAGGAGGAAGAAGAAAAAAGATGCATTCGCGCAAATATAAAAAACGCAGTTATAAAATGCGCGCGCGCGCGTATAAAAAAAAATAGAAGGACTTTGAACTTGAACTTGATTGAACTTGATTGAACTTGTGTTGGCGGTGAAATGCCTGAACTGGATTAACAACAATTGCAAAATGCTTCTTTGAAATCGCAAGGGGCTGACCCTTTCGTATGATAGATGCATGCCAAAAATGTCAAAATTGGAATGCCAATCATCAACGTGATTATAAAATAAATTATAATCGTCACAGTTCTTTCATCGAACGGGGAAGGCGAAGGCGATGCTGATGATTTGTCATCAGTCGAATTGGTTGTGATGGTAACATTCGCAGTAACATTCGCAGTAACATTGACACTACTTTCAACGCATAAAATAAATGTAAACAATATTGACAATGATAAATATAATGTCAATATTGTTTTTTTTGATATATTATCATCGTGTTTCATGAGATTATCTGGTGAGTTGAATATATTAATATGAAACATTTATTTTCAATTTTTAATTATTACAAAAAATATAAATTGAAAACTTTTCGATTGGTTTTAAAATGTTCAGTGTTCGAACTGGTAACAAGTCACAACAAACCAATTATATGATGCAAACCACAGTCAAATCAGGAGTAGGCAAGTCAGGAATAAAGAGAAGGAACAAAAAGGAGGCATCCGAATGGTTTCAGAGTCTATCACCCATCGAGCAATTATTAGTGAAACAAGAAGCAAATACATCATCCTCGTCAGAGGAGAAAAAACCAAAAAAAGAAATGCACGAGCGCGAGCGTGAACTGCTACTCAAACGACGTTCCGAACACGAAGCACGCATGAAAGCCCAGTTGCAATCCAAGGCGGAAATCACGCAACAAATACAAAAATGCAAAGACATGCGCAGTCGACTGATTCAACACCAAATGAGGTTGGCACAGATGCAGCTGCATGAATCTCACGGTTATCATCAGTACACCTGTTGCCCTCATTTCTATTTCAAACTTGGCATTTTGGAACTCGGTATTTCAAATGAATTGCGGTTGATACAAAATGAAGAAAAAGTCCTTTTTGACATGCACCACAAACACCAATGCATGAAAAAATCAGTCAAAGACATTATCGAAAAAACAAAAACATCGTCGTTTTCCAGGTTTTCCAGGTTTTCCAAGCTCTACACGAGAGTGCAAACAAAAAATTATCTGGACAACATCTACAAAATGGTGATAGTCTAAGGGTTTGAAAGCGAACTTGTTGTTGCACTGTTGGCAGTATGGATTACTGTAATAAAATGGTAGTCGCCAATTTGTTTTTTTTCTCGAATGTATCTGCTCATTTTTGCAGCACATACATTCTCTGAAATTGCCGCGTCTGCAATACTACCCCACGTTCCAATAAGCGCGTTTGTCTTGATTTCGCGTTTTTCTACCACTTTTCCGGTAGTATTTTTATTCGATTTTTGGACTTGTTCCGTTTGTTTGATATAATCTTCCATAAGTGATAGTCCGTAATATCCTTCGTTAACTCCGTGCTCTGTCCATACGGTTGCTTTCAGCGCATAAGGACACGCGTTCAAATATCCTTTGAGTTCCTTCAATTCGACTTCGTCGGGCGCGCAGTCGCGATGGACGGACTGTTTCCATTTTTTATATTCTCTCAGCAAGACAGAATTTAGAATTTTGCCAGTATCTGAAAACTTGCACATTTGAAACAGAAATGTTTCGACTGGATGTGCGTCGGAAGATGAGAATTTCTTTTTATATTCTGCTTCTCTCAATTTGATGCCAACATAACAATGCGCGTTTTGTTTATTCATCGGCATACGCTTCGGCTGAAATCGCGTGTCCATATAACTTTTGAATGCGTGGAATATTTCTTTTTTGGGTTTTGTTTGTCTCCAAAGGCGAAACCGTCCTTCCAGTTGGACCGATGATTCATAAACGTCTGAACGAACAATGCATTCGGCGGAAACAAACTCGTTAAACATTGCCGTGAATTCAGCACTTGTAGCCGCTGCATCATTCATCGCTTCCTCGTTTATTTCGGGTTCCGGGAAAACCGTGTTGTCATTCTCTTCTTTACGGAATGACTCAATTACCGCTTTTTGTTTTTTCACAGTTTCTTGAAGTGCATCGATTTCAATTTTAGCTTTATTATAATTTCCTGTAATCGATTCAACCATCGTTGACAACATATCGTTTTGGCTTCGCAACATTTGAATCTCATTCTCCATTTTTATAAAATTCTCCATGCACAATTTTCTCGAATCGATAATGTCTTGAATGTATTTTTTAAATTTATCAATCGTCATATTCACTTCGTCATATGCAAGGATTTCGGTTTTGCATTTGTCATTCACTTGAATCGTGCGCAAATGTTTTTGAATTTTTGGGTGCTTCTTCATGAGATTCTCAATCTCGGTCTTGTTTTGCACGCGGTATGCATACACTAATCTGAAATTTATATACTTTTTGCGGTGGTCCAGCACTCGATTCGACAAGTCGTTTGAAATGCCAAATTTTATCAGCTTTTCTCCTTTTTCATTCGTATTGTCAATTGTCCCAAAATAAACGCATTCGGTATTCTGCGGAAATTGTGCAATAATAACTTGTTCAACCGCACGGGTTTTTTCTTTTTCTTTGGCGGTTTCAATTGATAATAATTGTTTTTGCAAATCTTCACTTTCTTCCATTAAAACTTCATGAAATACCTCCTCCATCTTTATGAAATAATCGTGAATTTCATCCGCTTTTTTTGTTCCTGCCTTCAAACAGAATTTTTTAAAGGTTTCAACATTCAACATGATTGTTTCCTTGTTGTGACCACCTCGTTTTTCTTTTTTTGAGTGTTCTGTTTCAGCTTCAGTTGGGATGGTTGTTGAGTTTTTTTGCTCACGAACCTTCGTGAGCAAACATTTATAATCTCTATCAATGGTAAAATTTTTTTCTAATGTATATTTTGAATGAGCTTTATTTGTGAATCCCAACCATTTCCATACAGTATCAAGGTCAATGACAAAGTCGGTCTTTGGATTGTACTTGAAATAACAGTAGAAGCTTGAAATAAACAGTTGCTGTTCATAACTTGTAAATTTTGTTTTTATTTTTTCAACCAGTTTTGACTGGCTATTTGCATGTAACATTGTAACAGGGTTGCTTTCTATCAACCCGACAATGTCGATACTCTCTTTCTGTTCAGTTGCTTGCATTTTATACGTCTATTCTGTTGTTGTCTTTATATTGTTTTGCTTTTTGGTTTTATTTTTTCAATTTTTATTTTAACTAGGTTGCTTTTGCTTTTTAAAATCAAAAGCAATATTAATTACCATTTATTTTTTCGCACGTTGATTTTGGGTCCTGAACCCTTTTTGTTAATATTTTTCGGGTCATATGACTCCTCTTCATCATCAGAATTTAAATCCTTGCTCATCTCCCAGAACTCTTTACTACCGAGTTTAAACGGTCCATGCTGTTGCGCCTTGTACCAGAAAATTTGGTCCTGTAGCTTATTCGATTTGGCGTTGTTGTTTATCACCAAACACTCGAAGTTTTCAGTGCATTGATCCATCACCTGACAGAATGACTCAAATGTCGGAAACATACCCGCATAATTTTCATAGATTCGTTTTCGATTACCTATGTACGGCTCTCGCAGGATAAACACGTAATCAATGTTGGTTCTCAAATTGGGCGGAATGCCTAAAGGATATTGCATTGTGATGACCAGCATAATCTTCCAGTGTCTCCCGTTCATGAAGAGGAGACGCATCATAGTGTCGCGGGTCCATTTATTATCGAACAAGCAATCGTCGAGGACGACAAAGGTTCGGGGGTCTATGGTGCTCCGTTTGTATGATTCCATTTCTTTTTTGACTTGTTTCAGGACTGCTTTTTGTCGTTTCAGGATATTTTCAATGATGGCGGTGTTGTATGCGTCATGGATGAAGAGTTTTGGCACGTGTTCTCCGAAGAATCCGTTTCCTGCTTCTGTGCCTGAGATGACGGTTCCGATGGGGATGTCCTGATGGTAATACATGAGGTCTTTCACGAGGAAACTTTTACCGGTATCACGACGACCGATGAGGACAATGACGGGACCTTTATTTTCGTCGGGTCTAAAGCTGATGGAGCGCATATCAAATTTCCCTAATTCTAAATTCATCTGATAGATACTTTTATACTATGTATGATATATGTTATATATTGTTATATATCCTGTAAAAATAAAAAAAATGCATATGTCAAACTAATTTTAATTTAGTATATAAATGTAATAAATGTAATAAATGTAATAAATGTAATAAATGTAATAAATGCACAAGTATAAGTTTAAATAGTTGTATTTTTCTATTCATAGAAAGTAATATTTCATTCATTTAGTTACTGTTGATGTCTATTTCTGTTATTCCTCCAGTTGTTACGCCTTTGCCTTCCACAATACCTGTTCTTGATACTGTAACTGATACGGCGACAGTAGGCGAGTCGAAATTCAAAATATTTTATCAAAAGCCAAAAAATGATAGTGTTCTTAAAGATTTAGAAATGTCTTATTTGGGATTAAAAAACTGTCAAAATTATATTCCCATTTATTCGAAATTTTTTTCTCTCAACGACACAAACTATAATTCAATTAACCTAAATCAAAAATATAAAGTTAAATCCATCTTAGCGCCGACTGACAGTGATAATGTAGTAAAAAATTTTGGAAATGCTATGATACATCCTAATCATCCTATTCATAATAATTCAACTCCTATTTTTTTCAAATACTCTCCACTACTTGATCCAATCAAATATTTAGCTGGAAATTATAACTTTAAGAAAAATGCAAATGGAAGTGGCGGCGGCGACGGTGTCAGTGGGGGTGACATTCTTCAAAATAAAGATGGAGATTCCCGCTCTTATTTACAAGAGTCTTTATTGAAATTGCCATCTTTTCATTCAAAACCGTTTGCTTTTGATTCCGTCGTTTCTGAACATGTCGTTGAAGAAAAAGAAAAGTATAATCATTATAAGATTCTAGATGCTAACAACTCGGCATACGTAGATGGTTTTTTTTCTTATTTATCAAGTCAACTTTTAAACACGCATGGATTTATTCATGGTATTGATTTTTATGGCGCATATTTGGCAATTCAAAATGAATTTACAATTAATATTATCGATGATTATGAATACTTGATGAAAAATGACTACTTTAAAGAAAAAAATGGAATTCTTTTCAAATTTGATGAAAAAGTATTTGAAGAATGTAATGACAGTGATGATGAACAAACGGGTGGTCATAAAAAGACGAGTGACTGCAGCCACCATCCTAAATTGAATATTCAAGAGATGGGCATTCAATTTGATGTTGATGTTTTCGATGATGTTTTTGATGTTTTTGATAATAGTTGTAAGAATGAAAATGGTGACAAAGAAGAAAAATGTAATAACAACGCTGAACCAACCGAGTTGATAGAGTTGACTGATTCAAATTTTTTGAACCTTGAAACCGGTGATAAATTGTTTGACATCTCGTGCAATTCTTCTTCTGATGTTTCATGTTCTTCGAGGTCGTCACATACAACAACCGATGGTAGTACAGATGATGATGGTCAGGATGAAAATGATGACGAGGATAGTGAGGGCAGTGAGGGTAGTGTTAGCAGTAGCAGTAGCAACAGCAGCAACACAGAATCCACATTTGAAACCATTGATGACGATGAAGAATATGAAGAAGAAGAAACGTTGAATGCAGTTATTTATAATTTTCCTGTTGAAGTGATCATGCTTGAACGTTGCACAAAAACTCTTGATTATTTAATGGTGAAAGATATTCTCTCAGATGAAGAATGGGAAGCCGCATTAATGCAGGTTGTCATCACACTTGCGACGTATCAAAAGATATTTTCATTTACACATAATGACTTGCATACGAATAACATAATGTTTATTGAAACAGACAAAAAATATATATATTATTTTTTTAATAAAAAATACTACAAGGTTCCGACCTTTGGTAGAATTTTTAAAATTATTGATTTTGGTCGGTCAATTTATAGATTCAATTCAACTTTGATTTGCAGTGATAGTTTTCATAAAAGTGGAGATGCTGCAACACAGTATAACTGCGAACCATATTTCAATGAAAAAAAACCATGCATTGAACCTAATTACAGTTTTGACTTATGTAGACTTGGTTGCTCACTCTTTGATTTTTTTATTGACGATATGGAAGATGTCGCTCGGGAATGCAAAAAAAGTAGACTAGTATCCCTTATTGTTGACTGGGTCACCGATGATGAAGGGCGAAATATTTTATACAAGAAAAATGGAGTTGATAGGTATCCTGATTTTAAATTATATAAAATGATTGCACGAACAGTTCACAATAAAGTTCCATCACAACAACTCAAACAACGTATATTCGCTCAATATGAAGTTACACAAAAAAATATTAAAAATGTTTCAAAAACAGAAATTATGAATATTGATGATATTCCTATATACGCATGTGGATAACTTGAATGTTGTTACAAATTCAAACAAACAACTCTCACCATTTTGTTGTACACGACTGTAAATACAACTATAAATGTAAAATCAAAGTAAACAGATTGAAAATATTTTTGAAGCATCATGTAAATAAACATCAAGATAAAGAATCTTATAAATATGCGTGCAGCACTATTTTCATCAATTGAGTCCACCGACTCTGACGACGACTCTGATGATGAGTCCGCGGGTTCTTCCACCTCTTCTTCCGCGTCATCGTCATCGGCATCGGCATCATCGGCATCATCGGCATCATCGGCATCATCGGCATCATCGGCATCATCGGCATCATTGCGCGTGCGTTTCGTCAACCCATTCATTATTTTTTCGTATGGTGAAAACATGACATATGTTCCATTTTTTTGACACCAATATCCAACATGTTCGTTGGTGTCAATGTCATATAACTGAGGAGTGCCTTTACCTTGAACGTCTTCATGTGTTCTCACATAAAATGGTCTTCCATTAATCTCCAATATGCTATTTTGTGAGCGATTTTTGTAAGTCTGAGCCATTTTTATCCAATAAGCTGATAAGCCTGGTTTCTAGGTTGTGTGTGTGTCTTTTGTTGTGTTATGATATCTGGTATCCATATTTTCAATTTTTAAAATAATACACAATTATACATTAAATAAAAATAATAAATATATTATCATAGTAATATATATTAAATCATATTATTCATCATTATAACAATGGTATTATTTTTTTTAATGGACTTGACATGTAGCTTGCTTTTAAAGGGGACGTTCAATCTTGGAAGTTGGCTTGTATACAAGTCATTTGATGGTATACACTATGTTTACAAGCGAGTGCACCCAGAAAAAATTGATGGTAAATACATTCATACTCTAGATGAATTAAATTCGATTCCTTATGTAATTATAACAGAAGAAGAATATGATGCACTTAAAAATAATTGTAAACCGAAATGTGTAAAAAGAAATGTTTCTTCATTGACTAAAAAAATAGTTGCAAGTAACCAATCGTGGAAATGTGGAATCTGTAATGATGTCATGGATTATGCATATGAAGTAGACCACCACATTCCACTTTTCAAAGGCGGAAGTAATGAAGTAAGTAATTTAATCGCGTTGTGTAGAAATTGCCATGGTAAAAAAACAATTTTAGAAAATGCAGAATTATAAATAAAGAAAAAAAAGAAAAAAGAAAAAAGAAAAAAGAAAAAAAGAAAAAAGAAAAAAAAGAAAAAAGAAAAAAAGAAAAAAGAAAAAAGAAAAAAAAGAAAAAAGAAAAAAAGAAAAAAGAAAAGAATTCGATTTTTTTTCTTTTTTTTTCATTTACTTTTTTATAAATTGATTTTGGGTCAAAAAAAAATAAAAAAAAAATAAAAAAAAGAAAAAAAGAAATTTTATTTTTTTTCTTTCATTATATACATCAGTATTTATAAGATAAATGGTATACATTAAAGGTAGAATATGTAGAGGACCTTGTCCTTTACCGGTTTTTCAATATAACATTGATAATGCAAACACGAGTCTAGTGCCGAGATACGTAAGAAATACAATTATTATCAACACTTCCAGATTTCAAGGTGGTGGACGTTTTCAATTTGCAAATCAAACCTTGAATGCTTTCGGAAAATGGGCAGGGTGTCCTGGCGGTTCAGGGCCAGGTTACTCATCTACCAATCGATATATCCCTTACCAAAATTGCAGTGTAGGTCCAGCCGTATTAGGTCCTCAAACAACTTGTTTTTCAAGATGTTAACCATGTTTGGTATATTTAGGAAAAAAAATAAACAAGTAAACAACTGTAATTGAAATATTAAATTATAATTTTTTCTTTTGATATTGTATAAAATAATAAATAAAATGGGTCATAAAAAAGGTGCCGACGGCTTGTATCATATTTCCGGACATTCGTATTCTGTTGTTAGGGGGTCACGACCTCAAGTAATGCATGGAACCGCTTATAAAACTGTTGGTGGATTGACGAAAAGCAGTCTCATGTATAATAAATATGGAAGAATAGTTTCAAGGCGCAAACACGCCACTGCAAAACGCGAAAATCGTCTCAAGAAAGCCGGGTGGGTTCCAATCGGAAAAGGAAAATTCGGTTCTGTTTTTATTGGTGATAAATCTAAATCTAGCAAAAAGCGCAGCACTCGCCGCCGCCACCATTCCTCGCGTAAATCTCGCCGTTCTCATTAAGTAAAAAAATAAAATAAAAAATAAAAATAATTAGGCATGGGCATAGGATGAATTCGATGAAACTATGATGTTAGTTATTTTTATTTTTTTTAATAAAATTAGTAAAATGAATATTCTCTCTTCTCTCTGTATTCTCATGCGTAAACCGCTTCTTTACGAGTTATTTGGTTTGATGCATTTTACAAAAAAGAAAAGATTGTAGGTTTGTTTTTTGAGAGAAGAGAGAAAATTCATTCATTAAAATATAAAAAAAATAATAAAATTGTTGAATATAACATAGTTTGTACATATTTTTATAAATAATTTTATATATACTATATATAATCATCAAAAAAATAATTGAATGGGATATACGAGAGATAAAAAAACTGGTCTTTATAACATTAAAGGAAATACTTATGAAAAAATACGTGGTTCCAGGACTCAGGTATTGAACGGTACTGCTTACATGACAACTGGTGAACTTACGAAAGATAAACTTTTGTATAATAAAAATGGTTATATTGTTAGCAAAAAAAAACATTTTACGGCGAAAAAAGAAATGCGTCTTGAAAAATATGGATATTTTGCGAAAAAGGGTAAATTTGGTTATGTAAAAAAATCTGTGAGAAATAGAAAAACAAAAAAAATATAAATGAAAACTATTTTTTAATTTAATTTATTTATCATCTGTTTTTATATTTATAAAACACATGAATAATTTATGTTTCTTACACTGTAAAAAACATAAATTGAAAATTCAAAACGTATTTAAATACTTATCAGTTGACAGATAGACAAGAGATACACAATGCAGCAGCAGCAGCAGCAGCAGCAGCCAATTACGACGACGCGCATTACCAGTTCAAGACAAGCGGCTGACTTTATTGGAAGTATTTGTTCATTCAGAAGCAAAGGTGTGCGCGAATATGGTCGCATTATCAGCGTGACGCCAACATCCATTCGCATTGAGCGCATGCAAGAGAGCGCCGACGGCGATGGCGACTTCATTGTGCATCCAAACCAACATCATTCTGTCACGAAAAATGTGATTACGTTTACACGCAACATCACGATTGTTGCTCCTGCGAAGCCACTTCTGCCGGCGCTTATAGGCGGAATCAAAAGAAGATACCACAACGCTCAGTCAGTTGAGCAGTCACAGTTCGGATGGTTTTGGTAAGTGCTGCCTCTTGTTGTTGTTGTTGTTGTTGCGTTGTTGCGTTTTGGATTATAGTTACATAGTTGTTCATTTGTTCATGTGTCACAAACAAAAATCATAAAAATTATAAAAATCATAAAAATCATAAAAATCATAAAAAAAATTAAAAATATTTTTTTTTATAATATAGACTGATTTTATTCAGATTCAGACTCTAAAACAAATTGATTCAGGACAAAATTAATTCCATAGTATGTGCATGAGAATAGAACACTTATAAAAAGTAGTCCAGACAAGTTGTGGTTGCCATCTTTATTGAAAATACTCGGAAGATACATTAGCAAATATTTTCGCATAACAGGCAACTGAAATGTAAAATAAAGTATGGCTAATAATATGGGCACTTGAAGCGTTTCATAAACAACATCAACCGACTCTCTTCGATTTGTTGAACGCTCATGGTGCTGTAAAAATGACTGCGTATTTTCATGATGTTCTCGTATATAATCATGAGGCGCCTTGGGAACATAGTTTGGCATCGTTTGTTCATCTGACACAACGCTTTCCGTATTTCTGGGCACATCTCTAATTGGAAGAGCTGTCATTCCGGATGCAGTTGCGCGTTGTAACCCACCTATAAATTCATTAACATTCATTTCAGGTTTTGCTTGCGATTGTTGCTGTTGCTGTGGTTGTTGTGAAATAACTATTGGAGAATAAGTTTGGTGTGGTATTTCAGGTTTCAAAGCGTTTTGAACTATTCCACCGCCACCGCCACCGCCACTGCCACCGGCAATTCCTGGTAAATCATCTATACTTGTCGTATCGCTCATTTATTATTTATTTCTTCTAAATATAAATAATAAAAATATACTACATCATATTACGCAATCCGTTACTTAATTCAACAGTTTTTTTATTTGAATCACATTTTTGAGTGGCAATGCTATAATTGTAACATTCACTTCCATATTTATAAACTTTTCCACCGGTTAAATCCTTCACTGGCGGCGACTCAAAATGAACACAATTGCCATCCTTGCACGCTTTTCTAAATAATGCTGCTAAACCAAGACCCAGAAGAATAGATATAATATATTTACTTGTCTCTTTATGTAACAAATCTTTTAAAATCAACATTTTTTATTATATATTGCTGATATTAATAATTATTATGAAATAAAAATTAATATTTTAAGTTATATATAATATATATATAAACAAAAACGATTCGCGTATTTTAAAATATAATAAATGAAATACATTTCAGTAAGTTTATTTATTCTAAGTTTCTTAGTTGGTATGTTATTTATTTACTTATCTTCTCCTTCCGAGCGAAGTGTTGTAGTGTATCCAACCACTGACAATAAAGACATGTTCCAATACAAAGACATGTCGCACAATTGTTTCTCCATTCATCCGAATATTATAAAGTGCCCATATTTAGACAATGCTGTAACCGTCATTCCTCCACAGGTGTAACAAACACTTTTGTAATATCCTTACAAACTGCAAATTCTTTTATTTTGTCTGTACCTTGCTATTAAGTTGGTTTCGCTACATATAGGCGGTTGATACTTGTTTTTAAGAAAATATGGTGTATCGCCGCTACCCGTAAATCTACACGCGCTTGCCGCTTCGTTTCCAAACGCGCTTCGTAGAGAATTCGCATTCGTGTTGATTGTATTCAATTTAAGTTTTTCAATTCGCGTGCTACTGTCAACTGCACCTTGAACTGAGTATTGGTAGTTATTTGGTTTGAATATAATTTTTGATGCGCCTGAGCCACTGCATGCATACGGATTCACTCTTGGATTGTAAATGTTATTTGTCTGATAAACCTGAGAGCCGCTCGCGCTAGGCGTTGCCCATATATGCTGTTCATTAGGACCTAAATACGTAACTCCAGGTGCTCTGTTTATGGATGCATTTTGCTGGTACGTTTTGCACCTGGACTTTAAATAACCGGTGGTGTCCGAATAATATGCTCTGCTAATTAGACTGGATGCGCTCTTGATGACGTTATTTTCCGGGTTACATCCGATGCACCGAGTGTTGTATATGCCAGTATTAATTTTATAGTCATTATTATCAACAAAACCTTGATTTTCAACAATTTCTCCTTTATTTTTTGGTGTCTTTAAAAAATATTCGCTAATTGTGTATGAATTTCCAGGTTGCGAAACGCATTTGCACGATGCATCGCCAACATATGTTACGGCACCAGGTCGGTCCATTAACAAACCGACAGTTGCATTTCGCTGACCTGATGACCCTATCGGTTGTGAAGCACCGCCGGTTGTTCCGTTGTTCGTATTGACTGATGTTGGAACTAACTGTCGTCTCCAGTGCTTTATGGGTCGAGCCTTGAAATTGGGACCATCAAAATCATGCTGGAACACACCTGATGGAACGCCGTTGGTGTTTGGACGATGTAAACCGGGAACAACACTGTTTGCAGTTTTTATTTTCGTGGCATAATGCGGTACCCTCGTTGTTATCAACGAATTTGATGTCCTAAAGTTTAATGGAGCATTTTGTTTTGGAGTATTCGTACTTCCTGTCATTATATAATTTATATAAGTATAATATTATATTTTACATATATAAATATATTTTCATATTTTTCATTTTCTATATAAATTTAAAAAATTGAAAAAAAATTGAAAAAAAATATAAAAATAGTATTATTATTACATAGAAATATATGAAAAAAAATGACACTTGCGATAAGAATAGTTCAACAAGGCGATGATGAAGAAGAATGGTTGGAAAAATTGAGGTGGTTATTCTTTTGGCTATAATGAAGAAATGAAATTTGTGGATATGCTGAAATGCAAAAATACAGAAATACAAACCTTGCTTGCAAATCTTTTGAATTTTTTTTATTCATTTTTTTAACAGTTTCGAAATAAAAAAAATGAATAAAAAAAAAATTGAATTTTATCATGAAAGCATAAGAGTCAGCAATCATAGAACACTCTACGTACGCAATGGCATCTCAGGAAACTCAGGAAAATCAAAATACAGAAATAACCACCACTGCCAGCAATACCACCCCTCAACCCCAACCAATAAAAGTAGATGGGCGCTATTATTATAATTCAAAAGACTTACAAGCTTTCAAGCCAGAGTATTACAATGGATTCGCTTCAAAACCAAGAAACATCATTTCAAAAAAAGGTATTCCAAACTGGGAATATGTTTATGCCACATATGAAAAAGCATTGACAAGATGGAATCAAAGCAACGAGTCGTGCAAGAAAGCCCAACTTCTTATTTCAAAACAATGGGTGGATGAGAATTATTTCAAACCATCTTCGTCCTCATCCTCATCAACAATTGAAAAAAAGAAAATTGTCGTCATGAAAAAAAAAACTTTACAACCACAACAACCACAAACACCACAACAATCACAACAACCACAAACACCACAACAACCACAACAATCACAACCACAAACACCGCAGCGCGACTCAGAAGTGTTACCTGTTCATGAATATGAAGAAGAAGAAGAAGAAGTTTTGGAAGAAGAAAACGGACATCAACAACAAGAGGTTGAAAATGCTCCGCCAGTACTATATTTGGATGATGCTGAAAAATTCCATGATGCAGATGGAAATGTCATTGAAATTGAAACGCGAGGTGAAAGGGACAGAAAAAAAATTTACTTTAGGGTGAAAGATGTGAGTGTTGGTTTCGAAATGCCGAGTTTATCAAGAAATATACTATGTTTTAAAGCTTATGAACGTGGACTCCATTATACTACGTTTAAACGTGAAACTACGCTCCATTCAATGGAGTCTAAAAACACGATTAAACCATCCAAGACAACATTATACCTGACATATAAAGGTTTGTTGCGTGTTTTATTCGTGTCTCGAAACAGAAACGTCGATAAATTTCACGATTGGGCAGAAGAAAAGCTCTTCACCATTCAGATGGGCACAAGGGACCAAAAAGTGAAACTCGGCGCCGAAGTTTTAAACACATCTCCGCGCACATTGAAGGCGATTTTCGACAAACACGCCGCGACATTCCCGTCCATTTATTTAATGTCGCTCGGAAAAGTGCGCGAACTGCGCGAAACATTTGAAATTCCCTCTAACAAACCAGACGAGTCAACCGTGTACAAGTTTGGATTCACAGAAGATTTGTCGCGCCGTGTCATTGAACTCGAAGCCGAATATTCAAAACTGCCCGGTGTTACGATGACAGTTGGGACGTTTCACATTATTGATACAAAATACACATCAGAAGCCGAAAATGAAGTACGCGAAATGTGCGCTGCATTTGAAGTGCGCGTGAAAAAAACGACACAAGGATTCAACGAGCTCATTGTTCTTGATGACAAACAGTTTGCAAATATGAAGAAAATGTATCGTCGAATTGGAGATGATTTTGCCGGTGCAACGCTTGGACTTCAAAAACAAATTGCCGAATTGAAAGAGAAAATAAAGGATTATGAAAATGAGATTGTGCATCTCAAACAAGAAATCGAATACAAGGGCAGTCTTCATAAAAAAGACATTGAACTAAAGGACACGGTTATTGAAAACTGGAAACTGAAACATCAACTGGCGACGATGGCAAACAACGCTAGAAATTGAAAAGAATGAAATGTAAATAGTAAATATAGTTAGAATTTGAGAATGAAAATCAAATTATTTATTTTTTTTTAGTTCCATATTCTCTCGAATAGTCTTTGAATAAAGTTCTTTTAATTGGCGAATTTGATTTTGAAGCGAGTAGTTTTCGCTTTGCAATGCGTGAATTTGTTGTTGTTGTGATTGAATGCGTTCAAAAATTTCAGGATTTGTTTCTGCAATTTTATCATATTGTTTTTTTTTTATTTCTTGCTGTTCTTGATATTTCTGTTGATGATTTTTTTTCATTTCTTCTTTTTTTTTTATTAGTATGTTGGTTTCTTTAATTACATCAGGTTTCATGCCAGGCTCTCCTGGCGGATAGTTAATTAAAATATTTTCAAGGTTCATAAAAAACTCGGCAATATCTGCGTCTTTTATAAAATCAGATACCGTCTTTTTAGACAAGCGCATAACATCGCTGAAAGGGTCATTCAATAAAGTGCGTTTATCAAACGTGTTGTGTCGGTGTGAAAAAACCAGAATTGTTTTCATAGAATCGAGTTGAACAAATGGCACCGTATACCCTTTTAAAAATTCGCGTTCCTCGGCCAAACATGCATCATTATTGTATTTATGTTCGCGCAGCAATTCTTTTCGAAAAGCAAATGTTCCGGCAGTGGCGTGGTTTGGACTGTAGGGTCCGAACTGTACCATTTGGTTAGAATCTTTGAAATAAATATACATTTCACTGCTTCCTGCGCACAGTGCTGTTGGATTTTTCAGAAGCATTTCAACTGCATGAGACACGCGCTCTGGTGGGTAATAGTCGTCATCATCCATGTAAACAATAATTGAACCGCGCGCTTTTTTATGCATAATATTGCGTTTTTTACCTAGTGGCATTTTTTCATCATATTTGAAATATTTTACAAGGGGGTGTTCTTTTACAATGTCTTCGATTTTATCGGTGCCGTCATCGACGATAATCCATTCCATTTTATCTTTTGGATAGGTTTGATTATCGAAACACTTGATGATTGTTGGAAAAAATGGTCTTCGGTTGAATGTTGGTGTGCAAACGCTTACAAATGGTTTTGATTCTGAAGTCATATTATATTATACCTCTTGGCGTATATGCGTATATTATAATAAGACGCTCATTCTTTAGATGAGTTAAACGCAAACATATTAAATAAAAACATGGAAACAGCTATCAGCACATAGTACGGTTCATAACCCTTCAAATAACTGAATGCATTCATTACCATTCCAATGCTAAATAATACAACAAGCAGATTTTTTTTACTTTTGAATATATTAAAAACAACCTTGGTTTTATTTTGTAAGTCATTTTGAGTAAATGGTATCCACAAAAATATGACCAACACTTGAAAAATGAATCCAAAAAAGTTGAAAAATGGCGGAATCCATGATACTAAAAATAATCCAAGAGTCCATAAAAATCCGCTTATTATAAATCCGCTGTTGTAAAATTGAAATGCATATGACATGAAAAACCCAATAAATCCTCCATACAACACTAGAATGTAGACCAGTAATGCTCCCGAAAGCATAATCATATTTTCAAGAATTCCATATGTATCAAACTGATTTTGTCTTGATAAGTTACCCATTTTCATACAAATCATTTTAATGAATCCTCGAAACGTTGCATATGTATTTTTCAAAGAAAGGGAAAGCCAAAAAGCAAATGGAGTGTATTCGATGAATGCGTCAGGGTCTCGTAACTCATTTTTTATAACTCGGCATGTTTTTGAACATTTCTCGTCATCATTTGAATCGCAATATAAGTTATACGGGAACCCGTATGAATAAATTGGGTCTTCAACAACACCAAATTCTTGTGTTCCATCTGGGCTGCAATAAGGGTAACGGTTGATATCAGAAGGCAAATAGTTTGTCAAGTCTACTCTATCCATTTTTACTAAACACAAGAATGATGCACCCAAATATCCAATAATACAAATTTTAATAAATAAAAAAAATAAGCTTTTGAAAAAGTCAGCATATGAGGATATAGATGGATTTGTATTGACGGGGTTGCCGGATGCGTCGGTTGTTGGTATGGGGTTGCCGGATGCGTCGGTTGAAGAGGAAGAAAACATGTTGCTCATGTTGCCGAATATTCCTCCGGATGACGACGGTGATGGATTTCCTGATGCGTCGGTTGTTGTTGGTGTGGGGTTACCGGACGCATCCGTTGAAGAAGAAGAAAACATGTTACCGAATATTCCTCCGGATGACGACGGTGGTGGATTTCCTGATGCGTCAGTTGCATCTGATGAGGAAAAAATACTAAATGGTTCTTTATTTGATGAAAATAATGCACTTATTGAAGTAGTTCCATTCAAAAATGATGTCATTATTTAAAAATATAATTATGATGAATGAATGTTATTAATAATGATTGTTATTATATTATTATATAATGATAAAATAATAATTAACTTTTCATTACTCCCTAAACTAACTTATAAAAATGAAAAAAATAATTAAATAATTAATTATTTATATTATATATAATATATAGTAAGTTACAAAAATCCAATGAGTGAAAGTAAAGAAAAGCGTGCTCTTGAGATTTTAAAAAAGTCTCAAAAAGAAATAGAAGTAAAACAAGGAGAAAAACTAGTTAGTAACCCGACAATTAGAGAGATAATTTCAATTGTTGAACAATTTATTATAAAGAAAAAACTAATTTGTTATGGAGGGACGGCGATAAATAATATTCTTCCCAAAAAGGACCAATTTTACGATTTAACTCGAGAGATACCGGATTATGATTTCTTCTCTCCAAATTCATTGGATGATGCAAAAGAATTGGCTGATATATTTTATAATAAAGGATTTAGTGATGTTGAAGCAAAGTCAGGTATGCACACGGGAACATACAAAGTATTTGTAAATTTTATTGGGGTTGCCGATATAACATTTATTGAGCCGGAATTATTTAAGAGTTTGATGCGTGAAACGATTGAGAAGAATGGAATATTGTATGCACCTGTCAACTTTTTAAGAATGTCAATGTATTTAGAACTCTCTCGTCCAGATGGTGATGTATCGCGATGGGAAAAGGTTTATAGTCGACTTATGCGTTTCAATAAAAATTATCCGCTTAAAGGTGAAAACTGTTTAAAAAATGCAAAAGAGTCGTCACTATCTCCAAATAAAAAAGAAGTAGAAATATTTGACTTGATACGTGACGAAGCAATTGCTGAAAAACTCGTATTTTTTGGAGGGTATGCGTGTTCGCTATTTTCAGAGCATTTAAAAAAAACGGATCGTCCGATTTTATATTCGCGTATGCCGTCATTTGATTTATTGTCTGAAAAAGCGGAAAAGTCTGCCAACAAAATCAAAAAGGTTCTTGATAACACGGGCGATTTCAAAAGCGTTACTGTTGAAAAACGTGAAGAATTTGGAGAACATATTGCTTTTCATTATGAAATCATAGTTGATGGCAGAACCGTTGCATTTATTTATGAGCCGTCACCCGGTGCATGTCACAACTATAATATAGTTAAAATAAATGGGAAAGATGTTCATATTGCAACAACCGATACAATTCTTAGTTTTTATTTGCTATTTCTTTATGTGAATCGACCTTACTATGACAGAGATCGCCTGTTATGTATGAGTCAGTACATATATGACTTACAGTATGATAAGTTGACAAAAAATGAAGGTATATTCAAACGATTTTCCAAGCCGTGCATCGGTAAGCAGGTAACACTGAAAGACATTAAAGATGCGAAAACTCACATGTTTGAAAAGTTGAAAAATAAAAAAGGCACGCGCGAGTATGATGAATGGTTTTTAAATTACAATCCGATTGAAAAACATAAATACAAAGCCTTGAAGGGAAAAGCTGCAGTAAAATTTAATGAAAAATTAAACAGTATTAATAAACATTCGCCGTCGTATTCAAAACGCAAAAATACTCCGGTAACAGCCAGTCCAAGTCCAGGAGTTACTCGGAAAACTCCAAAAACATTAACTACCGCAAGTCCATCGCCATATAAACGTTCAAAACGGTTGCATTCAACACCGAATAAACATAAAAAAAGTGTAAAAACACTCACACAAAAGGTGCGACGACAAAGTCGATACAATAAACGCAACTAACCTCACCTCGAGTTTCCAGTTTAGGCGAACTTATCTAATTTAATATCTAACTTAATTTTTTATTCACTTATATTATAAAAAATTAAAATAGTGTAATGAAAAGTAAAACTATTCTTTATTCAATCATTTTCATTATTTTTGTACTTTTTATTTATGTTTTTGTTAACCGTTCTCCGATTCGAGATAGGTTATCAGAATATACGGCCAAGGCCATCGTTTTATCATGTATGGATTTTAGATTTGTAAACGACAAAATATATTTTTTCAATGCATCAGGATATCGTGATAATTATAATAAATTTAGCTTGGCAGGCGCCAGTTTAGGTTACAACCAAAATTCTTTTCCAGCATGGAGTGAAACTTTTGATAAACACGTTGAACTAGCCATTGAGTTGCATCAAATTGAGGAAATAGTTGTGTTGGACCACATGGATTGCGGAGCATATAGAATCTTATATGATAATCCGTCAATGTCAATGCAAGAAGAATATGAATTACATAAAGAAAATTTAAATAAATTCAAAGTTTTAATGAATAAAAAATATCCATCATTAAAGGTTACAACATTTTTGACAAACACGGATGGTTCTATTGTGCAATATTAACCAGTTCCAGTTATCATAATCATCAATAATCATGATTATTACTCGCGTTCCTCCATTTTACGTTTGGTTTGCACATGATAACAGCTTCTACACAAAGGCATGTACATGTCATTTCCAATGAGGACCTGTTCTGTGTCGCACGTGCTTCTAAAGGTAAATGGTGCAAGCGTTCCATTTTTACAAATGCTGCAGAGGGAATGTAACTTGGTCATTTTATCGCACATGGGAATCAGTTCAAGGAGATTTCCTATTTTATTTCGTTGAAAGTCTCCATCTAATCCGCAGATGTATACTTTTTTTCCTTTTTCTTCCACCATTCTGGTTGTAAAAGGCACAATGTCATTGAAAAATTGTCCTTCATTTATGAGTATAACTTCACTACTTTCAATCTCATCTTCATGCATTTTCATAATTTCTTCCATTGAGAATCCCATGATGCACGGAATCATTTCTTTGTCATGCGTCGACATCATGGTTTCTGAATATCGACTGTCTGCTTTGTAATTTATAACACAAACTCTCGACTTACAAAATGAATATTGTCTATGAATTTTCAAGAGAGCCGACGTTTTTCCGGACCACATCGGTCCTAGTATAATTTCTAAATATCCTGCGGATGCAGCTCTGGCTGATGTGGCTGTGGTTGTCATTTGATGATGATGGGTTGGCGGCGGCGGTACTGGCAGCGTCGTTGTTATATTTTTCATAACTATTATATATAACTTCAATTTTATTATAATAATTACAACGTAAAAACATAATAAACATTAAAATGAATGTTAATCATTATGAATTATTTATTTATTTAATAAATTATGTTTTGTAACAGTGATAACAAAAGTGATGACGACGTTCATAACTCAACTCCGTGGGTAGAGAAATACAGACCTACACATTTTGATGATATTGTATTGGATGATATTAATAAAAAAATACTTTTATCGATTATAGAGAACAATTATTTTCCAAATTTATTATTGTATGGTCCTCCGGGAACCGGAAAAACGACAACCATTATTAATCTTGTAAATGCATATCAAGAAAGATACAATCAAAAAAATAAAGGATTAATGATTCATCTAAATGCGTCTGATGAGAGAGGGATTGATATTATTCGGAATCAAATAAATGGTTTTGTAACGTCAAAATCAATGTTTGGAGGAGAGGGAATGAAATTTGTTATTTTGGATGAGGTAGACTACATGACAAAAAATGCGCAAACGGCGCTTCGTTATTTATTGAATAATTATAACAACCTTGTTAATGTTCGATTTTGTTTGATTTGCAATTATATAAGCAGAATAGATGAAGCGTTGCAAACCGAATTTGTGCGAATGCGATTCAACCAACTTCCTGAGTCAAGAATTCTTTCTTTCTTAAAAAAAATTAATGTTGCCGAAAATTTGAATGTTGATGAAAATACGATTATATCCATTCAGCGCCATTTCAACTCGGACATTCGAAGTATGATAAATTACATGCAGTCAAATCAGCATCTCATTCACAACTGTCATGTAATTACAAATGCAGTATGGGATAATATAACTAAACTCTTCAAATCGCGCATAAAGTCATCTATCATTGTTGATAAACTGAATGAAATAAGTTCAAAATATAATATTGAACGTAAAAATATAATTAAAAACTATTTGAATTACATCATACGTCAACACCCAGAGTATATTACTCCAGCTTTTTTAAATTTCATTGAGAATGTTATACATAAACAAGACTGCAAAACAGAACATTTGCTTCAGTATTTTGTTCTTAAAATAAGTACATTTATATTCGAACGATAGTCATTTAGTTGAATAAGTGGGGAATGAATGAATGGAAAATATAATGAATAAAATCAATAAATAAAATCATTAAGTAAAATCATTAAATAAAATCAATAAATAAAATAATAAAGATAATTGTTATTATTTTATTATAAAAATATAGACGGTATTACGATTTTAATGAACTCTAATTCGAGTGTATTGTCCACGTTTACAAGCAATGAAAATAAAGGGTTGCTCTGGAGTGTTTTGCATGGCGGTGGTAAGTTTAATGGCATTCCTGAAACGGCATTGAAAATGGTTCAAGTCATGTTTGAAACAACTGTTACTGAAGTGAGTGAAACTTTTCAAAAAATGAACCAACCTGTTGATTTGAACATCATGAATAAAGAAGCCGTGTATATGATTTGTAAAAAATTAACTTCATTTGTTGAAGAGAACAAAAAATCAACTGCGTTTCCTATGGTTCCTGTTGTAACTGAGAAGAAAAAACAACAAATTCCTCAACTTGAAACAATATACCGAGCAGAAGATATTCAAAAAGAACGACAAAGTGCATTCAATATGGAGTTGAAAAAGAAAGAAGAAGAAATGTCATCCATCATGAAGTTGAAAAAACCAGACGAAATTAATTTTTCTGACGATAACTATGACAAGCCGATAGGAGACGATATGGAAAGACTGCTGGCAGAAACGTTGGCATCACGAGAACGCGAACTTGAACTACTTGTAAAAAACAAAGAAGATAAGGATAACGCAGAAAAGTGGATAAATAATTCCATTTCTAGTTCCATTTCTCCAATCACAAATAAGCCAACGAATAATGGTAATTCTGAGACAAAAAAAAAAGTAAGTTTCAATGAAACTCGAATTGAATATGAAAATAAAAATGAATATGACACAGTAGATGAACCATACTTACGTTCAAATGTGTCCGCACCAGGAGCAGCCGCTGCTGCCTCCGCCTCCTCCGCCACGCCTGTTTCAAATGCTTCATTTGAGCTGAATACATTGATGAATAAATTCAAAAAAATAAATGTAACAAATGTGCATGTGCCATCATCATCAAACAACCAGAGCAACCAGAGCAACCAGAGTCAACATGATAACGAGAATAACGATGTTAGTGTCAATGTCAACAGCAGTAAGCTCAATAATGAGACAGTAAAACAAATATCAGAAGATATTGCATTTATAAGAAAAAATATAGGTGAGCTTTTGCATATTATAATGGAGATTAAGACAGAGATGAAAGAGAGAAGAGAGAAAAAAGAAAAAGAGGCCAATCAAATAGAAAACATAAGCCAATAAATAATCAAGGTTCAACCGCTGATGACGAAGATGATGCCTGTTTCGGTGGTTTTACTTTATTTTTTGGAGCAAGCGACTTCAACGTAGATTGTCTTTTTTCACACCGTTTAAGAGTAAATTTTTTTATAGATGTCGGACAGTAAACAAGACACGGTATTGACTTGATTGTTCCTGTTAGTTTATCGTAAATGACTTCTTTTGTTTTACTTAATTTTTTTTGATCAATGCTACTAGTTAAAAATTCATATAAAGCAGATTTATCTTTATTGCACAAGCTATTTTCAGTTGCATATGTGTCAACGAAGTCATTCATTTTTTTTAATTTCATTGACTTGTCCAGTTTTACCCACTGGTCTTCTTTATTTTGCGTTCGTTCTTTTTCTAAAAAATCGTCGATATTTGAATTATGCTTTGTGAGTTGTTTTGGACTTGTTTTTTTCAACAACATGGATTTATATTTGATATTTCTCAATTCAACGCAGTCACACTCTTTATGAATTGTGTTACCCACATTTGAATTGTCACTATTGTCATCTGCGCAATTGTCAGAACTCATGTTCATGTTGGATTGATTCACCTTAAATATATTTATAAAATAGAGTTTAAACCCATTTTATAAATACTATTTTAGAATAATTTATAAAATAATAGAGAGTTAGTTGATTTCGGTTAGTTGATTTCGGTTAGTTGATTTCGGTTAGTTGTTGAAAAAATGCATCATCGGTGAAGATGAAGATGAAGGCGCTAAACTACCAACACACATTGAATAAGAAAGGCGCGAGACAAAATAAGCTAAGAAATAAGTAAAGCATCCCATAAATAAGCCCAACAACAAACCAAAACTAAATTTCCTGGTTAAAAGACTGTATATTGAAAAAAGTGTTACAAAAACAAACACAATGTAAAAGAAAATGGAAAATCCATAATAATACAAACAGTACTCACGGGTAAGAGGACCAAAAAGCGAGTTAAATAAATTCATTTCGTTTATACGTTATATATATAGTTGTGAAAATATAATATTTTTTTGTTTATTTGAATTTATTTATACTAATTTTATTTATTTGTACTAAATATTATAATACAAGTTGAATAAAACAAAAAATAAATTTATGGAGTCGAAAAAAAATATTAATATAAACGGTAAGAAAAATATATTTGGACTATTCACAACATCAACATCAACATCAAGTGTTGAAATAACGGGTGATGGCGATGATGAAATATACAGTATAAATCTAAATAACAGTGGAGATGGCGGTGGCGGTAAAAAACGGGCTGTTTGTGAAAAATGGAATTTGCCTGACAATTATTTTACATACTCACATCAGTTTAACGTTATATCAAAATTGTTTATGAATTTGGATAACGATGTAATTGAAAATCGTGACATATATATAAAAGAAATAACTAAAAAAATAGCAGGATATAAAAGACAAGATATTGATAAAAAAAATTATTCTGATATTTCATTCATTTCTCTCGAAGATGTAATTGAAAAATTATTGTGTTCCAAGTTGAAATGTTTTTACTGTAAATGCGAATGCGAACTTATTTATGAAAATATTCTTTCTAAACGTCAGTGGACATTAGACCGAATTGATAATGACATCGGTCACAATGTTGACAATGTTGTTATTTGCTGCTTAGAATGTAACTTGAAAAGAGGAACAATGGATAGTGGTCGTTTCAAATATGGAAAACAATTAAAATTCACAAAAATAGATAATTGAAAAAAATAGACAGTTGAAAAATACCACAAAGATGTTATTCAAATCAATTTATTTAAATTAAAAAGGATATAAACCAACCGCATATACTAAAATAGTAAAAATAAGTATTAGAATAAATAATTCAACTTGAATTTTACAAAAACGATGAGTGCTAGTGCTGGTTCTGTGAGTATTTGTGAAAATACAACAACTTCAACGTCATTTGTTGCAGGAGGGGGAGGAGGAGGAGGAGGAGGTCTTGTTGACTACATTGGTGGTAGTGGTGGTGGTATATACACCACACAAAACACTTTGCTTCTTAAGAATTTATTGAAATTTTATGAACAGGGAACGAATTTGGACACCATGCTTAAAATTATCAATGGTCATTCTAAAATCTCTCTTCGTATTATTGATTGGTTTGCAACAAATTATGCTAAAAAAAACTATACTGTTTATACTATTCAAAATACGTCGAGAAGATTTAAAGTATATGTAGACTACAAGTTGAAACTAAAAGCATACTCTAAAAAGCGCTTTGACCCATTTTGTCGTTGGGACAGAATCACAATTCCGTACAATGACGGTGCATTTATACAAACTACAATAGGACAGTTGAATTTTTTCAAATGGGCAATTGAAAATGATGTAGTCCATTATATTGAAGAAAATTATCAAACAATTGAAAATGATATGAATTCAAGAAACAGCACATCAAAACACTCGCGCTCATCATTGTCTTCGACGTCAACCGCATCTGAAGATTGTGACAGTTGCGATGTTCAGTTAGAAACGTCGAAGATGATAAGTGAATCCATTTTAAAAGGGGATAAGAACAAAACTCGCAAAAAACGCGAAGAGTTATCTGTGTCTGCCACTAAAAGTATTAAAAAGGAAAAGGTGGAAATTGTCGTAAGTTTTGAGTGATTTCGAATGGTTCATACTTTATTTTTTTATATACAAAGATAAATTCAGTTTAATTTATATAAAATTGAATTTATATTCAAAAATGATTAGTCTATTACAAAAGAAAAAAGCTTAGAATCAAAATGATTACTGCAAAAGCCGTTAAAAGACTCATTGGTGAAATTATAAAGAAACTGCCAAAAAATATAAGAACAAAAGTCAAAAATATTAATAAAGCTGGAAAATGCGACGTGTGTACTACAAAACGCGTAAGTCAGAATTCCAGAATACTGCTTCCTTATGACATCATTCGCAAATGTGGGTTGACGCTTGACAATTTAAAAATGCACACCAGTGGTGTTGTCATTGATGTTCCGTTTCGTGAATATGAACGAATTCGCAACTCTTTCGTTGGCGACATCACTATCAATCATGATGAACTTGATGCATACATACTTGATAACATTGGAGGGGAAACAACCAATCCAGTTGCCGCAATTGTAACCATTAGAAAAGAAAATGGATATTCGGGGTCATCTCTGCAGCGCGTAGACCTGGCAAGACTGACAAATGAAATAGCCGTGAAAGGTTGGAAACCTGTCGCATACAATCAAGAAAAAACCATCAAGGGTAAAAAAAATAAAGGTAATGTAAACTGGTCAGGTCATTATTATTACAACATATCAGGTGGGTCGCAGCAAAGTTTTAAAAGCCACCCAGATAAAGAACCTCAAATTTTTACAACACACAAGGGGTTCATGTCGAGTGAAAAAGTCATTACAGATGTTATGGCTTCATTAGTTTGGCAGAAGCTTCATGTTTTTGATATTGACAAGTATATTCCCAGAGAAAATGCGTTAGAATACAAGCAAACTCTGGAAGACTACTTGAAGAATACCAAGTACTTTGGGAAGTCATGTTATGAGTTAATGAAGAATTTTGAAAATATTCGAGATGGGAAGCTCATAAGTCCAATCACGCAAAAGGAAATATCTATAAACGCCTTTGACAAGGAAACGGTTGGGGAATGCAAAGACGATATTGTTGATGTTAGTCACAATGAAGCAGTCAATAATCATAACATACGATTTTGTCCAGAAAATAATGTAATGTTGTCAGACTATTTCCCTGGAAATTTATTTTGGGATACTCATCTTGGAAACATGCAACAGCAATCCTTCACGGTTAAAGAATATTGGACAGAAATAGAAGAAAGAATCGCAAAACGAAATTCATGGCTGGCGGCTGCTGCTGCTGCTGCTGATGATGATACAACTTCCACATAATTTCCAGACCCAGACTAAATCAATCAAACTAAATCAATCTCTTCCATTTGACATTCATGATTCGTTATATTTTTTATAATACAGTCTCGAAATAAATCTTTTCTCAGTTCAAAACCAACTCCAATCCGACCCAGTTTCTGCGCTGCAATCGCGCTAGTAAAACTTCCGGCAAATACGTCTAAAACAATGTCGCCCCGATAACTGTAATAATAAGTGCTCATTGTCGGTATATCGATTGGAAATGGCGCAGTATGTCCCAATTTATTTTCTTTTTTATTGTTTATCTTTATCACAGGTGACAGCTTGTGAATATCTCGTCTCCAGTCTTGTACCAACTCCGTCGGTATTACATTTTGAGCTTGACGAAACGGATTTTGCGTCATGATGGTTTTTAGAGAGAAGCGTTTTCCGCGGTCAGATTCGCTCTTTTCACAAGTGGGATTTTTGCACTCCCACGAGCGAAGCCCTTTAAACGTGTAGCTGTTGCTTTTTACGGTTAAACTGCCACAGTCATTGCACGGATATTTGATGTCTTTCTCTAAGCGGTGTTTGTGAAAGATGAGAATGTGTTCATAACAATTGCACGAATATTGAAAGAATGGGTACGGTTTATTGCCGTTTTTATGCCTGGAACTCTGCACTTCACCTTTATCCCAAATCACATCATCTACAAATGTAAATCCGCATTCTTCAAACATGACTATAAAATACGCTGGAAGCGGAATTTTCCTGTTTCCAAACGCATTTATTTTATCCATTTTATCATTGTCAACCACGTCGCTAACATTGAAGACGAAGACGCGATGATTATCCAGAACACGATAACATTCGGTGATTATTTCGCGCATGTCGTCTAGGTACGCTTGTAGATTTTCCCAAGTGGAATACTCGCGCGCATTGTAATAGGGCGGCGAAGTGACAATATGTCCCACTGATTCATTGGGAAGACGTTTCAGTCCTTGCAAACAGCCGCCCCAAACCACTTTTATTTTTTCGGGATTTGATGTTAAATCGGCAAAAAGTCGATAGTCTGTAAAATTTGTTTCCATGTTCCATTGTTTTTTAATCATTTCGCGATACGCATCGATAAAATTGTAAATATTTCTTTGCTTCTTTTCCTTGTCGTCATCATTGTCGTTCTTGTCGTCGATGTCATTCTTGTAATCATATTTGCGCGCGAGCTCTTCCAGCAACTCTTTTGAAAACATTTCGCTTAAAATAACAAGATTATCTTGAACCAAATTTGGCACAACTGTTGCCGGTGCCGGTACTGGCATTACAATTTCACTGTTTTGTTTAGGTTTTATTTTAATTTTTATTTTTTTTGGATTCGGATTCGGATTCGTCACTTCATCTTTTTCGTCTTTTTCATCTTTTTCTATATTCATTCACAAGACAACCACAAGACAACCACAAGACAACTAGTAATTATTAATTATTATAAAATTATACATTTATTTCAATTTTTTAATAATGTATAATAAAAAATGTTTATAAAAAATATAAAAAAAATATTTATGAAAAAAAAAATAAGAAAATACACGTTGCTCTAAATGGAAAAACTGTACATGTCAGACTTGAGCGGACGACTCGCGAATGAAAGCGCAGGGTTTTGGGGTGTTGGCGTTGGAATTGTTTGAGGTTTAAACATCAAGTCGGCGGGTTTTAATAAGAACGCACTCTTGCTAGGACCGGCTTCAAACCACTCGTTGTATACAGCCAAATTACCATCACGTATATTCTGAAACGATAATGCCATTGCCTGACAACCAGCCAAAGAAGGCGGCATTGGGTCATAATTATTTACCGACATTGAATCATCGGGTACAACAATCGTCATGTATTGTTTATTAAATGATGTCAGTTCAGTAATGTCCGGACTGTTCAGCACATCAAATACTTTTAATATTCTTAAAAAAGCGTTGCTTGTGAGATTTGTAATCTCGGACATTTTTTGAGACTGATAAAGCAGCGGATTTGCTTCAACAATAATCACCACTTTACCTCCATTTATACCTCCAAACTTATTAATTGGTTCAGCGCAAATATTTTTCCCACCAAATTCATGACTGTACTCATGCATCAGCCTACCTGTCAGATTTGAACTTATGGTGTCGGCCATGCTGTCGAGTACGTCAACATCATTTGTTTTCAATCTAAAAAGCAACAAAAGAGGGTCACTAGAATTTGGACACACGGTTGAATTTGTGCTAAATGCATTTGTCGCGACCGTTCTCATGGCTTCATCAAATGACACATAGTTGTATGTTTCTTTGATACACTTGTCATCGCTCAAAGATGTGGAAATAATTGGTTTACCCTTGTATCCGTAAATCTCAAAATCCAAACACCTGCACCCCATTTTTATAGCATGCTTTAAAGCACAAGTGTTTACATAGTCATTTGAAAAATTACCAGTTGAACAACAGTTGTAAGCAGTTTTTACGTAATAATCTCTCAATAAAAATTGTGAAGATGGGTCTGATGAAGCGCTTGTTATCCAGTTTGAATTCAGTCCCGGCACTTTTGTTCTATTCAAACGTGCACAGCTTTTTGGAAGTAGCGTATACTTGTAGTAAATATAATATGCCATACACGCCATTATAAAAATTACCAACGTGCACCCGATAACATGGATCAGCGTGGTATTAGGAATTTCTGCAAGAGTTGTTTTAAGTTTAAAGACTGTATTCTGTAAATCATTTTTGATAGCATCTATATCCTGCATTTGTATACTTTACTTTTTAATCTAAATCTTATATTTTGTATATATAATTAATTAATACAATAATTATTTACTATTATCACAACAATATTTAAAATTAAAAATAATTAAAACTCTTTTTTTTAAATTTATATATAATTTGGATTTATTATTTAGAATCAATATTCTTATATATATAGTTTATATTGTGATACCAACCAAACACTATGGCAGGAGGTTTGTTAAATTTAGTAGCGTATGGAAACCAGAATGTTATATTGAATTCAAATCCTAAAAAAACATTTTTCAAAACAACATATGCAAAATACACAAATTTTGGATTACAAAAATTTAGAATTGATTTTGACGGTCAAAGAAACTTGCGAATGAATGAAGAGTCCAAGTTTACATTTTATATTCCGCGATATGCAGAGTTATTAATGGACACATATCTCGTTATTACGATGCCAAATATATGGAGTCCCGTTTTACCTCCTGTAAACTGTGGCGACTCATGGACTCCGTATGAGTTCAAGTGGATTGAAAATTTGGGAACACAAATGATTAAAGACATTACAATATCGGTTGGAGGACAAATACTTCAAAAACTAACAGGTAGTTATTTGCTTGCAATCGTTCAGCGCAACTTCAATGGAACCGAGCGTGATCTCTACAATCGAATGACAGGAAATCTACCCGAACTGAATAACCCAGCATTTTATTCCAGTAATAATGGAAATTATCCGAATGCATTTTATAACTATACAAACAACCCAGCAGGCGTCGAGCCATCTATACGATTTAGAAAACTTTATATTCCAATCAATGCTTGGTTTACGTTGAGCAGTAAAATGGCGTTTCCGCTGGTTGCGTTGCAGTACAACACGCTTCAAATCGATGTCACGCTTCGCCCTGTGAAAGAACTTTTTGTAATTCGTGACGTTTCTAATGTAAATAGTGGACAGAACACAACGCCATCTTATTTTCCAGAGTACACGACTCCGAATTATGTTCAACCCAATTTTTCTGATAACTTACAGCAATTTTATCGTTTTATTCAACCTCCTCCAAACGTTGAACTCAACTACACTTCAACTCGAAGCGATTGGAATGCAGACATTCATCTCATGTCAACATATTGTTTTCTCTCTGCTGACGAGTCTAAACAATTTGCATCCATGCCTCAACAATATCTCATCAAGTCTGTTTATGAATGGAATTATGAAAACGTTACAGGAAGTCGGCGCGTGTGGTTACAAAACACTCTCGGAATGGTAAGCAGTTGGATGTTTTATTTTCAAAGAAGCGACGCTTATTTGCGCAACGAATGGAGCAATTATACAAATTGGGCTTACAACTATAAACCGGTCGGATTGATTCCTGCGCCCACTAGTCTAGATTCCCCAAACTCATTGATGTGCGTATGGTCTCCTCCGGTGTGTGACAATCCGTCCATTGTTGGATGCTACGGTCCTGGATGGAATCCCGCGTTGAACGAACCTACCGGACTTTTTATCACACAAGCATTCAGTGTCGAAAACCAAAAAGATATATTGTTAAACTGTGGTATTTTATTAGATGGTAAATATAGAGAGAATGTGCTCGATGCAGGTATTTATAACTACATTGAAAAGTATACAAGCAGCCGCGGTTCTGCCCCTGATGGTCTTTATTGTTACAATTTTTGTCTTAACACTGAGCCATCAGATTTTCAACCATCGGGTGCAATAAATGCAAGCAAGTTTTCAACGATTGAACTTGAATTTACTACATTTTATCCACCACTCGACCCCAGCGCAAATTTTTTGACAATTTGTGACCCGGAAACTGATGTTCCAATTGGTGTGAACAAGCCGACGTGGAGAATTTATGATTACAATTATAACTTGACAGTGCTTGAAGAGAGATTTAATATGATTACGTTTGTGGGCGGAACTTGTGGACTCATGTATGCAAGATAAAAAACATATGGATGGGGAAGACCCTGCTTGGATTTCCTCAACTATTTTTATATTTTATAAAGGTAAAAGTATAAAAATAAATAATATAAATATTATTCATATTATATCACTATATCAATCGAGTATATCAATGACGGATTATCTTCATTCTGATTCTGGTTCTTCTTATTTAAGTGAGTTTATTTTGAGTAATAAAGAATATTTACGAAATAAAAAAAAACAAATCAATGTCATTAGATACACGGTCAAAATTTCAGGCGGAATGTTTACAGGTTTTACGAGAGAAATAGAAATCGATACGGGAATATTTGACTCCATGATTGATTCCAAAGAAGTATTCAAAACATTAAATAATTATATTTGCAATCACATGTATTTCAAATTACTATCTTTTTTAACTCGAGAAAAATTGAATACTCAGTTGTGTGAATTGAATGAGACGAAAGATAAAATGTCACTTGATGTATCAATCTGTACTGATAATGAGGAATTTATAAAAAGTAAAACACTGGTTATTTATGTAAAAAAATAATTTTTCTTTTTTGTTTATTTTTTTCTTTTTTTTTCTTTTTTTTTCTTTTTTTTTGTTGCGCGTGTGGTGTGCGTGTGCGTGTGTGTTGTATTTAGGTTGTATTTTGGGTGGGTTTGGGTTTAGTTGCGGCGGTTGTGTTGGTTTTGGTTTTGCAGTAGACCGGCAGTAATGTTTTCGTCTTGCATGACTTGGTGTGTAATGTCGGCGCCAAACACACGCTTTGAACCCATGCGTGTAACCTGCACGCGAGGGGGAGGAGGGGCGCGCTGTCGCTGAAATTCAATCGTGTCCAGAAATGCGGTAGCCCGACGAGCAAACATTTCAGAAGGTTCAATGACTCTCACATATTGTCGTGCAAATTCAAGGAAATCGTTGAGCGCCTCACGTTCTTCACGTGTAAACGGATGTGGATTGATATTCTCCATTTGCGCAAGAAGCCTCTGTTCAATATTGGCGGCGAGTTCGGCGGCGGTAACAGCAGTCATTGATAATATTTAACCGGAAACTAAGGAAAGCACTACATCTTATGTATATAATATTTAAGTTTTCAATTTATATTTTGAGCATTGAAAAAAAATGAAATAAAATTAAAAACTTTATTGAATTAAAAAAAAGTTTTTTATTTCTTTTTTTTTGTTTCTTTTTTATTTTATTTTTTTTAGTTTCTTTTTTATTTTATTTTTTTTAGTTTCTTTTTTATTTCTTTTTTTTTATTTCTTTTTTTCTTTTTTTTTCATCATGCGATTTTAGTTCCGCTTATACTCTCGGTTAATAAGCGGACTGTATGCTGCTACGGTCGTAGTCATGGAAGCGAAAGTTGTCTTCCATGTTCCAGTTTGACTCTGCCGTCGATGTTGTTGGTGTGCTGATGGGTTTCCAAGTGGAATCTGTGAATGTGTTGTAAAGGATTTGTGAAGAACAGTCAGGTTCACTGCCACCGCAACCGCAAATGCAGTTCTTATTCTGGTGGCCAACGGTAACCCGCGGTGGCGCATCAGGTGCAAATGGCGGAGGCGCAAATCTGTAAGACGAGATGGGACATGATGGAGGAGGAGGAGGAGTCACACAACTGTCTGTGGCGGCGGCGGTGGTGGCGGTTTCAAGTGTTGCTTCTGCACGAATCGATTGTTTTTTTTGCTTTTGAATGTACGGAAGAATGACCCAATAAGATGGGTCTGAATACACAATCCGCGCTTCACGTTGTGACTGAATTCGTTCGCGAAAATGCTTGGAAATGATGCCGTGAATCCAGAATTGAATGTGGACAACCGCAAAACAAAAGTTTGCATCTGGGTGCTCATATTCCGCAAAATCCACGCGCGAAACAACTGCAATTTGTTGAGATTCAAAAACGCGTTTGATGTACGCATCATGCATTTGGTTACGGTGAACTCTTGGAATATAAAGTGCAGATATCGAATAAGCGCTGTAATCAACGGCTGTTGATGCTGCTGATGCTGATGCTAACTTCGATTGAACGGCCATATTGGGATGGGAGCTGCAACGGTCTCTGATACGTAGAACACTGTAAAATATAAAACAAGTAAAAAAGTTTTCAATTTATATTTTTTTGAATGAAAAAATATAAAAAGTATGAAACAAATTTGATTTCGATTTGATTTATTTTTTTTTGAATTTGTTTTTTTTTTGAATTTGTTTTTTTTTTAAGTTTGTTTTTTTTAAGAACCACCTCTGAATAAGATTGGGTTGTAGTATGGAAGAAAGTCAAAACAGTTATTTCCACTCGCATCTTTTCTATAGGTGAATCCGTCAGCGCAACATCCGTACTGAGATGCATCACAACCATAACGCGCTCGGTTAAAATTAAACATTTGATTTGGAGTCATTTGTCCTGGTTTCATGAGTTCATTCATGTAATCGTCCATATCGTTGTCATAATAGTCGTAACCGCTGTTATTTCCTTGTCCTTGTCCTCTTGAATTTGGGTCAATCGTTCCTGGATTTTTCACAATACAATCTTTTCGATTCCAATTTACGCCCTTGGTGCACGGATATTCTTGGCATTTATCTGGAAATTTAAGTTTTCCATCTTTATCTCGTTCACAAACCTTATTACAGTTTAATTTTCCACACTTTTCAGTAGAATTACATCCAAACATAAATTTCACACCATTCTTATCAGTGTAGTCAACTCCACAGAATCCATCGTCTTCATTATAGTTTGGATTATGGGGGTCATTTGGATTGTACGGGTCAAATTCATTGAACTGGTCATTTGTTCCGGCCAGTGGTTGAGCATAACATTTGGCTTGAGAGCAGTCAGGTTTATCGCCACCGCTGCCGCCGCCGCCGCTGCCACCGCCCTTTCTTCTTCGAGAAGGAGAAGGAGAAGGAGGGGGGGTTGGTTTGGGCCCGGGTTCCGGGCAGTCGCCTTTCGTACATGTTACTTTTGGACATGCTAGACAATCTTTGTCATATTGACAATACTCTTTATTTTTTGTAATACCGCCGTCGTAACCACCAAATGCGCACACTGGCGGACAGAGAGACGTTGGTTTCAATGATGACGGAAAGTATGGATTAGTTAAGTTAACCTCGGTAAATTGAGGCGTGTTACCTTTAAGAACAATCTTATCCGTTTTGAATAAACTTTCTAATGGAGTTTTTATTGCATACTGCGATTTTTCAAGAACAAATAAAATAGTAACAGTGGTGTCGTGACTGTCGTTATTCAAGTTGAATTCCAGTTGATTCAAATATGGGTCTACTTTTTTTGTTCCAGGCTTTTCATACTCGGGGTCATGAAATTTGCATGTAAAATTTTTTGTGACTGGATTGTCAATGCCACTGCCTGAAATTAATGTTTGCATTTCATTTGCAAGGTCATTGCCCGTATAAAAATCAGGTTTAATCACAAGTGAAATCGGCGTCATATCAGGTTCGTTTTCGGAACCAATTTTAACATAAAAAGTATTATAACCGTCTTCTACATTGTATCTTATACAATTTCCATCAGTTTTACCTTTTGGCGGTCCCCAACATCCCGTTGGACATGTACCTGATTCAAACCCCTCTCTAAATCCGAACAAACTGTAATAAGACCCGTATAAAATAACAATAATGAGAATGCTAAACAATGCCCATTTTCCTAGTTTGACATCAAAATCTAGTTTCATAGTGATGATATATTATAGGTTATATTTATTTATTATTTATAGTATGGTGATATAAAAACTATAGATAATAAAATAAAAATAAATATATGAAAATGTAAATGTTTAAGGAAAAGCATAACTGTGCAAACTTTGCGTGTATGGATTCTTCCGAAATGCGTCTAAAATGTCGGGTTGGATGCGTGCACAGTTCACAGATTCTTGGTAGGATTGTGGATATTTTTCAACCTTGCCATATGTTTCAACGCCTGGCGGATTTGATATTCTAAAAACGGGGTTAGGTATCCACGGGTCACAGTTGTCATCGTGTCGTTTTGTGCATATATTTTCAGTCGGGTTAAATAAACTAATATTTCCACCCGGTGTAAAGCTCGTTGACATTTTATTTACATTATTGTGCTGGTTGTACTGTGCCTCATAAACGCCAACACCCTGGTTTGTCGCACCGCCGCTTGCACCAACGTATTGCACGCTCGTTGTGTCACGCTGGTTAAACGTGGGTTGTTGCGGATTCACTAAATAACCGCTGCCAGAAGTTTGCGCGTCCACGTTCAAGTGATTAAAACCAAGAAGTCCCTCGGTGGTTTCTTTGATGGTTGTGGGTGCTCGACTGGCGGGATTATAAACAACACCAGAGGAGCCAAACGCCGGTTTGACATCGCCATACAACCGAATATTTCCAATTGCATTTTCTTTTCGAGACGGTCGCAGAATATCCAGCACGGGCGCAACCACGGCGCGCAATGCGCCATAGATAATTCCACTCTCATGATTTTTTGTGGTTGTACGATTATTGGATAAAAGCTTGAATCCGTCGCGACCATGGTCGTTTTCGCCGGGCGCATGTTTTCCGCTGCTATGAGCATGCGAAATTGGGTGTGCGATAGATTCAGGTCTCTTTGCCGGTTCATAGTTTTCAGGCGCGTACGTGTTTGTTCCCAACACATTTGAATCCGGACCATAATATTCAGTACTTGTGCACACACGTGATTGCGGCTTGTAAACCTCTTTTGCGCGAGCGGTTTGTGCTTTTTCAAGACCGGTCGTGGTAAACCAGCGGTCCGATGTGTTCAAATAAAATTTATCCGGTAAATATTTTTCCACTTTACCATATGTGTCCGGAGTTGGCGCGTTCAAATTATTCCAGTTATAAGCTGGACCTTCATGCGTTTCAAGACCAAAAGTAATTTTTGGGTTATTCGTGGTGCGCAGTTGGTCAACATTCCGGTCGACCCATTTGTCGCGCGCTTCCATGCCAGAGTTGAACCCGTCGCTGCCTTTTGCCGTGTATCCCTGGTCCAACCCTGGACCCACATGAATTTCTTCCCACGGCTTGACATTTGCCATTTTGCTTCCAGGCATGACGCGTGACTGTAAAAAATCGCTAACACTGGGCATTCCATTTACATAATTGATGTCATTTTGCGGGGCAAATAGAGGGGCGCGTTCTTCCTTGCGTATTTTTTGTGAACCAGCGCCTGAAAACGTGTCAAGCACCGACTCGGTTGCATTTGCATCAACCGTTCGTCCTCTAATTTTTGCACCGAAGAACGGAACCATGTTATTGTGCTGGAAGTCATTCTGATTGATTGGTTCTCCGGTGAGAGAGAAAACAGTGTTCGGACTAGTAAAACCTGGATTTTTTACTGGGTTGGTATTTGGATTGTAAGAATTTCCAAACTGATTCGGATTTTGTAATACTCTTTTGCCTACAGTGTCGTTATAAAATTTATCAGTAACTGCATTCGGATGAGGATATGCATTTACATTTGAACCGGTGTCCGGCAACATGATTGGATAATTTGTCGTAGGAATATTTGTATTCGGAAGCACGTTTGGGTTATTTGCGCGATTGTTTGGATTATTGGAAGTGATAAATGACTCCTTAAAATTATCCTTTGCATTTTTTATTGAACCCGCATCATTTTTTTTATTCTGATTTGATACTAAATACATTCCTCCTAATGCAACGATTGGGATTGCGATTTCCATTTTTATTATATATTTTTATATTATATATTTATTTACTATATATATGTAATATAATTTTACTCTATTATTTTATTTCTTATTTCTATTTCAACTAAAAATAAATAAATAATTCCCATTTTTATTTTTCATAAATTATTTATTTATTTATTTTTTATGACCTTTGACATTATTATGTACTGTGTGCCATTATTATCATGATTCTTTATTAATTCTCTTTCACATACGTGTCATTTTTTACAAAGTTCAAATACTTTAAACATCTATATTTTGTTAATTCCACGTCATAATATTGTACCAATTCATCTCTTCGTTCAGCGGAATATTTTTCTAATTCACTATACGTTATTTTATTTTCATGGTCACTCGCGTCAGTTGCGTTTGTCTCTCTGTCACAACAGTGACAAAATAATGAAATGTTAAAGTTATTTTTATTTGGTTTAAATTCCATGACTTCTTCTAAATAATCTCCTAATTCATCGATATTATGAAAAATTGAATAAAAAACAGTGTGTGGATTTATTTTCTGTTTTCCAAGTACTCTGAAGTTACGATTTTGGTATCGAATGTAAAATGACCAGGTATTGTATTCTTCAACATGAAAAATAAGTCTCGGCATTGTTTTGGTTTGGTTTGGTTTGATTTGGTTTATTATTTATCGTAAATAAGTGAAAACGTTTTAATATCTTTTTTTTTACTATTTTTTTTACTATTTTTTTTTACTTTATCATAATCTCTCTTCTCTCTTTTATGATGAATTAAGAAAGGGTAAACATGGAATCTTTGTAATAAAATTATCTTTTTCTAAAATGCGTGTGCTAAGATTGTTTTGAAATGGAAAACACACATTTTCTTGAGGATTGAGTTGAGGATAGTACCAGTTGGTTTGTTCCAAGTCACGATATGTCCATGCGGGATGAGTAACGCGCGACTGTTCAACAAACGATGGCTGAGCAGACGGGTATGAGATTGGACTACTGTAAACAGCTCGTTTTAAATAATTGTTTTCAAGACAGTCTCTCGAGAGAGGTTGATTTAATCCCATCAAATTACTTTCTAAATTAATTGTGTTTGTTCTTAAATTCGCGCCCCATCCCTGAATTCGAATATACGGATCTTCAATATAATAAGGCTTATCCCCGTTACCCGGCATGTTCAACATGTATCGTCCAGGGTCTGTCGATTCTTGCAGCTGTTTGTGTATCCTACAAGGGTCATCGTGAAAACGAGTAAATGACATTCAATAACTTTGAAGTATTTGAAATATACTATTATTTATATTTATTTATATTATTATATTATTAATTATTATTAATTATTATTATTGTTATTATGAATATCATTAAATAATAATTTTTGAATATATTATATTTGAACACATATTAAATACATAATTAAAGTATACTTATAAGATGAACCACGAACGTGAGCAAAGAAACATACAAGTTAGAATAAATTCAGTTTGGGTGCCAGTTTCGCATGAAACCGAGGTTCAACTTCAGATGCAAAATTTGAAAATGGCGTACATCCAGTATAAAAATAAACCGACATATCATGCAGAGTTGCCACACTGTAATGAAGATGGTATAAAAATATATAGAGATGATAATAATCATTATAATCCGACGTATGCTTTAAACACTCGACAGCAACATGGATGCGTTCCGGTTCCGGTTCCGATTATAGATTTGAACGATGTAAAGATTTTTTTAACAGACCTTCCAAATGCAAACTGGGTAAAAGCAAGGGACTATCAAGCCTGGGCGTATCGTGACTTTGTGTATGATTCAAATCGTGCTTCAGTAAAATATTATGCTTCACAGCATTCGTCTCATTTATTTTTTCAAACGAGCAACTACAGAGAGGTTGTCACGATAGATGTGGATGGGCTACCTCCAAATATTGTATTTAAAATTTCAAGAAATGAAAATGGAAGTGTGTACTATGAAAGGAATGATCACAGAGCTACGCGAATCAGAATTTGTGATAGTGACTCTGCTCGGTCTGGATATTTGGGATTTTATCGGCGAATGACGGACATTGGTGATTTTATTGTGTCAACGCCGGCACCGGCACCGGCGCAGAATGACCCATATGGACCAAACTATCAAGACTTTGCATCGTTTTTGCATCAGCCACGCCCACAAGCCAACGCCAAGTTACCACTTCCGCCTGGTGTTCGAAACATTGAAACAAACAATGAAGAAGAACAATGCATATTATGTTTTAAACACAAGGCAAACTTGAAAATTAATCCGTGCGGGCATAAAATAATATGTCCCGAATGTTATAGAAAGTTGGAAAAAGCGGAATGTCCGATGTGCAGAGGACCAATTCAGTCGTTGACATGTAACGATATGTAATGAATAATATCACATAATATCACATGCGACGTTTTAACTTTTTAAATTCAACTTTAATTAACTTTTTTACTTTTTTGCATGTTTGTTGTATTTTTTTTTATTATTTCTTGTTTTCGAGAGATGTTTACTGCTTTTTTTTATTTTCATTTTCATTTGTTTTCGTTTTTTAGACCTGGTTCTAGAGCTTTTTCCGCCATGCATGGAATACATTTTTGTCACTGTTTTTTGTTCCGCAATTCTTTTTTGTTCCGCACACATGGTTTTCATTTCACTTTTAATTACCTCAACATTTTTAAACTCTTCTATTATTTTCATCAATATATCAATAGGTTCATTCAAATCACGATCATTGGGAATTTCAATATTACGACGAAATTCATTAAAAAGTGTCTCCGCTTGTGACATATTTTCCAATATAAATGTATTAATGTCATTTTCTACATTTACATCTTCACATCCTCTTTGTTGATATTTTTTACATAAATCAGTTATAATTTTCAGTATCGTTTTAAATTCGTTTAAAATTTTTACTATTTTCTCAAGAAGCTGTATTTTTTTAAGCGAAGGTGGCATTTTCACCTCCGTTTTGCTTAAGGCTTGTTCCTGAACAAATTTATTATAATCATCAAAAGTTTCCCGTCTGAATTGTATTAAAAACACATTTATATCCCGAATTTTGTTATCTAATATACTGATTTGTTCTTCTGAAAATTTACATATTGACGCTTGCGATAGTGTCGTTGACTGTCCTGCACCCATAATAATTTATTAAACCAAGTATTAAACCAAGTATAAATTATTATTATATTATATTTTATTTCTCATATTCATATTTTCTGGTATTTACTAAACTAATGGTAATAGTAAAATATTTATTATAAACTATAAAAAATAATATAAATACTGCAACTCATTATTTCATATGATTTGATATGAAATATCCATTTATTATTTTTTATAGATTCGATAAGTATGTTCATATAGATAATTATTTTTTTGAAAATAGTGAACGTTTAAACTGTAGCATTTTTATAACAGGAACAAATAAAACATTAAATAAATTGTATGATTCAAATTATCATTTATTAGTTACATATGGCGACACCTTTGATGAATACTATGAAAAAGTAACTGAAATAATACCGAAAAGAATGTTAGTTAGACACTTACACGTTGAAACAAATAAAATAACTAATATTGAAGAATTCAATAGAACAGTAAATTTATTTTATGTTTACATATCTTCAATTGATAGAGAACTTGTTAGACCTGTATTTTCATTGTTTACACCGTCATTCAATTCTTTTGAAAAAATATTAAGAGTGTATTCTAGTTTAAAAAATCAAACTCTTAAACACTGGGAGTGGATAATTATCGACGATTCTGTAGGTGATGACAATTTTGAGTTTTTAAAGAAAAAATTTTCAGATGATAGTAGGATAAGAATTTTCAAAAGATTTAAAAATAATGGCAGTATTGGTAGCATAAAAAATGAAACAATTGGGTTATGTCGTGGAAAGTATCTTTTAGAGATGGATCATGACGATGAACTATTACCATGGGTTCTAGAAGACTCTGCCAAATTATTTGAAAGTGATAATGAAATAGGTTTCATTTATACAGATTGTTCTTTTGCAAATGAAGATGGAAGTACTCATTTTTATGGGGATTTTCTTTGTAAAGGGTATGGTTCTTATTATTCACAAAAACATAACAACAAATGGGTACTAGTGTATAATACTCCAAACATTAACAATATTACACTTAGTCACCTAGTTTGTTGCCCAAATCATCCAAGAATTTGGAGACGTGATGTTTTATTAAGATTAGGAAGTTATTGTGAATACTTACCGGTGTGTGATGATTATGAAATTTTACTGAGAACATGTATTGAAACAAAGACGGCAAAAATTCATAAGTTAGGGTATATTCAATATATGAATAACAATAATAATAATTTTTCTTTAATCAGAAATTCTGAAATAAATAGAATTGGACCACATTATATTAGTCCATTTTATTATGAAAAATTTGACATTCATCAAAAAATGAAAGATATAGATGCATATGAGGATGAAAAATATATAGAAAATTGTTCAAAAATTTATGAAAGAGATATCAACAACTATGAACACAAATATTGTAATAAAGTAATAAATTTCGACTATGATAATCAATATTGCATCATTGGCATTGACAGTTTAGTTCGTCATATGGAGACAATAAAAGAGTTGTATAAAAATGTAAGAAATGATTTTTTAGTTTTAGAAAGTAAAAGTTCGCTTGGTTACTTACAGCAAAAACTTGACCATTATGGTTTTGAACGAATGAAGTGTTATTCGCTCATAGGTTCATCAAAACAGTCATTGATTAATTATTTTATGTTAATGTATAAATCTGTACAAAACTATGAAATCATTGATGTTGATATTTATTTTACAGATTTCAATTCGAAATACGATAATCGTTTTGAAATTATAAATAGTTTAACTAATAAAAATTCATCATATTTGGAAATAGGAGTAGAAAATGGATTTACGTTTAATAATGTTCATTTTGAAAATAAATTAGGCGTTGATCCTGACCCAAAAATGAATTTTAATTTAGATAAAATTATCAAATCTACGTCTGATGAATACTTTAAAAATAATAATAAAATATTTGACGTTATATTTATTGATGGTATGCATCAAGTGGAATATATATTAAATGATGTCAATAACTCAATCAAGTATTTACATGATAATGGTCTGCTATTTATAGATGATATACTGCCTTTCAATTATAACGAACAGTTAAAAATACCAATCAAACATTACTATGAAAATGGTATATTAAAATATGGCGAAGCATGGACTGGAGATGTATGGAAAATAATTTATTTTATTCTTCAAAATTTGAGTGAAAAGGTTAGTTTCAGCTATTACTCAAATATAAACTATAGAGGCGTCGCAGTATTTGAAATAAAGGAAAAATTTGAAATAGACAAAAATAATATTGAAATCATAAATAATTATGATTATTTTAAAGAGTTTAAACATTATATCCATTTGATAGATTCATTCAACACATTGTCAACACAACGCATCATGCAAAAGTAATTCAAAATGGTTGTTAGTTATTGACTGTGTGTCGGTGTGTCGTTAGATTGAAGTAGTTTGGTTTCAAAGAATTCAAGAGCATTTGATATTGCTTGATCCATGTTAAAGTATTTATAATTTGCCAATCTTCCTACGAAATAAACACGATTTTTTTCTTCTTCTTTTTCAGCGAGCTCTTTGTATTGACTGTATAAGCCTATATTTCTTGAATTTGGAACAGGATAGTATGGGTCACCTTTATCAGATGATGTTTCTACTACAATGACAGTGTCTTTTGACTGTTGATTTAAAAAATGCTTGTATTCCACAATTCTAGTGAATGGAACATTAACTTCGGGATAATTTACAACTGAAGTTGGCTGATAGTAATTCATATTTTTGAATTTTTTAATTTCAAAATTTAAACTTCTGTATTCTAATTTATCTAAATTTGCATCACCAAAGTATTCATCTATGGGTCCAGTAAAAATAATTCCATCAAAGATTGAGATATCATTCTTTTTTTTATAACTCTCATAGTCGCAATTAAGATGAACGCTGATATTTGGATGATTCAACATGTTATTTATAAATTTTGTATATCCGTCCTTAGGTAAACCTTGATACTTATGATCAAAATATCTGGTGTCAAATGAATTTCTTATCGGAATAGTTGCTAACACAGACTTGTCTAACTCATGCGGATATTTATTCCACTGCTTAAAAGTATAATTTGAAAACATTTTGTCATATAAAATATTTCCCACCCGAGACTTACACATTTCTTCGCTATTCGTAATTTTTTCATATTTTATTTGATTTAATTTTAACCATTCATCCATTTCATTACTATTTTGTATTGTCTCATTGCATAACACATTAACAGTAGTAATATTTACAGGAACGGGTACAAACTTATTTTCAACACAGGACAAAACGCAGTGTTCCCATCGAACCCACTCACTAAACGAATTGATATATTTCCAAATTTTTTCACTATTTGTCCTAAAAATATGAGCTCCATATTTACACATTAAAATTCCTGTTTCCTCATCAATATAGTCATAACAGTTTCCTCCGATGTGTTCACGTTTGTCTATAATTACCACTTTTTTATTCAAAACATTTGATATTCTTTCAGCTATTGTTACGCCGCTTAAACCACAACCTACTATTAAATACATAATACATATATACCATTTTATGTATTTAATTCCTTATTTTTCTTATTGCATTTGATTACATTAATATATTTATTACATAAATTCTAAATTTTTTAAAAGTCTTTCTCTATGGGCTTCAAACTCAGAATCATTTATAATTTCATCTATTAGTTTACGCCCTTCATATTTTTTATTTATATACGAACAGCATACCGCCAAGTTGTCATTGATATATTTTCCATAACTGTATTTATTTACAAACAACGAATATTTATTTTTAACCATGTCATAATTAAAACTTTTTGCTTTGATAAAATAATCATATGCGACAGGATGGTCGCCTTTATGAAAATAATAATTTCCAATAATCATATAAGGTTCAGATCTGTCGTTAAATATATTTACTGCCAGTTCAAACTGTTCTTTTATTTGTGTTTCATTATGATGCAATGCTATTCTACATTGCATTAGTCTTAAATGACTTTCAAAAACCTCTTCTACCCAGGTATTTTTTAACTTGGTGTATAAATTATACCATTTAAATGCACTTACATAATCTTTATAGTCAAAATAGCTTTGTCCTGTATAGAAAATAGAACGGTTTACTAATCCATACGGGTCTTCATACAGTGAATCAAAAAACTGTTTTTCTAATTTTTCAGCATCTTTCAAATACTTTTGTGGATCAAATGATCTGAATCCCCTCTCGTTTCCATCAACCCATACATTATCTGTGACAAAACATGATGAATATTTTACATTTTTATTGTCTAAACAAATAATAATATTATGTGCTACACCTACATATTTCCATTTCAACCTGTTATTATATAAACTACTAGCCAACCATTCAGAATTTCCTCGTTTGTATGTAAAAAAAAATGCATCACTATCCTGTTTTTTCAACATATTTCTATCAAAATTACCACACAACCAATCATCTGCGTCTAAATGTAAAACATAGTCAGTCAAATTGTACGCTCTCTCAAACATTAAAGATTTATTTACATCAAAGCCTTTCCATTCATCAATATAAAGTTCTCCAGGAATATTCTTCTCTGCAAAAAAATCTTGAATAATCTTGCACGTGTTATCCGTTGAACCTGTGTCACATATTACCCAGTAGTCAATATATTTATATACACTTTCTAATGTCTGTTTTATTACATGTTCTTCATTTTTACACATTGATATAAAACATAGGCTTGGATATTCACTATTTACAGTCACCTTTTGTTTTTTTTTTGTTTCATACAAATGGATTTTCTGTTTTATAGTTTCTTCCATAAAATGAAAGTCTGGATCTGTTTTTATACTATTCAATAATTCTAAACCCTCATCATATTTTGTTATTTCACAACATGCAATTCCCAAATCAAAATATAAATGTTTACCATATGCATTATGCTGAACTGATTTATATTTATTTTTTGCTTCATCATATGAAATATTGACTATTTTTTTTAAAACATCATATGTAACATCATATCTTTTTAATAAACTACAATAAATACTGAAATAATAATAGGGTTCTGCGCGATCTGGGCATAAAGTAAATGCAGAAGTATAATAACCTCTAATTATTTCAAAATTTTCATCTACTTGTGGTGTCAATAACCCAAGATTAACATACACTTCATAATAAATATCAACTAATTTTTCATCTGATTTGTCTTCATTTTTAAGGCATTCTAAAAATACAGAAATGGCTTCTTTTATTTTTTTTTGTTTTTTTAAAAGTAAACCTTTCGAATATAATGAAGTAACAGAAGTGTTATCCGTCATGTGAATGTTACTGTCATCTTCAAATGTGTATACATTTTCTAATACCTTAGTAGGTTCAATATTATTATTTTTTGATTGTCCCATTTGCATTTGGTTCATTTGTGTGTTACTTGAAAGAGTATCATTTACATTTGAACAAACAACAACATTTTTGTTAAAAGCAATTTCATTTGTTTCATTACTTTTATGATTAGTTATACTATCAGGTAAGGTAAAAACTACTTTTTCCATAGTGTAGTTAGAATGTATTTTAATTATTATTAATAAGATAAAATATCTTTTTATATGTTAATTTTACATGTTTTAATTGTTAATATATGTTATTTTTAATTATTATATGTTCAAAACATTTAAAAAAAAAAAATTATATAATAAAAATTAATAAAAAAAATGGAATTAATTGTAACTGAAATTACTACTTCAACAATTTGTTTGAACATGATTGTAAAAGATGAGTCGCATATTATAAAAGAAACACTAGACATGCTTTGTAAAAAAATCAATTTTTCATATTGGGTAATATGTGACACAGGTTCAACGGATAACACGCGCCAGATTATTCAAGATTTTTTTGAAGAGAAGAACATTCCTGGTGAGTTACATACTTGTAAGTGGATTAATTTTGCAGCGAATAGAACACTTGCATTGAAACTTGCCAAAGATAAAACCGATTTATTATTTATTTTTGATGCTGATGATGAAATTCATGGTGAACTTGTTATACCCAATAACGATAAATGTGACGGTTATTATTTGAGTTTTGGATCATCGGCTGGAATATCATATAAAAGAGTTTTGCTTATAAATAATCGTATAAATTGGAAATATGAATCAGTAATTCATGAATATATTACTTGTTTGGAACCTAAACATGTGTTGAAAGATTTACCTGGTAACTACTATGTTGTGTCTGGTAGGCGAGGAAGCAGAAACAAAGATCCAAACAAATACCTTAAAGATGCTGAAATACTAAGAGATGAGTATTATAAAGCGAAACAAAACAATGATCCACTTTATTTACGTTATGGATTTTATTGTGCAAATAGTTATAAAGATTATGGAAATTACAGTGAAGCAATAAATTGGTATAAAATTGTTTTGTCGAATGAAAATTGGCATCAGGAAAAATATATGTCCTGTTTACAAATATATAATTGCAGCAAAATACTTAATAACGAAGAAGACGGTATTTACTATCTTGTTGAAGCGTTCAAATATGACCCAAATAGGTTAGAGTGTGTTGGTTACTTGGTTCAATATTACTGCACGAGAAATGAATACAAGCTTGCATATTTATATTATAAATATGTTCAAAGTTATTATGAGAATATTTTTTTAAACGATTATAATTCAACCAACAAGTTGTTTGTTGAGAGTGATAAATCTAATTTTATACTTCCTTATTATATGATTATAGTTGCAGATAAGGTTAAAAGCGAGTTTACTGAAGCTACAACAACTATATATAAGATGTTTGAAATAATATTTATTAAAAAATATCCGATTATTAATTATTTTTTTACAGACAATTTGTTATATAATTTACAATTTTTTATTGAAAACTGTATGAAACAGTCAGAAAATTTTATCAATTTATTTCAAACTTATATTGACTATTTACAAGACGCCGGTTATGATGTATACAAGCATAACTTTATTTGCAGTTTTGAAAAATACGGTTTAGTACTAAAGAAAATTAAAAAATCTTTATTTTCAAATGAAGAATGTATGAAAAGTAATAAAATTTTATTTTATACTGGATATGCGAATTTACCATGGAATTACACATTCAGTGTTTCGAATGCACTTGGAGGTTCTGAGACAGCTGTAGCGAATCTCTCAAGATATTTTCCGAAGTATTATGAAATTTATGTTGCTGGACAAGTTCAAGAAGAGAGAGTTGACAATATAAGCTATATTAATTTAAATACGTTACAAAATATAGTAAAAACCACACCTTTTCACACAGTAATTGTATCTAGATACATTTCTTTTTATGAAATATTTCAAGAAGCATCATATTATCAGTCTTTTATTTGGGGTCACGATGTTCATTTAATAAATTATGGATGTGGTTTAGATTCAAACTCTATTCTCGGAAAATGGAAAAATAAAATTAATGGTTGCATTTGTCAAACAGAGTGGCATAAAAATTTGTTTTCGGAGAGATGCCCTGAAATTAATGATAAACTTTTTATAATAAATAATGGTATTTTAGTTGATAAATTCACTTGTAAACCCATGAAAAATGCAAATAGGTTTATTTATACATCATGCTCTGAGAGAGGATTAGACAGGGTTATTGAGCTCTGGCCAGAAATTACGGATTTGTTTCCTGATGCAGAATTGTATATTTGTTCATACAATCCATTTCCAAGCAATGAATTTGAGAGAACAACATTACAAAATAATATGAAAAAATACGAAAGTATTAAACACTTGGGTTGTTTGAATAAAGATGAATTGTATAAATTAATGTCAACTGCTGAGTATTGGTTTTATCCTACCAACTGGCCAGAAACCTCATGTATCACTGCGATGGAAATGTTGATGTCCGAAGTTATATGTGTGTACTATCCTATAGCCGGTTTAGTCGACACATTGGGAGATTTTGGAATAAAAGTTGACAAAGGAAACGAGATAAAAGTATTCGAAGAATTGACAAGTAAGAAAAAGAGTGAAATTAAAAAGAGAGGAAAAGAATACGCATTATCATGTAGCTGGGAAAATAGAGCAAAACTTTGGAATCAAATTATTTTTAAAAATGAAGATAATACCAAACACAATAAATGGCTTATTTATATTGAACCAAGTTTTATGAATAATATTCTTGACGATTATATTGATAGTTTAAAGAGTGAATTTAATATTGAAACTACAAGAGATATAAACTATGTATTAAAATCAAAATTTGATAAATTTTCATTTATATCAATACAACATTTACACAATCAAGAATACACTGTTGACCTATATAATAAACTTATGAATAAACATTGTGAAATTAGTATTATAAATACTGAACCATTAAATATTAATGTACGTCTTCATAGTTTGTGTCATAATTATAAATATCTACAAAAAATGTTTAATAGTAAAGACATAACTATTTATGACTACAGTTCATCAAATATCAAAATATTAAATCAGTGTAATGATACTATAGTTACTAGACACTTACCGTATATAAATTATGATAGTGAAAAATGTTATTTATCAAATCTCAATAAAAATACAGAAAAAATATATGATTTTGGAATGATATCTGATAATAAAATAATTTCTTGTGAAAGAAGGGCACTTGTAGTTAACCATTTAGTTTCAAATGGATATACTGTTAATCTTATAACTGGATGGAAGGAAATGAGAGACCAGGAGATTGCAAAGTGTAAAGTAATATTAAATATACATGGTTTTTTTCATGAACCTACAGCAATCTTTGAACATATTAGGTGTGACAGGCTTTTATCTGCTGGATTTGAAATATTATCCGAAAATTCACTTCATGTAGATAATGAATTTATTGAGAAATATCCAAATTTAACACTCATAGATTATAATGACTTTTTTAATTGTGATATAATCAAACAATACAAAAATAATAATAATGACAAATTTAATATGAAAATTTTTATAGTTCATTACAAAAAATTAACAGAAAGAAAAATATCAATACTAGACCAGTTTCGTAAATATAATATAACCAATTATGAATTTATTGAAATTGATAGAGATGAATTATATAATTACAATTGTGACATATTTGATAAAAATTTCGGAAATGCATTAACTGCAATTTCTTTATCACATTATTCAGCTTATCAAAAAATTATTGATAGTCATGAAGAAGCATTAATTTTTGAAGATGATGTTATTTTATGCGACAATTTTGTTAATAAACTACAACAATATTTAACACAACTTCCGAGTGATTATGATATTTTATTTATTGGAAATGGTTGTAATTTACATGTTGATATAAAACAAATCGAAGACAATAAATTTATTTATAAACGAAATGTATGTGATGGATTAACAAGATGTGCAGATAGTTATATTATAAATAAAAAATGCTGTTTAAAACTTAAAAATTATATTGATAATCAACAAAGTAAAATTAATCGTGCTATTGACTCATGGTTAGAGATTGTATTACAAGATAATAATTGTAATGTATATTGGGCTGAACCAACTATTGTCATGCAAGGTTCACAAAATGGTTCATTTGACAGATCTTGGTTTCATGTAGATTTAAATAATACAATGTTTAATAATTGCATTCAAAATTTGAAAGAATTAACACCCTCAGACTTTTTTAAAAATCTTACATCCGAACCATTATATGATGTCACCAAATGCCTAAAATTTTTTTATGGTATATCTAAAAAACATATTGATATAACTAGAATAGTTTTGGAAAAATGTATTATAAATGATGAATTAATTATTCCTCCAACTGATAATGAAAGAACGGCTATTTTTACTGATCCTATGTTTGGAATTATAAAAGACATATATATAGTTTTTAACGAGAGTTGTTATTGTAAAATAGTTTCTAATTTATACACACTTATCAATTTACAGACAAACATTGGATTTTCTGTTGATTCATTTGACCCACAAGTATTGACATGTTTTGAATCGCCTTATTCTAAAAAACGTATTGGTAAAAATTTTGATGGTGGATATATAATATGCGATATTCCTGATATAAAATATGATTTCTTATTAAGTTGTGGAGTATGTGACGACATATCATTTGAAGAACAGTTTTGCGAAATTTATAAAAGTGTAAAATGTCATGCGTATGACGGAACAATAGAGAATATAAATATTAATAATTCAAATATAAAATTTATTAAAAAAAATATAAATTATTTCAATGATAATAACAATACAAACTTACACTTAGAAATAGAAAATTATGATAATATATTTTTGAAAATGGATATTGAAGGATTTGAAATACCATGGATGAATACATTAACATACAAACAGTTGAATAAATTTTCACAAATTGTCATTGAGTTTCACTTTCCTTTTTCTTTTAAAGAAGTTCCTATTTTTGATAAACTAAATAAAACTCATATACTAATTCATTTTCATCCAAATAATTGCTGTGGAACTAGAAATCATAAAGGAATAATAATACCAAATGTATTTGAATGTACATTTATACATAAAAAATATTATAATCAACCATACAAATTAAATACTGAATTAATTCCTGGCAGTCTTGATATGAAAAATGTATTTGATAACAATGAAATATCTTTAAATCATGAGCCATTTGTTTTTTCTAAAAAAAAAATCATTGATTGTTTTATTTTTTATAATGAATTAGATTTATTGAGTTATCGTTTGAATCTACTAAACGATGTAGTAGATTACTTTGTGTTGGTTGAGTCTACAAAAACATTTGTTGGTAAACAAAAACCGTTATTTTATAGTGAAAATAATAGTCTATTTTCAGATTTTAAAGATAAAATTATTACTATAGTGGTGGATGATATACCATTTGACGAATTTAACATTGATATTAATAATGGTCAACAATGGCAGAATGAAATACACCAAAGACGTTGTATTAGTAGAGGAATTGATAAACTTGATTTAAAAAATGATGATGTAATCATTATTACTGATATTGATGAGATTCCAAATCCAGAAATATTGCAACAAATACACAATAATTGTGAAAAGGACTTTGATATTGCAACCTTACAAATGGATTTTTATTATTATAATTTAAATTGTAAAAGAAATGAAAAATGGAATTATGCAAAAATTTGCACATATAAAAAATATTTGGATAATGCCCGTGATTGCCAAAAAATAAGAAATATATTTAACTGCAAATTCATCGAACATGCTGGTTGGCATTTGAGCTACTTTGGTGACACAAATTTTATTCAAAATAAAATTAAAAATTTTTCACACCAGGAATTGAACAATGACACATTTACTGATGAAAATATCATATTGAAAAAAATAGAAAATTGCAAGGACTTATTTGACAGAGACAATAACTCCATAGATAATAGTATGAAATATATCAGTGTTATTGATAACAATAATTTACCACCAATGTATAATAGTTATTTACAAAATTATTATAAAAATGAATTTGATAATAAAAGAGACTGTGTAAAAATAAAATCAGAAGATATTCATAACTATTGTTTTATACATTCTTGTTGCTTAGAAAACGGCAAAACCGAAAGATTAGACTATTTGATACATCAATTGACTAGTAGTGGATGTATTAGTTATTTAACTAAAATTTTTATCATTAATATTGGACACTGTTTAGATGACGACTATATTAAACAATTCAAAAATGAAAATAAATTTGAAATAGTCAACTATTCAAAAAATACAAATTTGCAAGAAAGCCCTACAATAAATAAAATGATACTTTTTTCAAAAAATAATAAGAATTGTAATATTCTTTATATTCACACAAAGGGTGTAAGATACAGTATAGACGATACTAAACAAATTGACTGGATAAACATGATGACGTATTTTCTTTTACACAAGTATCAAAGGTGTATTCATTTATTAAATGATGGTTATAGTTCTGTAGGTTGTAACTGTCATGATGGTTCTGACGGAGTTGCAAAACATTATAGTGGTAATTTTTGGTGGTCTAAAAGTAATCATTTACGTAAATTGGAATATTTAAATGAAAATGTCGATACTAGATGTAAAGTTGAATTTCATCTTTTTACTATTGACCATAAGCATTTTGTAATGCACAACTCAAAGATAAATCATTACTTAGAAAATTATCCAACCGAAAAATATATTGGAATAAATAAATATAAATTTACACAAACATGGTTTATAAATTCAGAAATACATAATTTACTTTTGAAGTTTATTCATACAAATAAAATTAACATAATACTTGAAATAGGTTGTTTTGAAGGATTATCTTCAGTATTTTTTGCAGATAATTTATTGAATAATGATTGTTCAACTCTAACATGTGTTGATCCATTTTTATCATTTTTAGATAATGACCATACCAATTATTTACAAAATAATGAAGAAAATAATTTTAATTTTAATATTTCTATTTGTGATAGTTCAGACAAAATAAATTACAAAAAAACTACATCAGATGAATTCTTCAAATATAATCATCAAGTATTTAATTTTATTTATATTGATGGCTGCCATAAATGTGATTTTATTGAGAGAGATATGAAAAATTCTTTTGAATTTTTAGAAAAAGAAGGCATAATGTGGATGGATGATTATAGAGGCGGTAAAGAAATTGAAGATACAATGAATAATTTCTTAAAAAAATATAGCAAGCAAATTAAAGTAATTCATTCAGGTTATCAATTAGCAATTCAAAAATTAGTTTAATAAATAGTTTATATATTATTTAATATTTATTGTTAAATAATTTATTGTTAAATAATATTTAATATTTATTGTTAAATAATATATTTATTTCTCAGTTGAAAATAAGAACACCTGAAATAGTCTTCCATTTTCTTTAGAATCGCCAAAATAATCCAATCCAATCAATATATACACAAATAGTTAATAAAACATTGTACGTAAACCATATAACAAAAGATGACTGTTACTCATTTTTTGTTATAATTTATTTATTAACCGAAATAAAAAACTAATTTAAAAAATTGCGCTTAGTTGCGACCGCGACCGCGACGTTGAGTGCGACTGCGACGTTGAGTGCGACTGCGACGTTGATTGCGACCACGACCACGACGTTGAGTTCTTGATGACATTATATTTTGTTATATACATACTAAAGAAAAAAATATTTTTTTTAATTATAATAAATTACAAAAAATATAAATTATAAAAAAATTATAAAAAAATTATAAAAAATATAAATTATAAAAAAATTATAAAAAATATAATATTCAATATACACAAAATTCCTAAATAAATAAAAATAAATACTATTTGGATAATAATTTTTTTAGAAATGAACTAAATGGCTTAAATAATTACCAAATTGTGTCACTATGCCAATACATTCCATCCCCCTTTTTAATATTGTAAAGACTTTTAAATAATCGTAAACGCGACAGTGGACAATTTGCTCTATATTTGTCTAAAGGATGTGGATTCAGTTTCAACTCTATGGAAATTGATTCTTTTGGAACATAAGAACGCCACTGATACGCAATATACATGAACAATGTTTCAAATGACAATTTTTTTATTGGAATAATATAGTCATCATTTATCTGATAGTCTCTCAAATATTCTTCTATAATTGCTAATCCGCTAATATCTGCTAAATTCTCTCCAACAGATAAAGACCCATCCATTTTTATTCCATCTCTTGCAGCAAATGTTTCATACTGTCGAATAACATCCTTAACCTTCATGTTGAATATCTTGCGGTCATTCGGAGTCCACCAGTTGAATAAGTTGCCCTTGTAGTCATACATGCTTCCCAAATCATCTAGCGAGTGTGACAGTTCATGACCAATTGTATAACCAATGTATGCTAAATTATATTCGATTCCCCTTTCGTCGCCATCTAGAAATGGCTTTTGTAGATAAGCAAGAGGTAAATAAATGTTATTCTTTGTCGGGTCATAAAACGCATTCACAATGTAGGCTTGGTTACCGGTTAAACTAAAATTTATGCTCCAGTCAACTATTGGCAAATCAACGTAGTGTTTTCCTTCTGTTTCAATCAATAATTTTAATCGCCATTCATTGCATGCGCAAATGTTTCCCCATGCGTCATTTGTTTTGTATTCAATGTCAGGGTCAGGTACTAAATATGGCGGATGTGCCATATCAACGCGTATATGTTTCAATTTAAGAAGCGCATATTTTTTTGTTTTTGGACTTAACCACTTGTTTCTCTCTATTTTTCGCATAAACACTGTTTTTAAATCATATGCCAGGTTACTTGCCCACTTGATGTATGCTCCATTTGCATACTTAGAAACATATTCTTCTGTCAAAAAAGTATTAAAACAATACGACAGGCCAAAGATGGGATATATTGCTTGCGGCATTATCACACTTTGACCCTTCACCGTCTTCCCAAAGTAGTTATAGTATATAACTCTCCACGAGTTATGAAAGCGCATAATCTGTTTAAAATAACAATAATATACATAGGTTCTCCACTTTTTTGAATTCCAATTCTCATGTAGAATACCTGTAATTTTAGACAGGTAATTCATATTGTCTGTTATAAAAAACGAAGGAGTGGATTTGAAACCAAGTTGTTTTGTAATTTCTGCCCATTCAAGATGATAAATATTTTTCGCTTCACTTGCGGTGACGACATTGTACCCATCATCAGCTTCTTTGACTTTCGAGTCATATGAATTAATCGCGTCCAACATTTGTTTTTCAACATCTATTACATCCTGAGAATTGTATTCGTTGTCTTCTCCAAATGCAAGTTTGAATATACGAGTTACGAAATCATTGAATTTTTTATTAAAGTCTTTTTTGTAGTTGTCGTTATTATCATACAAGTCATCGTTGTAATACGTCAACTGTGGCGCATTAATATGACACCTATTGATTTGAGAATCTTTTTCATCCGTTAAAATTGAAAATGACAGTGGACAAAATGACGAAACAATTTCATTCTTGTTCATGTATACTAACAAATCAACGCATGTTCCTTTTTCAAAAATATTATTCAGTTCTTTTTTTATATTTTTCCAGTGATTTTCGCACGTCACTTCATCTAAATGTAAGAAGGATTCATATACATTTTTTATCATTTTGGATTTATGACTTGAATTTTCCGAAGTGTAATTTTTAACAATTTCAATAAGTTGATAATAAACCGTCTCTTGTAACATTCGAAAACTATCAATTCGTGTATAGTATGTATTTGTATTTTGGCTCTTCATTCTTTTTAACCACTCATAGTTTACATATGTGTAAAAATCATCTTTTGGATTTACCGACTTTGGCGCCAAAGGCTTACTAAACAAGCGAATAAGTTCCTTGCCAACAGATGCCGATGCATCTGAATGCAGGTTGCCTGTATTTTTTTTACTCTTCAAATAATTTTTAAAATTTTCTTCAAATGAGTTGGCTACAGTAATACAACCAATTTTATCTTTTATAATCAGTTTTTCAATAACGTCTTTACTTTCTTTTTCATGTGGATTTTTATTTTTTCGTGTTTTATTTTTCATTTTGTCAAGTAATTAAACTCAAAAAAACAATATACTTATTCTAATATATTTAACAAATATATTATTTTTATTCAATTTTCATATATTTGTGAATATTCCATTTTTCTCTCTTCTCTCTATATTTTTGTGATAAATCTATAAAATACTTCACCGTATGTCATTCCTCTTTGTATAAAGTAAAGACGTTTTGATTCGTCAGAACATAAATCAAACCAGCTGGTATAATCATTTACTTCGCTAACGCAAGTTACTTCATTTCTAATTTTAGTAATCAAATCTTCACTATCTATTTTACGTATCATTTGTTTAATGCACATTTTTAAAAAGTCTACTAGATTTGAGTCGTTATTGATTGTATCATTGTATTTTTCCCATATGTTTCTAAATCCAAGGATTTCATTCAGGTCGCATTTCTGGTCTTCGATGCAAATGTTTACTGGATAATTTGACATGATTCCTCCATCAATATAACATTGAACGCAAGGTTTGTCGCCACCGTCACCACATGGTTCGATTATTTTAGGAGAAAATATCACTGGAAATGCACAACTCATTTTGATTGCATCCATTACCTTTAAATTCGGATGTGTTTTATAACTTATATTTGTGAGTTTAAACTTATTCAACTCTACCGACATGACATGAATTTCTATTTTATTGTATTCAAACAGTTCGCTCATTGTTGTTTCCAGTGACAAGTCTTTTGATAGCAATAATGGTTTCATAATAATGTCAAAGAAATCCTCAGGAATAATTCCTTTATTTGTATAAATGTTCAAAACGTCATGAAATGTTGTATTCAATGGCAGCACGGTATTCCACGGACATTTTACAATGTAGTCATCTATCGTTTCCCAATTGTGTTTTAGTGATAAAATAACTCCAATAATTGCGCCAATCGATGTTCCATAGATGGATTCTATATTGTCAATATTCCAAAACTTATTTTTTTCAAGATATTTTGCAGCGCCATATGATAATAGTCCTGTTGGACCACCACCGCTAATAATTAAATGTTTTATCACCATTTCGTCAATATTATTTTATTTTTAGTTATATAACATCAATATATAAATATAGTTGTACATTTTTATGTTTATTTTATTGTGAATTATTAACAAAATAAATATATTTTATAAATAAAAATAAATAAAAAAATAAAAAAAATAAACTAATTATAAAATATAAAATATATTTATTACCTTTACATTATTTGAATGGATAACCTTTTTTATTCTCGTCAAGAAGAAGAAGAGGATGTCGAAAATGTTCGAAAAATAAATTTAGATGAACTGTATGACACAAAAAAAGAAAAGGATTTACAAAAAATGCACATCTTCAATCGTATTCTTAATAGAATACATACAAAAATCAAAACAACTTCAAGACAAAAAGTAAACAGCGACTTTTGTTGGTATCTTGTTCCAGAGGTTATGCTTGGAGTTGTTAATTATGATCGTGTCATGTGCATATCGTATATCATTGCAAAGTTGGAAGAAAATGGCTTTCAGGTGAGGTACACTCATCCGAATTTGATATTTATAAGCTGGGGACATTACATTCCCACATATGTTCGAACCGAATTCAAAAAGAAAACAGGAATATCTATTGACGAACATGGAAATAAAAAAGAAGATGATAACAGTGAAGGAGGAGGAGGAGGAATTCGACTCATTACAAATTCAGGAGAAGACTCAACCGGAAACCTTGACCATACTTTATTGAATCGAAACAAAACATCGTCATCGTCAAATGCAAATCCAAACATAGTCAAAAAGGAATATAAACCAATTAATAGTTATAAGCCAACTGGAAATTTAGTGTATAGTAATGACTTTCTTAAAAAAATAGATGAACGAATAAATAGTTAGTTGATTGTGTGTGTGTTTGGATTTTTTACAATAAAACCTTTTCCTCTCGCTTGTTCAATTGTATTGTAATTAATGTCACAACCGTTGTGAGATAATGAATATGGGAACGGTCTTGCACATGGTGGTGGGGGTAAGTAATTATTTTTTGCAACTCCTCCGGTTGTAATATACTGTCCTTGCGTGGTATACCCTCCGACAAATTTAGTTGTAGGTTTATAATACATGTACTTCTTCCCGCCAATATGATAAAAACTGCCTTGTAAACATTTACACACTTCGGCATCAGCAACAGTAGTGTTTGCGCTTTTATCTGCTTGAAATTTACACGAACCAACCTTCCAACTTAATGATTCTGTATATTGAGACTGTGAATCGGTAATTCTATAGCTGTTATCATCATCTTTAACCCAGGTGTTTGGATAAGCTCCGTGCAATATTCCCAAATATTTTTCATCAAGCATTCCCTTTGTATTTTTAACTGTTTTTTTGACAATGGATGAATCGTTATTGCAACAGTCTCCAGAGTTTGCAATGTACTGTGGGTATGTTCCACAGCATCCTCCCCATCCAATTGGCTTGTTTCCTCTAAACTGTGTGCGGGTTACATTACTTACCATGCGAAATCTACCAACTCCGCCAATGTTTCGGAGAGTACCATTCAATGAAAATCCATCATGTCCAATTCCAGAAATGGCATCAACACGAGGATTACCTCCTCGATATGTTTTTCTTTTCAACGTAGCAATTGACATTAATTATACTTGTATAATATTAGTATATATTATATAAATATATATAATTATATAATTTCTTATTTATAAAATAAATAAAATTATTCAAAAATTATTCAAAATATATTATATGTTATTCAAAAAACTATTAAACAAAAAAATATAATTAAATAAAAAAAACAAAATAAATACAAATATGACAGATAAGATAAAAAGTCACAGTCATCATAATGATGAAGAGATGCGCGTTAAAAAACGCAATGGTTCTTTTGAAATCATTGCTTTCGATAAAATCCTTAATCGTGTAAAAAATCTTGGAAAAGCGGCAAATATTACTTCAATTAATTATGCATCTCTAGTGATTAAAGTTATTGACCAGTTATATGATGGTATCCCAACAACTAAAATAGACGAACTAACTGCAGAACAGTGCGCCGCTTTATCCACTCAACATCCCGATTACATTACGCTGGCGAGTTATATTGCAACGTCAAATAATCATAAAAATACAGATGCTTCATTTTACAAAGTTATGACAAAACTTTACAAAAATAAAGACAGTCATAAATGCAGCTGTCCTCTTATTTCAGAAAAAACAATGTCAGTAATTACTAAACATAAGGAAGAACTTGAAAACATGGTTGTTCATCAGAGAGATTTTTTGATTGAGTACTTTGGATATAAAACATTAGAGTATTCATATTTGTTGAAAATAAATGGACAAGTCGTTGAGCGTCCTCAGTACATGTGGTTGCGCGTTTCCATCGGCATTCATGGGGATAACATTGGTAAAATAAAAGAAACATACGATTTAATGTCTCAAAAGTATTTTACTCATGCAACTCCCACCCTTTTTAATTCGGGAACACTTCGTCCTCAGTTAAGTTCATGTTATTTAATAGCAATGGAGAATGACAGTTTAGGTGGTATATTCAACACGCTCACAGATTGTGCGCACATTTCTAAATGGGCTGGAGGAATTGGGCTTCACATTCACAACATTCGAGCCAGAGGAAGTTTGATTCGTGGAACAAATGGTGCATCGACCGGAATTGTTCCAATGTTGCGAGTATTCAACAGCACTGCGCGATATGTTGACCAAGGCGGACGCCGAAATGGAAGTTTTGCAATTTATTTAGAACCGTGGCATGCAGACATTCGCGACTTTTTAGAGTTGAAAAAAAATCATGGTGATGAAGAAATCAAGGCGCGCGATTTGTTTTATGCTCTTTGGGTTCCTGATTTGTTCATGAAAAAAATAAAAGAAAATGAAGACTGGTGTTTGTTTTGCCCGGATGAGTGTCCGGGGTTATCTGATGTTTATGGAGACGCCTTTGAAAATCTGTATCATAAATATGAATCAGAAGGACGAGAAAAATGCAAGTTAAAGGCGCGGGACTTGTGGTTCAAAATTTTAGACAGTCAAATGGAAACAGGAACGCCGTACTTGTTGTACAAGGATGCTTGCAATAAAAAGTCAAATCAACAAAATGTTGGAACCATTAAAAGTTCAAATTTGTGCTGTGAAGTGGTTCAGTATTCTGATGATAAAGAAACAGCTGTTTGTAACTTGGCAAGTATTGCGCTCAACAGGTTTGTCAAGGAAAAAGATAAAACATTTGACTTTGAGCTTTTGCACTCTGTCACAAAATCAGTGACATACAATTTGAACCAAGTGATTGATGTAAACTATTATCCAACAGAAAAAACGCGAACCAGTAACATGCGGCATCGTCCGATTGGAATTGGTGTGCAAGGACTCGCCGACACATTTATGATGATGGATTTTGCTTTCAACAGTTCGCAAGCGAAACAACTAAACACGCATATTTTTGAAACGATTTATCATGCAGCTTTAGAAACGTCGGTGGAACTTTCCAAGAAGCATGGACCCTATGACTCGTTCCAGGGTTCACCCGCATCTAAAGGTATACTGCAGTTTGACATGTGGAATGTTGACCCAGGTAACTCACGATACGATTGGACCGAAATGAAAAAATCAATTGTTACGCATGGAATTCGAAATTCATTGTTAATTGCACCCATGCCAACAGCAAGTACGTCGCAAATTTTAGGAAATAACGAAGCATTTGAACCCATCACAAGTAACATATATACGAGACGCACATTGGCAGGAGAATTTATTGTTATAAATAAGTATTTGATGCGCGAACTCATTGACATGGGAATTTGGACAGAAGCGTTGAAAAATAATATAATTGCGAATCGCGGGAGCGTGCAGCATTTAACCAATTTGAGTGAACACATGCGGAATAAATATAAAACAGTCTGGGAGTTGCCAATGAAAGATTTAATCGACATGTCAGCTGATAGAGCAGCTTTTATTTGCCAAAGTCAGAGCTTGAATTTGTGGATGGAAGAACCGAGTTATGGACCATTGACATCCATGCATTTTTATGCTTGGAACAAAGGTCTGAAAACTGGTCTTTATTATTTAAGAAGAAAACCAAAACATCAGGCTCAACAATTTACAATTGAACCAGAAAAAATACAAAATAATACAGCAGTTCAGTCTCAATCCGATAAAGAAGATTTTGTTTGCACAATGTGCTCTTCTTGAAACTTGTATTTATTTTATTTTCATATATTTTTATATTTTTCATGTAATGTAATTTTCATGTAATTTTCATTATCAAAGAGGCTCTGCACACTGGACATGTTGTTTTTATTACGACCCATTTTGCCAAACATTTTGAATGGAAAACATGCTTACATTTTGTTTTCACAATTTCATTTACTTCTTCTTTTTCTTCTTCTTTTTCTTCTTCTTTTTCTTCTTCTTTTTCTTCTTCTTTTTCTTCTTCTTTTTCTTCTTCTTTTTCTTCTTCTTTTTCTTCTTCTTGTTCATTTATTTGACATATTGAACAAGACCAAGCGTCTTCACAACTATGCTCTGCTGATTTGTCTTGTTCTTCAGCTTGTTCTTGAGGAGCTACTTTACAAACATCTATTCCGAGTCTTTCGAATGTTTCCAACGCCGAAGCAGTGACTGCCGCCGCTCCTCCTGCCGCTCCTGCTTGAAAGTTTTGATGGTTCATATAATAATGATAATTGTTGATAACATTGTTGTAAATGTAATAGTTGATGTTGATATCGTTGATACCGTTATAAAAATTGTTATTATTGCTTGCGATGAATGCAAGTAAAAAGTCTCGGTTTGCCACTGGCTCCATGTTCATTTTCCAATGAGTTTTTTATAAGTATTATAAAATAAACAAAAACATTCAATTTTTATTTATTTATATGATGAATAAAAATAAAAATATGAATAAAAATAAAAATATGAATATTGCTGGGTTATAAATAATTGGGTTATAAATAATAATTTATTATCTGTCGGTTAACATTAAGCAGTTCTCTCGAAACAGTCTCCGAAACTGTCTATTTTCACGAGACAAGTCAATATTCAATGCAATTTTACAGTAACAACGAAGACATATTAAAACGTCAACTTTAGAATTGTGAGCATTTTTGGGGGTAATATGAAATAAGTGGTTATGCAATTCCAATAGAGTTGGATATTTAAAATATTTTGTACCATCCTTCCACGTTTTTTCAATTTTACAAATATCGACCGACTTGAGCATTGTGCAAAATTCATTTTTGAATGGAAGTTGCACGTACGAACTATCATCGGGGTCGAATCCCTTGTTTCGAATTGCTTCAACAATGAGAATGCGCTTATCGAATGAAATATTATGTCCGACACAACAGTCGCACGATTTCAGTGCGCGCTTGAATGCACAAAGTGCATCCGCAATTGGAATGCCACGTTCACTGCTCATTTCTCTCGAAATTCCATGTATTTCAATACTTTTAGCGGTTAAATTTACACTTTCGTCGATTTTTATAATTTCATCATACTCTTCAACAATTTCACTCGCACCTTTGCTGTCGTCATAAACTATAAAACTCAGCTGAATAACGTGCGGCCACTTGTCTGTGTCATATATTGAAGCATGTTTACTCTCAGGTAACCCCGTTGTTTCTGTGTCAAAGCATATTGTGCGCATTCAATGGCTCGCTCGCTCTTGTTTGTTCTATTCAATTACACTAAAATAATTTATCAATTTTTTCGTAAAGTTTAAAAATGAAATGGTATAAATAAAATAACAAACCAAAAAATAATATCGATAATATCGATAATAATAACACCAATATATATATTAGAATAAAACCCCTATGTCAAAATACAACGAACTAACACTAATCTCCGGTATTCTAACAATTGTCGCATTTTCTTTTTTAATAGAACATGTTTATGTTACAAAAATAACAGATAATTTAACATATTTTTGGATTTTTTTAAATTTAACAGGTCAACTTTTATTATTCATATATGGTAAAGTAAACAACGTTTTTGGTATCTATTTCACATCATTTATTATCATTGTAGGAATATCATATGTGTTATATGTAAAAGTTACATATAGAAAAAAGAAAAAACTACATTTATAAATAAATAAATACAATCAAAATATTAAATAATAATTAAATTATATTTTTTACAATAGATATTTATATTTATATATATATATTTATATACGTCGTATAGTAAGTAACCTCAACAAGATATCATGAACCTTGATAAAATTCATATATTTATACTATTAATGCTGGCGTTAATATGTTCTTCGTGTTTAGGAAGTTTTATGCGTGAAGGTTATGAAAATAGTAATGAAAATAAGTATCCTAATGTAGAAGACCAAGGAATAAATTCCAACAACCCCGATAATTTTGTTCGCAACCCCGTAGGTGAAACTTATCAAGATGGGTATAGCGACTATTATCAAAATTTAGACCAAGAAACTGTTGATTACTCAAATTCAAAACTTGCAAAAGATAAAAAAATTGGACCACATCGAAGTAAAGAAAATTATGATGACGATGACAACGAGGACAACAATATAAACAGTTATGGAAACGTAAACAAGTACCCAAATGTTGAATATGACAACATATTAATGGCGGGTAGAAGTAAAAATAGATCGTCGTCACATGATATCAGAAAAACTTTTAGAGGTTCTCAAATACCACCAGGAAGCGAAGACTTGTATATATTGAAATCTGAAATAGTTCCTCCTGTATGTCCCGCATGTCCCGCTGTAACGACGTGTCCGACTGAAAAAAAATGCCCGCCATGTCCGCCGTGTGCAAGATGTCCGGAACCGGCATTTGAGTGTAAAAAAGTGCCGAATTACTCTGGACAAAATGACTCTTATTTACCAATGCCTGTTATGGCCGACTTCAGCCAGTTTGGATTGTAAAGTATAATTTTCATTTTTTTCTTTTTCTAAAAAACATTATAAATATTATATTTGAAATCAATTTGAATATAATATTATAATACAAGTATGTTCCAAGAGTATCTCGTCGCATGCCTCGTCTAGTTTTTCACATAGTTGAAAAGAACAAGTGGTCAATTTTTGTTCAATATTATAATGGTGAATTTCACATTTGTGCAAATAGAAAGTTTAATCAGAATATTATTTTTAATCTCAAGATATGTGGAGAACATACAACATATTTATTTTTACATGAACTATTGAATTTCAAAAGAAACAAGATGAATTACTCCATTACACTTTTTTATTCGGATCTTTCAGATAACAGTTCATTTTCTGATTTTGAAAAGGTTGCCAGTGATAGAATGAAGGAAGTTATTGGTTATGATAATATTGAACTATTTGAAACTGATATTCTTAAATACTTGTCATTTGTGTCATTTGTTAAAGTTGATGTTTCCCATTCAACAAACTTAGATTGAACTGATTGAACTGAACCACCGTTGTAATAGTAATAATAATACGGTAATAATAATATAAAACTATACATATATAAAGATAACAACAACATTTACAAAAGTGTGAAAGAATGATTGGGTTTGGATGGGTGCTGATGTATAACTCGCTTGTTGAGAAGAATTATACTTCTAATAAAGATGATAATAAAGATGGTAATAATATAAAAAAAATAAATAATATAATTTTGAATAAAGACATAAAAACTACTGGTTAGTAATGAATAATAAAAATGGAATTTCAAAATAAAGTTGAATCATCAGAACAACAAGGTAAAGATGTAAATAAAGATGTAAACATAGATGCGTTGAAATATTTGAGAGACAAAATTGAAACGTTGACAGTGTTTCATCAAATTGAAATATTGAGAATTTTACAAATGAATAAAGTTACATTTAGTGAAAATAAAAATGGTGTTTTTGTAAATTTGACTTATGTGAATCAAGACATCATCAAAAAAATCAACGACTATATTGTATATGTTGATAAACAAGAGTTGCAACTCAATGAGGTTGAAGAGAAGAAAATTGTTTTATCAAATCAATATTTTAAATAAGAACTCAATAAAAAAATATATATTTATAAAATATAATGAATACTAATACTAGTACAAGTATAAATAATATTGTTTATGATGATATGATTATTGACAAAAATAAACTAGAAAGTATAGTTGATAATAATGATTTCAAAAATATAAATTTAGTAAGAATTTTTGGAAAAGGACCAAGTTTTAAAAATATAGAAAAAATAGATAAAGATAATGAATTTCACATTGGTATAAATCAAACAGTAAATATATTAACTGATGTCGATATGTTAGTTATAAATGATTTAGAGAATATATATTCAATTCATGAAGACAAATTAAAAAATTTAAAATATATATTAACTCCTGAATATTTACATATAAATCAACGTTTTAATATAAATGGTTATTTTGTTAATGTTTATGAATATTTAAAAAAAAAAAAATTTACAGGAAAATATATTGTATATAATCTTGGTACTAATCGTAATCCTAATCCAAATTATATAACATTACCATCAGCCTTAACATCCTCAAATAGTGCATTAGATTTCGTTTGCATATTTTTGAATAAATATATTAAGAATATAGAATTCTATGGGGTTGGATTGAGTGGGATAAATTATCATAAATTATTTACTGGTAATGGTACTTATAATATAAATAGGATTCATAAAATTTCAAATCATATTAAAAAAACATGTGAACTATATAAAATAAATTATGTTATGAAATAATATGAAATAATATAAAATGATTAAATCAGTATGCTTTGGTTTTGATGGCAGTACAATCTTGTAAAAGTATTGTTAATTATATTTGTGCATTGATAAAGGTTTAAACACATGTTCATTTACTATATTAACGTACGTTATAGTAAATGAGGAAACAATCACAACCACAATCACATATAGAAACTGTGGAAACTGTGGAACCGTCGTCATTGGAAGAATTAATTTCTTCATTGCAGATGCATGTAGTTGGAAGAAAAGCCAAAGTTGAAGCTGACACAGAATATAAAAAGGAAAAAAAAGAACAAAAGTCGCCGCCGCCGCCCTCATTGTCACAATTGTTCACTATTAAAGAAAAGGATAAATTACTATGGGCATTTTACATTATGTTGAATGGCGAAGATGCGTATAAGTATTTGAAAACGAAATTTGTGGCTGATAAAGAAATTAGGATAACGTCTGTTGAAAAACTGCATAAAATTTCGAATGTTTTCAAACAGCATAAATTGAATAAAAGTCGAATTGAAGCAGAATTATCAAGTGATGCTTTTTTAACGCTTGAAGGTTTTTTTGGATTATGTATTATTCACAATCTCTCTGCGATGTTTATAAGAAATAATTGTTATTGTGAATTGTATGGTGTTGGAGATTCAGAGAATCCGCATTTGATTGAGGAAAGCGAACATGGCATTGGCATTCATGTTTCTAAAAATAAAAATGTGTTGAGTGAAATGGCGAGAGATGTCAGAAAAACAAAATGGAAAATGGAGAATGTTTTATCACCGATTAAATCAATATCAGCATACACGCATTCAGAATTACTTGAAATATACAATAAAGTCATGGTATTATCAAAGGCGAAGGAAATGAAAGAATCACTGTGTAATCCAAAGGAAAAAAAAACCAAACAATATTTATATGATTTTATATGTAAGCAGTTAGGATAATTTAATGTTTAATTTACTTAAATAATAAAATGTAGTTGATTTTATTTCATTTATATTTTATGTTTTGCATGGTTTGCATTTTATAATTATTATTTTTAATTATTATAAAATTGAACAAATATAGAATTATATATATAAATTATATAACATGTCTACTTCTTCCGATTCTTCTGGAAAAAAATCCAAATTACAAGAAAAACAAAATGAAGACAAAGAAAGATTTGATAACATTGTAAAGTTGTATTTAGATGCAGTTAAGAGGGAACAAAAACAAAAGGAGTCTGATTCTGCTGCACCAGAGTTGGAAGTGCGTTTTGGAACAATGAAACAGTCTGCTGCGCCTTTGACGAAGGATAATGTTACAAATATTATTAAAAAGTTGAAGTCCTTGAATTTTTCGCAGTCTTCTGAACAATACAGTTTAAGAATATTTTTGAATGATTCTGATGTTCGAGTTCAAATTGACAATTTTCCAGTTATACAGAATTTTTGCATTGACAATACAATTGATGAAAAAAAAAATGCAAAAATGATTACTAAAAAGAATATAGAACAAACAGTTGTTCGCGAAGATGGGTCAGAATATAAGACGGATGTGAAACCTGTTGATAATTTAGACTTTGATTTCAGAGTTAGTCTTCAAACGGAGAGAGACATTGGAAAAGAAGAGCGCGAAAAAATTATTTCCAAATGGAAATCGACTGGAAAAAATTTCAGGTATATTCGGCGGACAACATTTACGCATCCTGATAGTCCGGTAAAGATTGATGTGAGTATTGTAAAAGATACATTTTCGTCATCGTCGTCGTCGTCGTCAAATAGCCGACGACAATCATCATACGGTGATTTTAAAACATCGAACATTATGAAGGGTGAAGAAAAGTACGAAGTTGAGATTGAAGTTGATAATACGATTGTTATGGATTCTGGAATATCATTAGAAGTTTTATTGAAAAAGTTGAGAGAGGGAATTAAAATGATTCTCTCTGGAATACAATCAAGCAATTTCCCGATATCGAATGACGAGAAGCGCGATGTGCTGGATGAATATTCAAAATTAATTTACGGAGGTGAATCCAGACCACCTTCCCGTCTAGCGTTTATTGGTCCATCTTCTGTGACTCTTCAGATAAAAAATATTGCACCCGCGGGATTATACAAGATGCCGAGCATTCGTAAAAATTATTCTGTAACAGACAAGGCGGATGGACTTCGAAAACTGTTATATGTTTCAAAAAAGGGCAGAATATATTTGATTGACCCCTTGATGAATGTTCAGTTTACCGGTCTTGAAGCAGAAATCAAGGCATTTCATAGTACGCTCATTGACGGAGAGCACGTTTTACACGATAAGGATGGAAATTTCATTAATTTGTATTTAGCATTTGATATATACTTTATAAAAGGAGAAGGAATTCGAGAGAGGAGTTTTTATACGAGCAGCAAAGAACATGCAGACAAGTCGCGGCATTCAGAAATGGTAAAATATGTTGGAAGCATTGATGCAAAACCAATTATCAAGGGCACGCAGAATCCATTTGTTATTCAAGTGAAGCGCTTCTATTTTGATGATGCAGGGGGTTTTGGCGCAGTGACGGCGGCGGCAGAGGAAAGTGAAGGTTCTTCTGATAGAATATTCATGTTGTGTAAACAGTGCATGGAAACTGAATACAAGTATGTGACAGATGGTTTGATTTTTACACCGTGCAATACTGGCGTTGGAGGGTCAACACCTGGACAAGTTGGACCTCTTGATCGGAAATTTACATGGGCGCTTTCATTCAAGTGGAAACCGCCGCAGTTCAACACGGTTGATTTTCTAGTAACTACCGTGAAGGATGATAAAACGAATCGAGATAAAGTTATTGATAAAATTGGGAGAGGAGGAATCAACGCGACAAACATGCTGGCGCAAAAACAGGTTGAGTCGTACAAGGAGCTCATTTTAAAGGTTGGGTTTGACCCATCCAATCGTTCGAATAAAATCATTCCAAATGCATGCGCATTAATTTATGAAGGCAGCATTGAAAAAATGTTTGGAGGGTCGGGTGAATACAAACCAATACAATTTTTGCCATCGAATCCGTATGACGTAAATGCTGGAACGATGGAAATAAAATTAAATTCTGAAGGCGATATGGTTACTGAAGAAGGGTCGGAAGTATTTGAAGATTTGACAGTCGTTGAATTCAGATATGATATTCAAGATAAAAAATGGATTCCGTTGAGAATTCGTTATGATAAAACTGCTGAACTTAGGAAAACAGGTAAAAACTTTGGAAACGATTACAAGACAGCAGACAGTGTTTGGTATTCTATTCACTATCCTATTACTGAAAATATTATCAAAGGTGTTGATAAAACAATTGCATATGAAGAACTTGCTGCTGCCTCAGATTCATCGGACATAACGGAAAAGTATTATAAAAATAGTGGCACAAAGAAAGAAGAAGAACTTACGCAGGGTTTGCGCGATTTTCATAACAAGTTTGTAAAGTCTGCGCTTATTTATGAACTTTCTAAATCAGGAGACACGCTTATTGATTTTGCTGTTGGAAAAGGCGGCGACTTGCCAAAATGGAAAGATTCTCGGCTATCGTTTGTGTTTGGGATTGACATTTCGAGAGACAACATTGAAAATCCGGTGAACGGAGCATGTGCTAGATATGTTAATTTTATAAGAGAGAACTCTGGTAAATTGGACGCAATGTTTATTGTTGGAAATACTACGAGAAACATAAAAAATGGAAGCGCATTTTCGAATTCGAGTCAATTGACTCGGGAAATATCAAACGCAGTCTTTGGAAAAGGAAGCGTTGATACATTAAAAAAAGCAGGACTAACCGGAGTTGTGTCAAACTATGGAAAGGGTGAACAAGGGTTTGATATTTCATCCATTCAGTTTGCAGTTCACTATATGTTTGAAAGTGAAGAAACGCTTGAAGGATTTGCAAGAAATGTATGCGAGTGTACGAAAAAAGGCGGAATTTTCATTGGGACAACCTTCAACGGAAAAAAGGTGTTTGAACTTTTGAAAAAAAATGGAATCAAAAAAGGAGAAAGTTTTTCAATTTTCAAGAGCGGTGACAAATCGAAAAAAATAATCGAAATTGTTAAAAAATATGATGATGACCTGCGTTTTCCTCCTGACGAAAACAGTATTGGATACGAAATAGAAGTATGGCAGGAGTCAATCAACCAGTACATACCTGAATTTTTAGTAAACTTTGAGTACTTTGACGGTCTTATGTCAAAATATGGATTTGAACCGTTCTTTTTGGAAAATAGGGATAGGGATGGTGATATTTTCAGCAAAAGTCGGGCGTCATTTGAAGAGTTATTCAAAATAATGAAAACATATCATTCCAAAAATTTTGCATATTCAAAAGCGTTGGCCATGTCAAATGAAGAGAAAACGCTATCATTTTTAAATGACTACTTTATATACAAAAAAGTGAGGGATGTTGACTGCGATAATTTGAAACATGCAGCTGTAGTTGTTCCTTCGGGTTTGGGCGAAAAACAAAAAACATTTGCCATGTATGATAAGCAGGGTTTACTTTTGACTCGTCTTGCGGACATGTTAGTTGAGCACAAGTGGAAACAGGTCGACATCAACAGTCCAAGTGCTGATTTTGCATGGGTTGGCGCAACAAGTGATGTAAAAAAAACAGGATTTCTGCGATATGAAGAAGTTATATATAATATTAAAACCGTAGTAAAAAATCTACTCAAAGGAAATGGTGTAAAAGGGTACAGCACATCTGATCCAGATTATCCTTACACAAAAAATGTCATTACAGATAAGGCACAACTTTATATTGAGTTGAATAAAAAATGCCCTGAAATTTGTAAAAAATACATGGCAGAGTCATGGATGTTGAGCGATGAAAAACGGAACTCCGAGTACGGAGTGAGTGATGGCGGTGAAGGCGTTTTGATTATAAAACCGCTTGGTGTTGGCGCAGGAGGAGGTGAAGGAATTGAATACATTACGAGCAAAGAAGATTTAAAGGAGTTTGTGGCAACGCATAAAAAGAAACCATATTTAGTTTCAAAGTATATTAGAAATCCCATGCTTATCGAAGGTAAAAAATTTCACTTGCGCATGTATTTTATGGTTTGCATGAGACCAAACAAAAAGTCGGACTGGTTTTTATTTGATGAGGGTAAAATAATTACAGCCGAGTTACCATACAAGGATGCAGACTACAAGAATAAAAAGATTCATGACACACATTTCAAGTCAACCAAAAAGAATCGACTGTTTCCGAATTCTAGTGACCTTGGAATAGATGACAAAGAGTCTAAAAAAATAATGCAACAAATGCGCGAAGTGTTGCGGTGTGCGTACGACGTTTATAAACCTCACATTGCAACAACGGTTGATTCGAAATATGGTTTTGAAGTTTTTGGGTGTGACTTTATGGTTACGAATGACGGCAATGTCAAGTTGTTGGAAATTAATGCGCGTCATGACTATGGTGTCAATGATATTGAGAAGGAAAATCCTGAAGTTTACGAGAGATTTTGCGTGGATTTTTGCGAATGGATTTATAAAAATGCGATTGAGCCGATGTTTTTGAGCAATGTTGAAGAATCTGAAAAGTATGATTCTGAACATGATCGCGTAGTTTCGGTAATTGAAAAGGGTTTTCCTTTTGTGGAGCGTTTTTGGACAAAGGATGATGTTGAAGCGGCATATGCGTTGATAAAAACAAAAATCGCAGACGCTTCTCTGTCGATGCTTGAAAAGGAACATTATGTTGATGAGACTTCTTATAATATTTTAACGGGGAACAGAGAAACTGAAGAAGTAAATAGATTTATCAGAGAGCATGTGGGTGCAAATGATAATTTGAAATTTAAAAATGAAAGGGGTGCCAAGTTTATATCAATCAAGTCGCCAGATGAAGAATTACTTGATAAAGATTATTTACTAGTTGATTATTTTACAGAACCTTCAAAAATAACGGTTCGTTTGGCAAAAGGCGAGCCGTCGTTAGAAGACCATTTTAAAAACGGCACTCTTGTAGAAAAAGCGTTGCGTTTGTTGAAGCGAAAATCAATAGAAGCAACAGATGAGTCGCTGCACGAGGTGATTGTGCATCAGTCGGATGAGCGCACTGAAAGTCAAGATTCAAGAATAAATATGAAAGTGTCAATGATAGACGGCGTTGATAAAAAAGTATACTTGTCAAGTGCAGAGAATGTGTATGTTTACATTATTATCTGGAAGTTGTTGTTTCCACAAATGTCACCCGAAGATTTTTCAAGCATAAAAATTCTGGACGGAGCCGGAGGATATGGCAGTCGTTTGATGGCGGCAATTATGATGAACGCCAATTATGTTGGCGTCGAACCAAATCCACTTTCTAGTCCAGGGTTTTCTAAAATGATTGAAATGTTTGGTTCACCGGAGAAACAAAAAATGTTAGAAGATGGACTTCCAGGTGCAGTCGGCGTGGAAAATTTACCATTTGGATGGGCAGACATTGTAATGTTCAGTCCTCCTATGTGGGGGAAAGAAGTCTACAACGATGAGACGGTAAAAAATCAGTCTATAAACATGTTTAATAATGAAAAACTATGGCTGAAAGAGTTTTTACACGCGTCCATTGAGGTTCTTTGGAGTCGCCTTCGAATTGGAGGCTACATTGTATTTCAGAGTGTTCGATATGATTACATTGGAGATTACATGATAAAAGAGCACGTCGAAAAACAAAAGGATGCCGAATTCAAAGGTATCATGTCGCGAGTTACAACCGGTGGAAGATATAAACCTAATTGGATTTGGCAAAAAACGAATGGCGCATCTAGTGCTTCGGAAAATGTTAAAGAAACAAAAGAAGACAAAGGTAAAGAAGCCGCCGCCGCCGCCGCCGCCGCCCCCGAACCACCTGCAGTAAAAAGTGATGTTCCAAAAAATAAAATAGTATTTAAAAAGAATAAAACAAAAAAAAATCTGAAACCGGCTGATGAAGTAGAATAAATTAAAAAAAAATAAGCCGCGATGACTTCATGGTCATGATAAACGAATAAACACTTTTTAAAAGATATTAAAAAAATGAACATGTAACTAACTATATAAAAAAATAAAAAGACAAATGAAACACGCCAATAAAAACTATATAAGTGTTGCAGGCGGTAAATTTAAAGAAACAACGAGAGAAATTGGGTGGGTTATGAAAAACGGAGAATGGTGGGCAGACTATGCCGATAAATTATCATGGCATCAAAAAAGCGATGGATTTTGGATTCAAAGATATAAATAAAGTTATAAAAACAATTTAGATATTTAATCTCATACAAATTAGTATTCACAATATTGATTGATACATTATTATATAAATATGAGTATTTTTTTGTTACCAAGAGTTGCGCATGAGATTAAAAGTGAAGACATTCAATTCAAAATGAGTTGTGATATTCCGAATGTACTCATTTCAAATTCATTGTTTGAAATGTTGAGTAGAACAAAACATCAGATTGAGCCAATTGAAACCAGTTGGGATAACTACAAAAAGCTGACAAACCCATATGAGTTTATTCACACAGTTGTTCCAGGTTGTAAAACTCAAGTGAGTCGAATGAAACCACTTTCACGTTCTTTTTATAAAATGATTGAAATATGTGCTCAGTTTAATTTATGTAAAGCCGAAAAGTCTAATGGTGTGTCTAGTCTAGATGATACTGATACTTTCGAGTATGGTGGCAACATTGAAGTGAATAAGAACAACAACGGTAACAACGGTAACGGTAACAACGGTAACGGTAACAACGGTAACGGTAACAACGGTAACGGTAACAACGGTAACGGTAACAACGGTAACGGTAACAACGGTAACGGTAACAACGGTAATGGAATGAGTCGTTGTAACTATAGTCATAATTCATTTATGCAGTGTGTTGTAAGTCATGAAGAGTCGAGTCCTGTGTACAACTCAGAACCAATGTCGTCATTTCATCTTGCTGAAGGTCCGGGAGGTTTTATTGAAGCAGTTTGCCACATGAGAAAAAATCCCAATGACACGTACTATGGAATGACGCTTGTTAACAATGACTCCAAGTGTCCTGGATGGAAAAAAAGCAGAAAATTCATTGAAGAAAATAAAAATGTGATTATTGAAAAAGGAAGTGACGATACTGGGAATTTGTTGTCAAAAGAAAATTTTGAATATTGTTATGAAAAATACAGCGGAAAATTTGATTTGATTACGGCAGATGGAGGAGTTGACTTTTCTGAAAATTTCAATAACCAAGAACACACTGCAACAAAGTTGATTATTGCTCAAGTTATTTATGCCATTGCAATGCAGTCGGTTGGTGGAAATTTTGTTTTGAAAGTATTTGATATTTTTTTGAATGTTACAGTTGATGTTTTGTATTTACTTTCATCCCTTTACACTAAAGTATACATCATGAAACCAAAAACAAGCCGGTATGCGAATTCAGAAAAATATTTGGTATGCAAAGGTTTCAACTCGAATTGCAATATTAATATTCGACATTTAATAAATAAATTTTATGAAAATTTTCATTATTTAACTTCTTCAGAATTGAATATAGAATCTTTTTTCAGATTTAAACATGATCGCGTATACTTGACAAGAATTGAAGAAATCAATGCAATCTTTGGAGAGAGTCAAATTGAAAATATTATAACTACATTGAATTTAATTATGAATAAAAATACGGAAAAAAATGAAAATTTTAAAAAAAGCAATATACAAAAATGTATACAGTGGTGCTACAAACATAATATTCCGCATTATAAAACGATTCAAACAGTCAATATTTTTTTACCGTTTGGTTAATTTTTCTTTCAAATAATTATATAGACGAGACATTAAAATCTATATAATTATAATTTAAATATATATGATGAATATAGTTAGCATGCAAACGACAATACAACTACTATATAAAACAATAAGTGGGAGTAAAAAGAAAGAAAGGTTTGAAACAATTCTTGAACCTTTACAAGCACTTATTCAAATTGGATTGCTTTCGTATTATCCTATTGGAACAAAATTAACAATTAAAAATAATATTCTACACATACAGTCACCAACATACAGTCAATCTGTAACAAGATGGTATAATAATGATACACAAGAAGATTTATTTTACTTGTTTAATATTTTCTGCAGATTCAAAAAATTTTACATTGATGAAAAAAAGGAGTATAATGAACTTTTTTCATTATTAATTGAACTGGCAAAAAATGGAATTAGTAATTTAATTAGAACCTATAACAACACTGAGAAAACGCATGTTTTGCATACGCTTCAAATGTACAAAAATATGTTGGACGGAAGTAATAACAGCCACAATCATGTTGTTTCGCCAAATACACCAATACATTTGACATCGAGTGGTGGCGGAAGTACCGGCGGTGGCGGCGGTAACGCTGCATCATCTGAAATTGACATGGATGACATCTTTATTAAGATTTCTGAGTTATACACAGACGAAATATTCAAAATAATACATCATACGCTTACTGCAATAAAAAATGATGAAAATAATTACATGCACTATGCAGATGGATTGAACATGATACTACAACCGGTCAATATACGAATTAAAAAATGGATTGATGAAAATATTGTTTTTTGATATATTTTTTATTTTTATTTTACAAATTTTTAATATCATGTCGAGTCGAATTATTGAAAAACTTATTTGCTAAATTGTGTTCATTTGGGTTATGAGGACAAAATTCTTGGCGGTTAAAAAGATCGGGGTATGGTTGACGCACATAATTTTCCGGAATGTGCACATTGAACAGGTCACTTTTTGAAGATGGCACATATTCGGCTTGCTCGCAACTTTGAAGTGCAAAAACTTGATTGCGTAAAATGGATTCTGTATTAATGTTTGACGAAAAGCCGGACCACGGTGCTTGTGCATTTCCCGGATTAAATACAACCTCCGGATTGAATGTCGGATACTCTCCTATGGGAACAGTGGGAGTCGCGCGCTGGTCTAATATTGGCATGATTGAATATTTTGTTAAAACTGGTCGCATACTGTACTGCGGCTGCAACGGTGCAGATGGCACATTTCGAATGCTTATTCGGTCACTCAGTTGTCTAGACCGTTCTTGGTTACATATATATAACTTATTTACAACGCCAAACATTTTATAATCTATAAGATATAAGATATACGAATATATTTATATATGTATAAGAAAATATTATTATTATTATTATTATTATTATTTTTTTAAAACTTTCATTTTTTTAAAAACTTAAAAAAATAAATTGAAAATAAAAATCTATATACAAGCATGCATCAGACGACCGACCAGGTTTCAGGTTTCATCAAATCAAAATGTTCACTCGCATCGGGAGCAACATTGTTACTAAAATGGCAACTGCAGCAGTGTCAGCTGTGAGAAATATACAACAAGCCGCACGTGGAAAGAAGAATGGTTGCAGTGAAAACAGTGCAAATGACATGGCAAACATTGCAGCTGCCAGGCGAATTGTTGAACAACAACAACAACAACAACAACAACAATCATCATCTTACAAAAAAATGAAATGTGAAATTACAAAAAATTACAAGAATGAAGCCGACTGCACTTGCAAACGCATGTGCATGGCAAAGGTATCAGAAACAATGTATATTCATCAAGAAGAACATCAAGAACAAGAACAACATCACAAGAAAAAATAGAATAAAGTGAGAGTGAGAATTAGAGAGAAGAGAGAATAAACTCCTTGTTTTTTTAATTATATTTAAAAAAAATAAAAATATTAAAGTGTATCGAATATCGTCGTCGTATCATTCTTTTTTTTGCTCAATTCGATTCAATAGTAACTTCTTAAGAAGACAAGTAATAGAGTGCCAAACATTAAAACACAAAAACATATAGTACATAAATTACTTCTACAATATTGACACCTGCCGCGTCGTTGTCGCATTCTTCTATGTTGTTGCAGTATTTCTTCCATTTGCACTTGCTCTTCGCGTTGATGACGTTGTCGCCAGAGTTGATATTCATTTTCATTTTCTGAGTTTTGTCCATTGTTCCGTCCATTGTATTGCTGTGTCTTTATAATATCAATGTCGCCATTTCTTGAAATGTGTATTTTTTCCACTTCTCTAGCACACGTCAGGCATTTGATGCCGAATGTTCCGTTTAACCGGTTGTCATTATTGTTGTGACGCTGTTGACGCGCATCGAGTATGTCATTGATTTTGCTCGCTCTATAATCGTCAATGCACTTATGATGAACACTGTATTTGCAAGTTTGGCAGAAACTATCAATTTCTTTTTTTATATAACATTCTTCTTCATAATTTTCATCACGAGTCGTCGAGTCAGGTTCAGAGAAATTATCATAACATATAATGCATATCTTCATTTCTTTTTCAGGTTCCTGCGCTTGCGCTTGCCCTTGCGCTTCTTGATTCATCATTTCATTTTCATTTCTGCTGCTATTATTTTCATGTTCTCTCTCATCATCAGAAAGTGGTGGCGCAGATGCCTCCATTGACTCCATTGAACCAACATTTATTATTGTTACTACGCTGTACACCACATCATGACTATGCGCATTGTGTGTCGCTGGTGGTGGTGAGATTGAAATAACATCCACGCGTTCGTCAAACTCTCCATCAATGGATACTGGTGACGATATTGCCGGCGAATCGGACGACGATGACGATGATGACGGTGATGAAAACGTCTGATTTGGATGAAATCTTTTTGCAAAACAGTCACTTCGAATCATTCTTGATGTATGTGGTGGCAAAATTTCAACAATTGTTTCACTCATTGTAACTACTATGACTGTGATATATGCGTATGACTTTAAATACCTAGTGAATACTTTTTATATCATATTTTTTTCAATTTTTTATTTTACTTATTTATATTTTTATGAATCATTGAAAAAAATAGATTAACACATGTTCATTTTCACATTTTTTGTGAATAAATATTTATTAAATCAACATAGATACAAGTTGCTAAACATATACAATACAAGTTGCATACTAACATAAATGTGCGGAATTTATTACTATGAGAACCGGTTAACAAAATACATGGAAATGAATAAACTCAAAATGATGCAAAAATCATTTTACAAAACAAGTCATCGCGGACCTGACAATTCTATTTTTTTAAATGAAAAAACGAAAAACAATTCGCATCGATGTTTTGGGTTTCACAGACTGGCGATCAATGGTTTAAGCAGTGCCGGGAATCAGCCATTAAAATTGAAAGATTGCACGTTGGTCTGTAATGGGGAGATTTACAACTACAGACAACTTATTGAAGAGTTTGGGTTGAAAGATGAGTACAGTGTTGGAGGGTCGGACTGTGAAATTGTCATTCACTTGTTTCGAAAAATTGGAATGGAAGAAACATTGAAACGACTTGACGGCGTATTTGCGCTGGTCTTGGTCGACCATGTTACTGAAAAGTTGCATGTTGCGAGAGATCCATTTGGCATTCGGTCTTTATTTTATGGCTCGACGCAAGGATTTGCGGCGGATGTAACGATATCAAGCGAAGTCAAATCCATGGAACATTGTTTGGGCATTTATGTAAAACAATTTCCATCGGGATGTTGGGGTGAATATGAACTGGGACATTTATCCATTCGACCCTATTATAGTGCGCTCACGGTTCGCAAAGTGTGCGACGTTGATTTGGAATATTACACTCCATACGACTATGTATTTAAAACGGTGCACGACACTGAAGCTAATATTTGCGCAAATATCAAAATATTGTTGGAATCCGCCGTGAAAAAACGATTAATGTCGGAGCGCGCTGTGGGGTCGTTGCTTTCTGGTGGGTTGGATAGCACCTTGGTAACGGCAATTCTGTGCAAAAATATGGACCCATCCAAGTTGAACACGTATAGCATTGGTCTGAGCGGTTCAGTGGATTTAATGTGGGCAAGGCGTGCGGCAAATTTTCTGGGAACGCGTCATCATGAAGTGTGTTTGACCGAAGAGGAGTTTCTGGATGCAATAGAAGCCACAATTTATCAAATTGAGAGCTATGACACGACATCTGTGCGCGCATCTTTGCCAAATTTTTTGATTAGCAAATACATATCACGAATGTCAAATGACGTGGTAATATTCTGTGGCGACATGTCTGATGAAATGTTTGGCTCTTATCGCGGGTTTACAAAAGCACCCACAGATGAAGCATTCAAGATGGAAAATGAGCGAATGATTCGAGACGTGCGTTATTTTGATTTGTTGCGTTCAGATAAGACGATTTCTGGAGCCGGTTTAGAAGCTCGCGTTCCCTTTGCAGATAAAGCGCTAATGAAGTATGTGATGGAAATTCCGCCTTGTTACAAGCGGTTCAATGATGAAAGAATCGAAAAATATTTGTTAAGGAAAGCATTTGACGGGTGCGGATATTTGCCAAATGATTTACTTTGGAGACGAAAAGAAGCATTTAGCGATGGAGTATCTGGAATAACAGGTAGAACATGGGTTCAGATGATAAAAGAATACGTTGACACAAAAGTGTCGGATGTGGAATATGACACGTATACAAAAACCATTGTCGGTTTGAAACATTCCGCACAAAATGAGCTCAATCTGCCGTATGACAAAGAAAGCTATTATTATCGAAAAGTATTTGAGAACTTTTTCCCGGATAAGAGCGATAATGCGATTCCGTATTATTGGCGTCATCCTTTCTGTTCAAACTTGGACCCGTCTGCAAGGCTGTTGGAGTTTTATAAACATTGAACACACACTCCATTGAATATGCGTAAATAAAAACTAATATTTACAAATATAATTAACTTAAATGTATTATTGCATTGTTAATTAATTATATTTGAATGGCAAATAATAATAATGTCACGTTTGTAACAGCATATTTGAAAACTTATGATTATGATTATCATGAAACCAAAACATTTGAAAAAAGATTGGAGTTTTTTATGAAAATTGTTGAACTAAATATAAATATATGTTTATTCGTAAGCCCAGAATTTAAAGACGCAATTGATTCAATTACCAACAAACATAAAAATATAATTGTACTTGAAGTTCTCTCCATAGACGACTTGGAAATTACAAAAATTGGAAGAAAAAACTCTCATTTATTGAATCTTCCAGAGAGAAGAAACAGTTTGAAAGATTCATCAAATTATATGTTTCTTATCAACTCAAAAATTGAGTTTATTAAAAAAGCAATCAACGCCAATCCATTTAACAATGATTACTTTTGTTGGTTTGATTTTAGTTTACCATATGTATTCAAGAGTATTGACAATTGTTTGGCAAAATTGAAAATATATTCTGAATCTAATTTTATTTCTCAGCCATTTATTGCAAATTCAGGATGTTGGAACAAATGTACCAACGTGGAATTTTTAAAAAATGATGTTTATTGGAGATTTTGCGGAGGGTTTTTTATTGGAGACAAGAATAGTTTATTATCATTTTATGATGCCAATGTGCGTTACTTTGAGGAATTTTTATCTTTGACAAAAAAACTTGTTTGGGAAGTAAACTATTGGGCATGGCTTGAATTCATGGGATATGTGTCATTTACGTGGTACCTCGCAGACCATAATGACACTATTATAAATATTCCAACACACGTTTATACAAAATTAATAAATACCTAAATTTTTTTGACAGTTCATAAAATAATAACAGAGTAGATGAATGTATCTATCATTTATATCACATTTGTTTCTACAATATGAGTTCCAAACATATTTACAAGCTTCATAACATTTTTTATAGTCTTTATTGTTGTAACTATTTTTTATGAAATTATAAATTGGTTTGTCGGCACTTTCATAAACATGTGTATAATTTGTAATCATTTGATTATAGTCACCATAATAATGATGAAACAATTCTGGATTTTCAAAATAAACAGGACTATATAGTTGCTCATCTGCGTGACCATAACCTAAACTGAGGTATTCTAAAAATTTATTTTCTATTAAATCACACACTTTATACATGTATTCATAATTTCCAGTGAAAAATCCACTGCACATGCTACATCTACCCCATCTAAAATATTCGTACGCATTGTCAACAAGTTTTTGTGGTATATAATCAATGTAACAAGTAGAAAACTTATTTCGACTTAATGCCAGCGCTTCATCTAATTTTACTAGATTAGAATAACCCATTCTTTCAATGCAAAAATTAATCCACCCAAAATGAGTAGATTTGAATGTATTACGAGTTATTGTTTCCTTCAACATTATGTAACGCGACATACAAAATAAATAATAACTTGCAGTGTTTCTATTATCAAAATTATATGGTTTATCAATTCTATTTTGTACTATTTTTTTACGATAGTCATTAAAATTATCATTTAATTTATTACCATTTTTTGTAAATTTAAAATCATCAAAATTGCATAAAATAATTTCTGTTTTATTTTTCAAATATTCTGGACGAATTTTTGTAATAACATCTACACTATCATTGTCACAATATATTACTAAATTGTAGGGCAATGATAGTGTCGAAATCGAATGAGTAACATAGTAATTCACATCACGTTTATTTATTTCTTCACTCGCATCATAAAATTTTGTTAAATTAAAATAAGCAGTAACAAGCGTCCAATTCTCGTTGTTATTTTTTTCAAATGTTATATTTTTATTAAAGTTAATAATGCCTGTTCCTGACCAATGACCAAATTCAGTAATGTCAAATCGTTCTTCATAATCAACCTTATACCAAAAATTGTCTCGCATTTCTTTGAAATACCATATGTCATCCCAGATAACAAAACCTTTATAGTCTATTTTTTTCAAATACTTATACATAAGTAATTCCATATGACCATTGTGTGGGTCAACATCAATAAAAATAAACGGGCTTAATAAAATGGTTTCTTTCCATTTTTCTATACCTGCAGTTTCAAATAAATTATCATTAAAAAATTTGATATTATCAATCTTTTTTACATTACTTCGAATATTATCTACAATATCAAAAGAATAAACTGTATTTGTTTTATTATAAGACAATGCTAATGCCGAATTTCCTCTATGAGAACCAATGTCTATTATGTTGCAGTTGTCAAAAAGTGTTGAAAAATATGATAACAAACGGTAATGTTGTTTCCCTACATCACAAAAAAACTCTAATTTATCAACCTCTTCCAATACAATGTGTTGAAATGTATTATCAAAAAGCAAGGTATTAATTTCTTTTTTTGTTATATGTAAGGTTTTCATCTATATTTATTTTATTTATTAAATTATAATATGCTTTTATGTAGGTTACATGAATAACATAATGATATACAAGCTTGAATTACAAGCTTGAATTATTAATATATAATAAATACATTTACAAAGTAATTATTATATATAATATATCAACCCTATATACACAAATAAAGACAAGACAAGTGATGAATGCTGACAAAAATAAAATTTATAAAAAAAATTGTGACCTCGAAAATAGATTGGAAGATACGCGTCCTTTATTATCATTTCAATCCGATGAAGATAATGATGACGGTGATGACGGTAAAAACAAAAATATTGAAAAAGTATTAACTGTTACTGAAATTGTCGACACAATAATCAAAGCATCGCAAGATATACCGTTGCGTCGTGACCATATAAACAGAGATGAGTTATTGAAGGTTGTTTCAAAACTTCATCATCATCAACCACATGCGTTTTCATCAAATGAATTTATCGTATTCAAAAAATATGAAGATTTGTTGACGAAAATAAAAATTAATTCAAAAGATGAGTGTAAATATGACTACGGCATATTCAAACACAGAGAAATGGATTTCATTTTCAGAATTGATAGCGCAGATGACCAGATAGATAACGAAAATAAAATAGCACAAATCCTTTTAAACAAATACAATAATAGTTACAAGAATGTTCTGCAAATGGGAATTGTGTTGCCTTTTTACGCTCACATTCAACATTCATCAATGTCGCCTCTTTTTCCCCTATATTACAGCATTCAACCATACATGAGTGGCATCACACTTGACTGCTGGGTTGAAAAAAATAAATATAAAAGAAATTTTATTGAAATTGTTTATGATTTATTTATACAGTTGTGTGCAATAATCAAAGAATTGCACGAGTTAGAATGTGTTCACGGCGACTTGAAACCGGGAAATGTATTGGTTGTTTCAAATGCAAACACTTCTCAAAATTGCGTGTATTTGATTGACTTTGGGTTAGCTGGAATCCATTTGAAAACAAGACACGCAAGCGGTGGAACCTTGCCATATTGCGCACCAGAAACCCAAAACACGTGCGCGTTAAATTTTCACAACAAGCGTTGTGAAAACAATGCAGTTTTCAATGTGACCAATTATAAATACAACTGGACTCTTCATAATAAATCCCACGACATTTGGTCCATGGGATTAATTTTCATATCAATATATATTTTCAAGGAAACGTACCACTATTACAAAAACTATCCGTATGATTTTTTTACGAACAGTGGTTATGTTTCTCAAAATTATTTTCAGAATGTTGAACACGAATACATTCGCGACGTTTTGAGTAAACACGTGCTCGTTGAACCGGCGCGTCGATGCAACATTCAACAGTTGAGCGAACTGCTTTCAAACCTGGTATTCATGTAGTAAGTACTGTTGCCGTTGCGCAAACAAATGGTTTTCCTTCATTCCGTCAAAGAAAGAGTAATGGCATTCTCGTGTTGACTTTTACCGCTTTCTGCCACTGTATCGGCGGCGGCTATGGTGTCAATTGTGTCAATGACCGATGTAGTGTCCAAAGATGTTTGTGAATCTGAAGCGGCAACTGGAATAGCCAAACCAGGCTCTTCTTTATTATCCTTGTTATCCAATGTTGCTGTTGCTGTTGCTGTTTTGGATTTGGGTGCATATTTTTTCAACATTCCTGAATTGACATCCGCGATATTTTTAGAAAACCGCACCTTTTTAACAATTTCTCTCTTTGTATTTTGGCGTTGAAGCGTTTTCAAGCACAACTTGGGAAGTATGGCAATTGTATTCATATACGTGCGGTATTTGAATGCGCACACGGTAGTTAGCGGCTCGATAAATTTAATACTGTGCCACCAGTATGCAGGAATGTAGACAATTTTACCCGGAACTAGTTCAATTTCAAGCGTTTTTATTTTATCAAAATCTGCTTTATACTGGCGCTGAATGTCCCATGGATTCAAAGGCGACCTAAACTCGAAATTCTCATAATCATCTGTCGGGTACAAGTAGCGAGCCGACTTGGGAGGAATTAATTTAATTTTGATTTTCCCATAAGTGACCAAGTAGAAATTTCTGTAATTCACATTGTACTGAAGCGGCGTCTCAGCATTTTGAGATGCAGACACAATATCATAAAAACAGTTTGACACCATCGGTGGACGTAAAAATGCATCATTGTACTTGAAATTTTTTATTAAGCCTGTTTCCTCTAAAAAATCATTATTTTTTTCAGTTATGTATTTAGAATCTTTGTCGTTTTGAAACAATGATAATGCAACTTTCAGTGTAACGGGAATGTGTAAATCCGTGTTTTCATCAAGTTCTTTCACGTTTCGCAACTTTACATCAAAAGCGTTATAATGTTCTGCAACTGTGTTTATTTTGCAACTTTCGAGCAAGGAATCATTTTGGTAATCAAATATAACCGGTTGTCTTAAATCGCATATTTCTTCCAGTTTATCTTTTGATGGCTGTTCTATTTCATATACTTCTAAATCATTTGATGTTTTCAATTGAAAATAAATATGCAAGTATAAAAAAAGAACAATACAAAATATAAGTATTGCAATAAATTGTTGCATTTTTTATATTATTTTGTTTGTATTTTGTAATCTATTATTAAAAAATACAAATAATATGTCTTTTTTACTAATTTATTATATTTCATTTTATTAAATTCAATATTTCAGATATTTCAGATATTTCAGATATTTCAATATTTCAGATATATTCAGATTCTTTATAAATCAAATTTTTATACATGTTAACGACAACGACGACGATTCCATCACCGGCATCACCGGATGATAAAAATTTTTATGTTTACATTTTGGAATCAAATGATAAAAAAGCCACTTATGTTGGTGCAACTGTAAATTTGGACCACCGATTAAGACAGCACAATAAAGAGCTGGTGGGTGGAGCGCACGCGACAAGCGTCAAAGTGGCTCAAGGGTGCACTTGGCGGCGCGTTTGTCATGTAACAGGATTCCCGGATTGGTCGGCTGCTCTTCAATTTGAATGGCGTCTCAAACAACTCTCTCGAAAGCTTTCTTGTAAACATTCGCACTCGCACTTGAAACCAATTGAAAGACGAATACAAGCGCTGCACGAGTTACTGGCGTTAGAACGTCCAACAAGTAAAGCAAAGGCATATGCAGAATGGAATTCCCCCCCTGAAATTGTATGGAATGAAAACATGTAGTGTAGCATCCTTTTTATTCGTAAAATCACTCATCATACCATTCATTGTAATTTGTAATTTATAATTTATTATCTATTCATTTTATATATAAAGTTTCTCTATACTTATTCTCTATTCATAAAAATGGATAGTCTTATCAATATTTTAAATGTTTTCTTTTTACTTTTGATTTTTTTACTTGGAGGAATGAATAAAATTATGAATTTTAATAATACTACCAAATTTTTAGAAGATAAAGTAAACTCAATTCATCTTGACTTTATTTTTTATGCTTCTGTTTTTATGTTTATTTTATTTTTTTACTTCAACATTTATAATGGTAGTCATAACATATTGAGTGAAAACAACAAGAATTACCTATTTATTTTAATAAGTTTTTCATTATGTTTCATTGTATTTCTAGCATACTTTAATAAACAGTTCAAGTATATTCACTTATTTTATAATTGTGTTATTGTTGGAGTTATTACTTTTTTGATAACGAGCACTTTAGTAATATTGTATTCACTTTTTTCGGGGAGATATAAACCTTATGCATATGTTGCCGCGACTGGACTTGCAGTCTTTACTGCCATGACAATATTAATATTTCATTTTCCGACAAATAAATCAGAAATAATTTCATTTACAAAAAATCTTTCCATATTGGGTGGTTTAATGATGTTGTCAAATTCATTTGCATAAAAATTATAAAGTCAGTTTAATATAAAAAAATATTTGAAATATTTAAAATATAAAAAGTATTTTAAATATAAAACTATATATTAATATAAAAAATAAATCATATAAATTTTAAAATTAATACATGTCAACTACAACACAAGCAACAATTAAATGGTCGCAAGCATACGCCACACAGACTTACCCAATCGTTGCGTATGAATTGCAGCAGAATTCATGTAACTATGATATGTGTTCAACCACATGGGAACCGTGTGTCAATATCGCGTTACCATACAATTCAAATAACATTCCACCATACATAACATATTATACTGCAACCGGACTTTCACCAGTTACACAATATTTTTTCAGAATTCGTGCAATCACTAGTCAAGGACCTGGTCCATGGTCGGCAATCAAGTCATCTACTGTTTGGGGACAGACAGGACCCACGGGTCCTCATGGCGGACCCACAGGCCCTATCGGACAATCAGGAGCAACTGGTCCAACTGGTAACACTGGTCCAACCGGTATAACAGGACCGCGCGGGGCGCCAAGCACTGTTGCTGGTCCAACTGGTAACACTGGTCCAACCGGTAATACTGGTCCAACCGGGGCGCCAAGCACTGTTGCTGGTCCAACTGGTAACACTGGTCCAACCGGTAACACTGGTCCAACTGGGGCGGCGGGGAAGAATGGTTCAGGTGGAGCCACTGGTTCAAGTGGTCCGACTGGACACACTGGGTCGACTGGACACACTGGTTCAACTGGACACACTGGTTCAACTGGTTCGATTGGTTCAACTGGACCCACTGGCATTACTGGACCATCCGGACAAAATGGATCCATATATCAAGCAGGTGGATATATTTCTGCTGGTTTTGATATTTCAACACAAAGTCATACTTGTATTATAATGGATTTGGTTTCGGCGATAAATCCCAGTCCACCCGATCCTTATCTAATAAGCAGCACTTGTTATTCTTTTACTGCAGGCGACACTGTAACGGTTACCCAAGCAACATCACCTAATTTTCCCATTAACCTTTCAGGAAATCCTAACAATTATTTTGTGGCAACAGTGACTCATTACACATGTTCTACGTGTTCCCCATCATGTCTTGTAAATCAACTCATACTTGAACCAACAGGTGTGTTTCAGGGTAGTGGTACATATAATAATTTTGTTATCAATTTGTCAGGAAGTGTAGGCCCAACCGGTTTAACCGGTCCAACTGGACCCATAGGAATAGGACTTGTTGGACCGACTGGTGCTGCAAGTACCGTTACAGGACCTACCGGTTATACTGGACACACTGGTCACACTGGTCACACCGGTGAAAGTGGTGCTGCAAGTACTGTTACAGGACCGACCGGGTTTACAGGTCCGACGGGTTCAACGGGTCATACAGGCAACACGGGTACGACTGGTCCTACGGGTGACACGGGTCCGACTGGTTCAACGGGTCCTACGGGTGACACGGGTACGACTGGTCCTACGGGTGACACGGGTCCGACTGGTTCAACGGGTCCTACGGGTGACACGGGTACGACTGGTCCTACGGGTTACACGGGTCCGACTGGTTCAACGGGTCCTACTGGTCCTACAGGTGCTAGTGGAAGTATCTGTGGAAATCCTTTTACAGTTTTTGCACAAGCTCCGGGAGGTTATTTTTTTGGTATAACGGGAAGTGCTTTAGGGAGCACCCCACCCGGCAACTCTACCCCCACAAATCTTAATTTAATTGGTTCAGATTATCAACCTTTTGTTCTTTCTCCTGGTGTATATTCGATAACACATGTTTTAGAGGGTGTGACAACAACCAGTACTGCTATTAACAATTATTACCAATTCGGTGGTTTTCGGTTTAGTGTAACATATAACTCCACACAGCCAGTTACTTCAATTGAAGGTGGTTTGTGTACATCGTTTTTTCCAGTATCAAGTCCAAATATATACGATAATCAACCCGCACCTCCAAGTAATGCTTATAATATTTTTGACGGGGTTTTGAGCTTTAATTTCACACAATGTATATATATATCCAGCAACATATCTACTGTTACAGTTAATATAACACCTGGTACTGTCGGAGGTTCACTTAATACAGGTACTATATATTTTGATGGTGTTACTTTATATATAACAAATTTAAGTGGATTGCGTCCTTTAACATTTTTAAACGCAACAGGAGGAACCGTAACACAATATACTGTAGGTAGTTACACATACAACCTTCATACATTTACTTCAAGTGGAACTTTTATGGTTAATTCATTATCAAATAGTGAACAACTTAATAATATTACATATTTGTTAGTCGCAGGAGGCGGTTCAATCGGCAATGATGCATGGTCAGTATGGAATGGTGGAGGAGGGGGGGGAGGGGTTGTTACTAGCAACAACAAAATCCTTCCAATGACAGGAGCTTATGCCGTAGTTGTGGGACTTGGCGGAACTAATGGTAGTAATGGTCAGAACTCATCGCTCGCAAATCCAAATTCAAATGTTTATGATACAGCAATTGGAGGCGGCGCGGGGGGAAGCGGTGGTGTTAATGGTAATAATGGTGGGTCTGGTGGAGGAGGAGGAGGCGGAGCCGCAGCTGGAACCTCTGGCGGAAATCCATCCGGACAACAAGGGAACGTTGGTGGTAATGGTGATTCCGTTATTGGTGGTGGAGGCGGTGGGCGGGGAGGACCAGGAATACTTACAAATGCTGGAAGTGCTGGTATTTATGATATAACAGGCGCAGGACAGACAGTATATTATTCCGCTGGTGGCGGTGGTCCTTCCGGAACAAATGGAACAGGATGGGCGGCTAATGGATACGGACACGGTGGATCGAATACAAATAACCCTCCCACCAACCCGGCTGGGAGACCGGGCATCGTTCTAATTAGTTATAGAATATCATAAAAATATTATTTATTAAATAATTGATATGAACAAAAAGTTTTTTTTCACATTTTACATATCAATTATTATAACATAATTTTTGTCTATCGAAACATATTGCCCTCTGTTCCATCGCGCAAAACTTTCAAATATGACTTGAGTTTGCGCGTGGAAGGGTGACAATTGTCGTATCCAAAAAGTTCTGACCGGAATTTAGAGCGGCAGTTGTGAATACTGTGAAAATTTGGGATAGCATTGGGAGTTGAAAGATAAAGCACGCTGCGCGAAATGGAATACATTGTAATGCTCAAATCATGTTGCCATGCGCACATGGAATTCCGCAAATAAAATGCCAACGAGCTTTTCGACGCGAATGTCATGCGAATATCAGGATGAGCCGTTTTTGGTTCACCCCTGCGCCTGCGCGTTCCATTCAAAACATAAGATTTGGTGGTTGCATCATAAAAAATGTATGCTCGCCAATCGATACAATCGTATTGAGAAAAGGGTTGCGAAATAAATTCCTCAATAAATAAAATGGGTAGTGTAGACACTGGCGCTTCAACTCCATAGGAGTACGCAAAACTAGTGTTTTTGCTTTTTTCATTGTTATAACTGTCGTTATTTTTTGTGTTGACAATATCTCGTTGGTCAGCGTCAGCGTCAGCGTCAGCGTCAGCGTCAGCGTCAATCTTTTGGTCATTCTTTGGACTGTCGTTGCCCGTTATGATAACTTCTTCTTCTTCGTTACCAGCATTGCCAGTGCCGGATTTACTAACATTTCCGGAGTTACTAACATTTCCGGAGTTACTAGTATTACTAGTATAATAATTGTAAAATAGCATATTTATTTTTTTTATATATAATAAATAAAAATCTCTCTAAATATTTGTTTGCGTATATTAATAAATGTCATACATAACATCACTGTCAAGTTATTATTTTAATATTTCAATATGACAAATAAATTAAATAAAAATTGATTAAATAATATTAAATAATATACTTAGAAGCATTGGTTTGTAAATAAGTAATCCAACGTTGCCTTTATTCATCATTCCTTCAAAATGAAAAACGAACATTCTCAGCAAGATGTAAACACAGCAACAATTAAGTCAAAGTCTAAGTCTACGACGTTACCATTTTCCAGCGACATTGATGATGAATGGAACAACTTCTTGATGTTTCGAGGTGAAAACTATAATAATTCCAACAATACAAAAAATAATTATGAAAAAAATGAATATGAAAGTTGCTATTTCACGGGTAAAGAACAAGAACAAGAACAAAACCAGGAAGAAGTTCAAAAGTTCAAAAATAAAAATCAAAAAAGAAAAAAACCACCTGTAATAAAATATGCTTCTTCGCAATTAGACTCAGATGATGATGATGTTATCGACTATGATGGTGGTGGTGATAATGACAATCATGACAATGATGACAATGGTGACAATCACAATGACAGTGATAATATGGAAGAGCGCGATGGTACCGATACCGACTCTGAAAAGGTTCCGGTATGTTCTCCAATATATATTTCAACAAAGACGAAAATATCATATCTGAACACACAGATTGACATTAAAAAAACATTTTGGGATATTCCAGTCATGCCATATTCAAAAATGTGTGAAGGGGTTGTAAAAAAACAAATCAAATTTTCATCAATATCAAAAGAGGAACTTGCTGAAATTGAAGAGTGTGTTCGAGTTGAAGGTGAAAAAAAAACAGGATATGTTGAAACACAAATTATTGAACACATTGATAATCCTGATGGAAGAATCAAATTCAAAGACCAAAGAAAAATAAACATTGGTCTTTGTAAAAAGGATATATTAAACTGCAGGTGTAAAAAGAAACGCGCATTTTTCAACTGCTTTGTTCTAATCATGAGAGTTGAAGATGAAATGTCGCCGCCAGATGCGCGAACATTTAAAGAAATGCACATTAAAGTATTCAATACGGGAAAGTTGGAAGTCCCAGGAATACAAAATGATGCTTCTCTCCAAAATGTCATTGACAATCTAATTAAAATATTGAAAAATATTATTGGAGAACATGTTGATTATCAAAGAAACAAATGCGAAACAGTTTTAATTAACTCCAACTTCAACTGTGGATATTACATTGATCGAGACAAATTATACGACATTCTCAAGTACAAATATCGAATTAACAGTAACTACGACTCTTGTTCTTATCCGGGAATTCAATGTAAATTCTTCTACTGTGTTACTAAACCAGACGCCGTGGGTACGATGGTTCAAACGGGACAACAACCCACGCCCACGCCCACGCTCACGCCCACGCTCACGCCCACACTCGCATCCAACATAACAACAACCAAAACAGAGGATGATGATTCAAAAAAATATATTGAGATATCATTCATGGTGTTTCGAACAGGAAGCGTTCTTATTGTTGGCAAGTGCGAAGACTATGTTTTACATGACATTTACGCATTTATCAAAGAGTTGTTGAGCGTTGAATATTCAAATGTGGGTTCTCACATCATTAAACATGAAGATGTTGCCAAAAAACATGTTCCAAAGTTAAGAACACGCATCATTCTCAATAATATATAATAATATATAATATATAAATCATGAAGAAAAAAACCAGTTGATAAATTTCAACGCGTTGTGCATTTTCAGTCTCTCTTCAAACTCGTGTGAAAAATATTTTATTGTGAACAATGAGTCAAGTGACTCAAAACGACTCGCGTTGACTTGTCCTAATTTTCTAATTTTTTTTATAAAACATTCAATGAGTTTGATGTAGTCTTTATAGTTTTCAGAATGATACTCCTCATTTGTGGAATTTCCATTTTTTCTCGAAATAATAACATCACAAAATTGTTTTATATATGTTACTTTTTTATATAACATTTCACGACTGCTCTCTGCATCAACCTCACCGCCGGAATTCAGCTTTATTCCGTGTTGATGCGGATGCTGCGTTTCATCCAACATTTGCAGCGATGCATGTGTGTGTGTGTGTGCGTTTGAATTCGAAAAATACGAGTAGTATAACTTATATAACTTATCATTTATGTGTCCAGTATCGGTGTGAATTTTATTGATGACTGTGCCATTTTTGACTTGCAGTTGTTCATGAGTCAAGTGTGTCAGTTCAGTTTCAATTATTTTATTATATATTTCAATGAACATTGAAACAAGTTTATTTTTTGTTTCTTCTGTTTTTGTTTCATAATAATTTTTTTTGTAATCTTGATTAATATCAAATATTGTTTTTTTATAGACAAATAATGCTGCATCTTTTGAATTCAGTTGTAAATATGTAACTGCATCATCTCCAATTTGTCCAATAAATTCAATGTAATAAGAATATGACTTCTGGCAATGATAATATGTTAAATCTAAATTTCGAGTAAACAACAATAACATTTTGAAAACATGAGAAATTGTAAACAACCCCTTTATTAAAATGTATTTCAAGTACTCCGAGTTTTGATTTTTTATGGTTTCAATGCCAAATAATAAATATTGGTTGACGACATTTACATATTTCATGTATGTATCCATTTCATTCCACGCGTGTAACTCAACAACTACATTACTATTGCTTGCATTATCATTATCAATTACTATGTTATTTGCACTACTTGAATATTTTTTATAATTTTCAACATTTTGTAATGAATTATCTTTCATCCTTTATTTTTATTTTTTTTATTTGCTAAATAAAAGAATTGTAAATGTAAATAACAAATATAATTAATTATATAAATTATTGTAATTATGTATTTATATAATTATTGTTATTTATTCACCATGCAAACTACTGATAACTTATAATAGGGATAATAGGGATAATACGGATAATATTTATAATAATTATAATAAGATGTAAACAACTAAAATTATCCGAGTTATCCGAGAGCATTATTAATGCCAGGTTGAGTGTACATTCTACCCACACCACCAGAACTCGATTGGTTCTTCTGAAAAATACCCTTCTGTTTCATATAAAGCAAACCAGAAGTAAACCCATAAGGTACGCAACCGCAATATCCAGCACGCTCCTGAATTGCAATGCTTGCAAACTGACCTCTACCGACAAGCGGAGTCAAACCGCCCATTTTTAAACCATAACTTTTAGCATTGTTGTTCGTTATGCTTTGTTGATACCTTGCGGCTTTTCCTGCATTCATTAAAACCATTTTATTTGTTTTATACATTGTCTAAATATTTTATTTTATAATTCTATTTAATTATTTATTAATTATTTTTTTTATATTCCAAGTTGTTTTTGGCGTTACAACATATATTATATTATTTACTAAAACAACTTAGACTCATGTTGCTACTTACAGTTAAATACTCGGCACTACAAAGAAATGAGTTTCAAACACGAAGAAGACATCATGTATAATGAAAATGGCGGGTTGGTTTTCAATCCGTTTAATGAAAATAATGTGGAGATTACATTGAGCGATGTTCAATCTATTCTTCAAAGGTACGGTATTCCGACACCAACAGTATTTAACATGGAACTTTATAAACGAGCGTTCATTCATAAATCATACACAAAACGCCCGACTGCTGAAAATGCTAGAGACAATATTACAATTGCCGAAAAGCCGGATAATTGTTTGTCTCTAAAGACGAAATCAAATGAACGGCTAGAGTTTTTGGGTGACGGAGTTTTGGAATGTATAACAAAGTATATCTTGTATCGTCGTTTTCCTAAAGAGAATGAGGGATTTATGACGGAAAAAAAAATAGCAATTGTTAAAAATGAATCGATTGGAAAAATTGCTTATGAAATGGGACTGCATAAGTGGTTGGTTATTTCAAAACATGCAGAAGAAAAACACACGCGAACGAATTTGAAAAAATTGGGTTGTTTATTTGAAGCATTCATTGGTGCGCTTTTTTTAGATTTTAATAAGATTTCTGTCAAAGATGAAGATGAGTGGTTTAAAAATATTTTTATTACTGGTCCTGGTTTTCAAATGGCGCAGTTATTTATTGAAAATGTATTTCATACTCACATTGACTGGGTTAGTTTAATTAAGAATGATGACAACTATAAAAATATTCTTCAAGTTAAAATTCAGAAGGAATTCAAGACTACGCCGGATTATTTTGAGATTTCTCACACGTTGGAAACAGGATACACTATGGGTGTGTATTTGTGTCTCGGACAACAATTTTATGAAGCCGATTATAAAAATGCGTACTTGTATTCCGACTTGCAATCTTTTTCAAAAATAAAGTCAGTTGTTGAAACCGAGTCGAAAATTGTGGTGTTTTTCGCGCAGGGAACACACAAAATTAAGAAAAAGGCGGAACAAATTGCGTGCGAGTTGGCTCTGAATGAACTTTTGAAGTATAATTAATTATTTATATTATTTATTATAATTCATATTTGTTTTATTATCTGGTAAAATAAATATTATATACGCAAAATTGTATACGCTTGTATATATACAACATCATGTCGGCGGAAATGCCACCTTTGAAATTACCACCACCAATCTGGAATTATGAAGGGGTAAACTTTGGGTCAATGTTATACAACAAAAGAACCGATAGAACATCCCCCGAAGAATACAATGAAGAAGACGAAGAAGACTTTCTTGCTATTGAACACGCTAAAAAAGAAAATGGGAATTGTAGTTCAAAAGTTATTTTTAGTCATATACTGAAAGAGGAAGTGCCTCTTTATAAATTCAAAAAATCATATCCGGTTTATGATTTAATTCCATGGTTTACTATTGGCGAACTTATAGCATTGAAAAAAAAATATGAAAGTGAGGGTATCGAAGAAGAAGATGCAAAGTTTATGAATGAATTAATAAGACAAAAAGAAGAATATTTAAGAGAACAAGACAAGCAAAATTTAAGGGTTCAAGAACTTCGAAATAAATTTAACCAACCACAATCAACATGCGTAGTAATGGGGGGAAGAATTAAAAATAGTTTTAGAAAAAAAAACAAGTCGAGTAAACGTAATGGTAAATCAAAACGAGTTAGTAAACGAGTAAAAAAAAATAAAAGATATTCAAGGAAATTATTGAAAAAACTCTCTACATTAGTAACATAATCAATATATAAAGTTACTTAAATGATTATATACATGGTAAATAATATAATGTATTTAATTAAAGAAAAAAGTTATAATACGGATGAACCTGTTTATATGAAACTGCCTAATAGTGATACTACAATGTTTATACCAGAAGCTAGAGTCGCAAAAGACTATTTTAATACTGGATTTTATGAAAGAGGATATATCGATTGGTCAATTGAAAATTTTGTTTCTGGAGATAAAAATGTAATCGACATAGGAGCTCACATTGGATGGTATACTGTGCAATTAGCAAAAAAAGCCAAACATGTTTATTCTTTTGAATGTTCTCCAAAGTCATTCAACTATTTATGTGCCAATATCGCATTAAACTCACTAGATTATTCAGTTACTAAATACAATTGTGCTTTAAGTAATGAATCAGGAACTACTCCATATTATATTCGAGATGCAAATGATGGAGGTGGTAACGGAATTTCTAAATTCGAATATGATAATATTAAAAATACTCCATACATTGATGTTCCAAAAAATACACTCGATTCATATAATTTGACAAACATTGGATTTATAAAACTTGACGTGGAAGGGCATGAAAAAGAGGTATTAGAAGGAAGTGTTGAAACTATCAAAATAAATAATTATCCAAAAATTTTATTTGAATCGTGGGATGAACATTATGAAAAAAATAATTATCCTTCAATAAAATTAAGAAAAGAATTATTTGATTTTATTAAAAGTTTAGGATATAATATAATCAGAGTCGGAGTGGACATGTATTTGGCTGAGAGATAAATAGTAAAAAGATTCTTCGAAAAAAAAACAAATCAAATCATTGAAAAAATAAATAAATAATGAATAAGCAAAAATTGATTTAGCAAAATGTATAACTAATAATATATATAGTATTTAATATTATTAGTTATTAATATTCATTAGTTATAGTTAGTAATGGAACCAGAATCATTCAACATTGACGATTATATAAAAGATGGAAAATTAAACTTGACAGAAAAAACATACCGAAAATATGACAAGGAATTCATTGCGACAAAAATTATTGATAAAATACAGAGCGGCGAGCTGAAATTCCCACATCCACCCGAATATTGCACTCCGAAATTTAAAGAGGATGCTTTTCAAATACTTAAAAAATATGAACCGGAAATAGTCAACTCGCGACATTCGAACTATCAACAAAAACTAGGGCGAGAAGTGTGGCAAAAAATGGACTTACCGGTCGACGGTTACAAATCGGGATACACGTATATCAACACACAACCTGGTGACTATGAAGCAGATAAACTAATCGATTGTTTTACGGGATTGCAACGAATGAAATGCAAGCGCGAAGGCAAAGAGCTCTCTCCGTTTGCTGCGTGGAACAACAAAGACTACATGAAGCTGGTCATTGAGAAATATATGGAAGATAAAGAAGATTTGACAAGTTTTAACTTGAGAGAATCATTCTATAAATTAAACAGTAAATTGCCTGAAAAATATAAAAATATGGAATGTAATTTTTTCAAAGCAACTCTTGCAGCATCCGTGTATCATATTTTTTTAAAAGGTAGAACAAAAACGCGTGTATTGGACATTAGTGCCGGTTGGGGCGACCGATTGCTCGCAGCGCTTGCGAAAAACCTGGATTCTTATTTGGCATTTGACCCGAATGCGTCGCTGCAACCGGGATACAGAGCCATGATTGACGAGACGTTCTCTTCTATACACGGTGTAACAAGTAAAGGCTCACTCGTGTATCAACTCGTACCGCATGTGAGTTATCAGCTCTCAAATAAAGACCGGTACAAAGTGATTGATGCACCATTTGAAAGCGCAGAGGCAATTTTGGAAGGACGCGAATTCGATTTGATTTTTACCAGTCCGCCTTATTTCGATTTGGAAGTATTTACCACAGAAGGTGAGCAATCCATTATTACTCATTCAACATTCGAAAAGTGGATGGTGCATTTTTTGTTTAAATCTCTCTATATCGCCTGGAATACATTAGCGCCCGACGGAAATATGGTGATACACATTGACGACTTCAGCAAAGGCCTCCAAAAACATCGAATCATTGAACCCATGGTCTTATTTGTTTGTGGCTGGTGCTCAAGTGCGCGTTTTGACGGAGTGGTGGGTGCAAGCGGGTATAACAAAAAAAAGGATTACAAATCACCAATGTGGGTTTTTAAAAAAAAGTCATCAGGACAAGATGACATTCGTTTTTGCAAAGAAATGATGAGAGAGAAGTATCCGGCATTGAATGATTTAATTGCAAAAAATAAAGATTCGTTTGTTCAGTCGGCGGTAGCATCAGCAGACGCAGAGGAGCTTGACGTCGTTTCCAATTTTGATGCAAAGGGTAAACTGTGTGTTATTCAAAATAACAAGTACAATATCAAAACGAAAAAAGGATTGACTCCGTTTTATATAAATTTAGAACATGTTTTAAAAAGAGCAGGTTTTACGGTTGAATTGATAGAAGACAACTACATTTCAAATATTGAAAAAATTCAAGGTGAACATGAAATGGAAATGAATGGAGGAGGTAAAAAAGATAAAGAGCAACGCGCATTGTTCATAAAAAAACGACTTGAAAAGGCGCGGTCCAAAGTTGCTAAGCCAGTTGAGAGAGATATCTTGGACGTGGTGGACGTGGATGTGGACGCCGCAGCGGAGTTATTGGATGAAAGCGACGCGTTGCCTCGAATCTCATTTGCAGAAGCTGCTAAACAACAAAGAGAGAGAGAAGTAAAAGAACTCGAAGAAATTGAAAAACAAATTGAAAGTTCTGGAAAAGAAGAACTGGAAAATTTAAGTCCGGGATCAGATTCGGATTCAGAAATGGGTGATGCTCCTCTTTCTCCTTCTTCTCCCCCCTCTCTCTCTCCTCCTCCTCCTGCTGAAAGCGAACAGCCGCAGCAACAACAACAACAACAACAACAACAACAACAACAACAACAACAACAACAACAACAACAACAACAACAACAACAAGATGAAAGCGAACAACCAGAACTTATTCGTGAAATGCATAAAAAACAAAAAGTAGACCTTTTATTGAATTTTGAAGACTTGTTTATTGACAAGTCTGTGCCGCGTTTTTTTTCAGGTATGAATATCGCAGAAGCGTATGCATTTTACAAAAAATTACAATCAAATGGAACCGTTATATATCCTCCGCCAGATTTTAGTTATTATACCAATTCAAAAACTTATTCTCTGGATTTACACGATGCACCTGAGAATGAGGAATTTGTACTGCCGCACAGTAAAACATTTTTGTTTCCGTATCAAAGTTCCAGTAAAAGCAAAAGCATCGACCAAACGCGAAAGGAAATGCTAGCATACTTTAAAACTGTACACGAAAAAACCGACTATATTATTGTAAAAAATGGATTTTCAGCAGATATGACAGACGTCTATTTGGTTATCTCACAAAAAGCAGCAAGTGAAATGGAATTGCCAGAAGAAATTGCAAATGCATTTCCAGAGGATAAGTGTTTTGTTATGAATGAAAATATTTCAGAATTGATAAGAATTTACACCGATTTTATTCGTGAAAATCATGTTGACCTCGTCGTTATTGCAGAACCGTACAATAAAATCGTTTCAAAACGGAAAAATGAATATCGAATGTGGTACCTGGAAGGAAAATTCGTAGACTATTTTTGTTTTGGAATAGAGAGAGATGATAAAGGTAAAATAAAATTAATTGATAATATTGTCTACAATTCTAAAAATGAAATTCATTTTCAATTAAAAAAACTTACAGATAAACTATATCAAACTATTTTAAAAAATATTCGAGCCGTATTGAAAGATGACGAATTTGTTCCCGTTGCAATGAGATTCGATATGTCATACGCAAGTGATGCAATGTTTATTGATAAGTATGCGGTGGAAATTCATCATAAAGAACGAAAAGGAAAAGTTCGATTTTATTGTAATGAAATTGAAAATATGGATGGCACATTTTATACAAATATTCCCGTATTAAATGAAAATGGCAAACGAACATCTCTCGGTGACAAATTTGAGAAAGATTTAATTAAACTTCTTACATCTGCCGCCTTTTCAAAAATGTCGTCAGCAAAACAGGCGCAGTCAGCAGAACAGTTTAAAAAGATATTTGAAATTATTCGAAAATATACAATGAAGTCTCGTCCATCTGTTTGCAACGGAATAACGTTGAAAAATGTTCAAATACAGTTTGGTGAAGAAAAAAAATCTGCTGTTGCTGCACCTGCTGCACCTGTAGTCGCGCCACCTGTCGTCGTTGTTCATGAAGAAGAACAAAAAGAGCAAGAGCAAGAGCAAGAGCAAGAGCAAGAGCAACAAGAACCTGTTGGTGAAAAAAAGGAAAAAGGAAAAGAAAAACCTCCAAAGAAAATTAGAGTAAAGGTTATAAAACCAAAATCATCACAGGGTGATAAAGAAAAGGAAGAAGGAGAAGTGACTAAAGGTTCCAAGGCCAAAGTGGACATTGACATGGATACAATTATTGGTTCAGTTGCGTTGAGAGAAAGAATCCGTCCTCCGTCTGAAAGAATTATTGCATCTCCTTACTATATGAACAATCGTAAAATTTTTGTTGATTTTATTAATAAATTCTTTGCGTCAAGATATAAAGATGTCATGGGAAAAGATGCACAAATTACGTGCAAACAAATAAGTAGTGCAAAAACAGACAGTGCAGCAATGTCACTTTTTCCGCATCAACAAATTGTTAAAGACTATTTGAATTTATTCACTCCGTACCGCGGCTTGTTATTGTTTCATGGTCTTGGAAGTGGGAAAACGTGCTCATCAATTGCAATTGCAGAAGGAATAAAAACAGAAAAACAAATTATTATTATGACTCCTGCATCTCTCCAGGCAAACTACAGAAACGATCTTAAAAAGTGTGGAGACGAGTTTTACAAGAGAAATCAACACTGGGATTTTATTTCAATCAAAGATGTAGTAAACACCAAAGATAAGGAAGAAAAAATTGCACAGTTATCAACAATATTAAATATTGACGTCGACATGATTAAAGAAAATGGCGGCGCTTGGATGATTGACGTAAGTAACCCGAAAAATAATTACCCCGATTTAACAACCGAACAACAGCAACAGTTGGAAGCACAACTAGATAAAATGATTGAAGCAAAATATAAATTTATTAACTACAATGGTCTTAATAAAAAGAAAATCGCAGAACTGACAAAAGATGGTAAAGTCAATCCTTTCGATAACGCTGTGGTAATTATCGATGAAGCGCACAGAATCGTAAACTCAATAAGTAATCAACTTAAGAATTTGAAACCTACCAAAACAGATGAAAAAAAATCAAAAATGTTCATCTCGATTCAATTATATAAATATTTACAAAATGCAGATAATGCAAAAGTTATATTACTTACAGGAACACCAATTATCAATTACCCAAATGAGTTGGCTGTATTATTCAACATACTGCGCGGTTATATTAAAACATGGTCATTTAAACTAACAGTTGATAAAGAACAAAAGTTTGATGAGTCTTCTATTCTTGCAATGCTTAAAAAATACAATGTGGCAAACTATGACTATGTAAAATATACGCCGTCTTCCCAAGTGGTTACTATAACACGCAATCCATTTGGCTTTACACCCGTGTTCAAAGGTAAAAGCAGCGGTACTGGTGACAGTGCGAACGAATATGCAGGAGTCATACGAAATGCGGCAGGAAATGAATCAAATGAACAATTTCTTCGAAAAATAAAACAAATGTTTGAGAGTGAACGCATTAAAACTGAAGACCCAGTCATTACAAACTTTACAGCGCTTCCAGATAAATTTGAAGATTTTAAAAATAAGTTTTTGAAAGTAAATCCGGATACGCTTGAAATCATTGGTGTGAAAGAGTTGCCCATTTTTCAGCGCCGCATTCTTGGTCTAGCGTCATATTTTAAAAGTGCGCAAGAACAACTCATGCCGCGTTTGTTACCCATAAAACTCGAAACAGTTCCAATGAGTAACATGCAATACAGTGAATATGTTGATATAAGAACGGATGAAATCACAAAAACAAAACGTTCTCAAAAAAATAAAAACATGTATGAAGTTTCTTCTAATTCTTATCGTATTTTCTCTCGACTCTGTTGTAATTTTGTTTTTCCTCCAGCGGATGAAACAACCGGAAGACCTGCCAGACCAAAAAAGGAAAAGTTGAACGAGCAAAATGTTGATGCTTTTTTGCTCACAGATGAAGGTTTCAGGAACAGAGAAGCACAAACATTTGTTGAAGGTAGTGAGGAAGAAGTGCAAGAACCGGAACCCGAATCATCAATTGACGGTTCTTATAACGACAAAATCCGTCAGCTCTTTGAGTATTATGAAAAACATGGAGATGATTTGAAAGAACGCGATGAAGGAGGACGACTGAATGAATATAGTCCAAAGTTTTTGAAAATGCTTCAAAATATTACAAATCCGGAAAATAAAGGACTGCATCTTATTTATAGTCAATTTCGTTCTCTCGAAGGAATTGGAATGATGTCTCTTGTTTTAAACGCAAATGGGTTTGCGCAGTTCAAAATAAAAAAAGACAAAGATGGCGAAGGATGGTTTGTAGATATTGCGCCTGAAGACCAGGAAAAACCCATGTACGCGCTTTACACAGGAACGGAAGAAACGGACGAAAAGGAAATTATTAGAAACATATTCAACAGCGACTTTACATCTACACCGCAAAACATCAAAGGCTATCTAGAGAGAAGACAAAAATCATCGGGTAAATTAGAAAATAAATATGGAGAAATCATCAAAGTTTTCATGATTACGGCATCAGGTTCAGAAGGAATTAACTTGCGAAATGTGCGATTTGTTCATGTAACCGAACCATACTGGAATGCGGTGCGAGTGGAACAAGTGATTGGGCGAGCGCGCCGCATTTGCAGTCACGAAGACTTACCTGAAGATGAAAAAACAGTCCAGGTTTTTGAATATTTAACTGTCTTCTCTCCAGCACAAAAAGAAACATTGAACAAAGAACTCAAGTCGACCGACAGCGGCAAGACAACAGACCAGGCGCTCTTTGATATTTCTAAGAAAAAAGAACAAATCAATCGTGAATTGTTAGATGCGGTAAAAAATACATCCATTGATTGTAAAATTCACAAAGGAACCAAGTGTTTTGAATTTTTGGGAACGCCGGATTCTACTTCATTTTCATATGTTCCAAATATTGAACTGGATGAAACAGAAAAAGAACTCGTGGCAAATGTTGCAGTCGAAGAAGAAGAGTTTAAAATGCTTCCTGAAGCATATAAGGGCGAAAAAGGGGAAAGGTTGATTCGTTCGCTTAAAACAAACAAGGTTTATTATAAGGATGATACGTTTGATACTCTTTCTTCAAGTGGAAAACCATTTGACGTGAAAGAGCTCAATGAATATGGTCGGATCGAAAAAGTTAGAGAGAAATTAAAATTGTTTAAAAATTAGATAAGTTTATTTAATTAAATATATTTTTTTTAATATGAGAATAAAAAAATATAAATTGATTTTTTCATCATATTATCTCAACATGGTAGACAAGAAAAAGAGACAAGATAAGTCAACACAATGGTCTGGACAATGTGGCAAGGGTGGCATGACGAAAATCAAATAAGGCTGCGTCTTGAAAGGGAACTCAAACAGTTGACGACTGTATTCCACAGGGTTGTAAAAGAACGCGACGCTCTCAAACAAGAACGTGACGAGCTTGAAGAAGAAAATAAAAGATTAAAAATGAAAATCACAACAATTCAGAGTGATAAATAAAAATCAATAGTTATCAATATCACCAACAACATCAAATGATTATTTTTTTTTATTATTTTATTTTTATAAATTTTATTTTTATAATATTGAAAATGTGTAAGTTGCTGACCGTGTCATCATGTTAGTATATCAATAAACAACATATTGTCATAAGCATGTGCGATTCAGCGCATAGCTTAGTGGGAAACCTTCCGTTCAAGAAACATCATCAACTCATACACCAATGAGAACGTGGGTTCGAATCTCGACAAGTCCCAAAAAAAAGGCTTTGAAATAAGACCAATAAAAAATGAAGAAATATTAGGGGTATTTCCAAAAAAAGTCCCTGTAGCTCAGCGGCAGAGCGTCTAAACACCGTCGTCAGTCACCATGACTCGAAAGAGTCCGAAATGAAGATGGTTATCGCCTCATAAGCGGAAGGTCACAGGATCGAAACCTGTCGGGGACATCAATCACCACCACATCGCATCGGTGCATCAAGGCACTAGAGCAACTTTAGCCGGCGTAGCTCAGAGGAAGAGCGCCTAAAAACCCGTCTCTTGCAACCATGACTCAAAAAGTCCGAATTAGAGATGGTTATCCGCTCATAACGGGGAGGACGTAAGATCGAAACTTACCGCCGGCATATATTCCAATTCAGTTGCTTTACAGAAGCAGCACCCGTCCACACATGGACACTTTAAACCGGCATGGCGCAGCGGCAGCGCGCGGGGCTCATAACTCCGAGGTCACTCGATCGAAACGAGTTGCCGGTATGATTACAATTCAGTTGCTTTACAGAAGCAGCACCCGTCCACACATGGACACTTTAAACCGGCATGGCGCAGCGGCAGCGCGCGGGGCTCATAACTCCGAGGTCACTCGATCGAAACGAGTTGCCGGTATCCATAAAGGGAACCTACGGTTCCCCTCTGACCCCTCCCTTCAAATTCGGGCAAGGGGTCAGAGGGGACAGCATGTCCCCTGCATCACATCGCACTGGTGCATCAAGGCACTAGAGCAACTTTCATCCCTCGTAGCGCAGAGGAAGCGCGCCGTAAAATACCGTCAGTCAAAATCACGTTGTGAAAACATCCGAAAGACAGATGGTTATCGCATAACAAGCCGGAGGTCACACGATCGAAACGTGTCGGGGGAATATCAACACATCACATCGCAATGGTGCATCAAGGCACTGGAGCAACTTTAAACCGGCATGGCGCAGCGGTTAGCGCGCGGGGCTCATAACTCCGAGGTCACTCGATCGAAACGAGTTGCCGGTATCCATAAAGGGAACCTACGGTTCCCCTCTGACCCCTCCCTTCAAATTCGGGCAAGGGGTCAGAGGGGACAGCATGTCCCCTGCAATCCCTCGTAGCGCAGAGGAAGCGCGCCGTAAAACACCGTCTGTCAACACCACGTTGTGAAAACATCCGAAAGATAGATGGTTATCGCATAACAAGCCGGAGGTCACACGATCGAAACGTGTCGGGGGAATTTCTACTTTTTATTATTTTGACTTCTGCGCATTTTATTTTTACGACGTGTTTTTTTTGATTTCGATTTTAAAAGGCGCACATTCCTTTTTTTTGATTGTTTTGTCCTTTTTATTTTTTTAGCTCCACCTAACATAATACACTTTCCACATTGCAAACAACCGCTAGGTTTTGGCATCAGATTTGTAATTCTTACATTATTAGAACGAAGTAACGGAGCTTCTGCTTCTCCTTCTGAAATATAATTTACTAATTCATTCATTATATTAACTTCATCCTCAAGGCTTACTTCTTGACTAGTAAAACTTAATTTTAAGTCATCACCACCATTTCTACTTGTTATAATATTTAATTGAAACACTTCAGTTCCCATGGACAATGTTGCTTCTCCACAAAATATTCCATCAACACTGCCATATTTTGTACGTAATTTTTGTATGACATTTGATATACGCTGACTATAAAAAAAATTTTTTGTCGCAAATGACTCTTTACTTAATTGAGCATGTAGTTTTTGTAATTCAGTAAGTTCATTCATATATTTTTCATATTCCTCTTTTTTACTCCAGTACTTTGGTGAAGTTTTTTTTGCAACATCTTTAACATTTTTTGTAAATTTGTCCATTGTACTGAGAGGTACATCTTCAACTCGTGTTGGTGGATTTAACTCTTCAGAAAGTTTACTAACTTTATTTTCCAAGGGTTGAAGTTGAATTATAGCACAACCATTCCGGTAAAAATTTATTTGATCTAAAATCGATAAAATAAGTCCATTTATATATTCATCGGGAATATCATCTCTTCTTCTTTTAAAAATATCACTAATTTCATTGTATCTTTTGAGATATTTTAAAATAAAATTAAAATCCATATCGTCAATTGTATCAACCCCCATATGTCTTTTTAATTCATTTACTCCATTGATAACTGCAGCTTGAAATTCAGGTGTATCTATTTCCAAAAAAGGAATAACAGAATCACCAGGACTGGCAGAACTAGCAGAACTAGCAGAACCAAGTAAATGTTCTTTACTACTTGTAAAAAAACTCATGTGAATTTAAAATTAAGCTAAATGTAACTAATATATATATATATTATAATAATAGATAATAATAATATTTTGACTATGGATTATCATATATTATATATGTTATCAATATAAATATACATTTATATATTTATATTAGTAGTGGAGTCACCAACACCAACACAAATTCAGTCTTCCATCATGCAACCTCAAAATCAAAATCAAACATTTTCTCAAGGAAAATTGACAAAATCAGAATGGAATAATATGGAAATTCCAGTTTCCTCTGATGAATTGGATATAATTAAATTAATTAAGGATAGTTATCATGATGTTCAAAAAAAATATAATAAAAATGTTTCCATGATTGGAATGTTGAAAACATCTTCCTATGAAGAAATGCACCTGCATTTGTATAAAAAATATTTTGAAGAAACTGTGAAAGAAATGATAAAAAAATATAAAATACCACCTCTCCCCGCACACAACGCAACATCAGATGTTGTAAAAAATAAAAATATAAAACAAGGACAACAACCCACTATAAAAAAAATAGACGCAATTCGAATTCAAAATAATGAAAATGAAATAAATTTAAAATCGGTTTATGAATTTACAATTTTAAGAATATGTAAACTTTTACTTGATAAGAAAGCAGGTTGGAATAAATTAAAAGAAGAGAAAGAGAAAAATAAAGAGAAAAATGAAAAAAGTGAAAGCAGCAGCAACAGTGACAATGATAGTGACGACGACGACGACGACGACGGAAACGACATTGTAAGTTGTAGCTGGATGTCTTATTATTATGCATTGATGGTGAATTCAAAAAATAATATTGACCACGTAAACACGCATGTAATTGCATTTGTAAATCACTTGCTTGAATTGTGCGATGAAGACTTGGACATTTTTCATTTTATAAAATATTCTGAATATTACATTGAAAAAAATCACTTGTGCACAAAGTATCAAGATATTGGTTTATATGAACATCAAAAACAAATATTCACATACTGCAAATTTCCGAATCCAAAGCTTATTTTATACATTGCACCAACAGGAACAGGAAAAACGCTGACACCAATTGGTTTATCAGAAAAATATAAAATAATATTCGTGTGTGCGGCACGTCACGTTGGACTCGCATTAGCAAAGTCGGCAATATCAATTCAAAAACGAATTGCATTCGCATTTGGATGCAGAAGCGTCGACGATATACGACTCCACTATTTCGCCGTAAAAGAAGCAACAAGAGACTGGAAAACAGGCGGAATACGAAAAGTAGACAACAGCGTTGGAGACAATGTTGAAATCATTATCAGCGACATTCAATCTTATTTGCACGCGATGTTTTATATGAAGGCATTTAATAATACGGAAGACATTATACTTTTTTGGGATGAACCGACGATTACAATGGACAACCAAACACACGAGCACCATGAACTTATTCACAAAAATTGGAAACAAAACATTATCCCAAATATAATCCTTTCATCTGCAACACTTCCACACGAAAAGGAACTTCAAACCACAATTGCAGATTTCAAAACTCGTTTTGTAAATGGAAAAGTTTTCAACATTGTAAGTCATGATTGTTGCAAATCGATTCCAATCGTCAACAAAGGCGGCTGTGTTCAACTTCCACACACATTATTTTCTGAATACTCTGACGTGCTAAGCAGTGTTGCTCATTGTGAAAAAAATAAAACGTTGTTGCGATATTTTGGGATAAATAAAATAAGTGAATTTATTTCATATGTTAATAAAAACGAACTCTATTCAAACTCGAGATACAATATTTCAAGATATTTTTCATCTTTTCAGGAAATTACACTTATTAGTATTAAAATCTATTACTTGACCCTTTTAAAAAATATAAAACAAGAGTCAAATGCATCCGCATCCGCATCCGCATGGAAACAAATATACGAGTATTTCAATTCAGGAGAAGGTGCGGACAACCTGTATGAATCCACCGGTTATGTGACCACATCAGACGCACACACGCTTACTGACGGACCCACAATTTTTTTGACAAATGATGTTGAAAAAATCGCAACATTTTGCCTTCAAACAGCGCAAATACCGGCACAACTTATCAATGATATTATGGATACAATTCAGCACAATAACAAATTATGCGAACAAATTGAGTGTGTTGAGAAACGCATCGAAGACTTGCTCAATGATGCTGAAAAAAAAACAGCTGGAGCAAGCGGAGATGGAAGCAAAGGTGCTTCAAAAAAAACAGAAAAAAAATCAACAAAATTTTTCGATAAAAAAATGGATGCTGGTGAAATAAGAGAACTCAACAATAAATTGCAAACGCTTAGTGAGCAAGTGAAGCGGGCGGCGCTTAATGATTTGTTCGTCCCGAATCGACCTGCTCATTTGAACAGGTGGCATGAAACTCAAACTGCAACTACAAGTCAGAGTCAGAATAAAAATAATAAACCGTGGTCATGTGACATTGAAGACACGTATGTGGAAAAAATCATGTTGTTACCAATCGAGTCTCATTGGAAGATTCTGCTTTTGATGGGCATCGGCGTAATTACAGATCATAAAAATCCAAAATATAATGAAATTATTAAAGAGCTTGCACAAGACCAAAAACTTTTTTTAATTATCGCATCATCCGACTACATCTACGGCACAAATTATCAGTTTTGTCACGGATACATTAGCCGCGATTTACACGACATGACGCAAGAAAAAACAATTCAGGCAATGGGACGTGTCGGCAGAAACAGTATTCAGCAAGACTACACCATTCGATTTCGAGACGATGACTTGATTAAAAAATTGTTTTTACCTTCTACCAATAAACTCGAAGCGGATAACATGAACAAGCTGTTTTCTTCTGCATAGCATAACAGGTGTGCCGGCGCATCGACATAAATATTATATGCAAACCCATATAAAGAGTTGGACACAATTCATATAGCATAGGAACACATACAAAAGTACTCCAACCCAAACCCATACACAATGAGCTCTGCCGATTCTGAATCAAAGTCATTGCTGGCTACTACCGCACCGGCTCAGAAAATCACTAAAAGTGATGTTGTGAATAAATTCAAAGAATTGCATAAGAAATATTATGTTACAAGAGGATACATGATTCACACTGTGAGTGATGTATTCTCAAAACAATTTTGCGAAATGCACCTAACTACCGGACTTGAATGGAAGGTGGAATACAACCATTATGCAGAGACAAATGTCCGTCTCGTAGAAATAAAAACCTTTGTTTTCGGAAAGCCTATTACTGTGGCACTGGAGTGCCCAATTAAACAAGTACATCGTTCAGAATTTGAATACCATTTTGGATTTGGCGGACACTGTAAGGGTTACAGTAAAACGAGAATGATTGCCCGATTTCTAGGTCAGTTTGATAAAGAGTTGAACTATGAAGAACTTTTGAATCCCGCTCATGAAAAAAACGAGACACCCATTGATGAAACTTATGTGAAAAATGTGCTCAAGTTGTTTATTATGGGAGGCTATATTAAATACTGGAAAGCATTTGATGAATTCAGAGACTGGTTCATGGAAAATATGGACGAGAGCATTCGAGAGGAGTTGTCGCTGACATTGTCTCGTTCAGAATTTGAAGAAGATTTTTCAACTGGTCCAGAAATCGACGGAATGACCAAGGCCATTTTTGAAGACTATGAAGTGCGTTTGAGTCATCCATTCTAGATTTTACATTGATGCGTTCGGTCGATATTAATTATACCTTTTTTTTTATTTTACATTATAATTAATATCTATAAATATCTTGTGGTGTCATTTCAATCCAACCTCTAATACATCCTTCACTTTTGACATAATATCCTGAAACTTTAATAAAAGCAGAAAGCAAATCACCCATTTCTTCATATGTCCATTTTTCCGTTTCTGTACAATAAATTTGGTCCATTACAATATCATTATCATATTGCCATAAGCAACATGACATATCTAATAACATTTTTTCACGAAACCGAATCTGCTTGTTTATTCTGTTATTATCACCACCCATTCCTCCTTCACTACGATTCAAGTATGGTAAATTTTTATTTTCTTGCAATGAACATGACTCTTTTATATGTTCAACGATATGTCTGTTTTCACCACCACCACCTTCACATTTGTTTTTAAAATCCAACCAACGTTTCATATAATCTGGAGGAGAATCTTTGTCGATAGAGAATCGCAATTTATAAACATAAGCTTCTGTATCTAAACTCATACTTGATATATTATGTAAACTCGCCCTTTTAAGTTATTTTCTTTTAAAAAATAAATATAAAAATAAAAAAACAAACGATGTAAATGCCAAATCGTTTAATATATGGAATATTTGTGTGTGTTTGTATATCCTTTTTATTTTTGAAGATGCATTGTGTTTATCAAATACTTATAGCGTGAACTACAACAAATCAGCATTTCAATTTTTATTTTAATTATATTTCATAATATGGAAATAATTAAAATAAAATTATAACTATAATGATTGTAACAAAAACAACCAGTGTTTAATTGCTGTAAGCAAGACCACCCATACCAGACATGATGCGGAGAACGTTGTAGTTGGTGGCATAGACACGAACTTTGGCGGTCTTGGTACCTTCAACAGTGGCATTGGACAACACGAGCTGAAGAGTTGCGTTGTCAATACGGGAGAAGTTGCACGAACCGCTTGGCTGATGCTCTTCGGGCCTCAACGCAAATGAGTAGACGTTGATACCGGTGTCGGGAGTGCGGGTGTGGTGCTGGTAGGGCTGAACGAGGTCAAAGTAAGTTCCTTCACGCTCAGAGAAGCGGTCCTGGCCGTTGAGCTGGAGTTTGGCAGTCACGACGGGGTTCTGACCCCAGCAATGCAGGGAAAGAGAGGTTTCAGCAAGAACGAAAGTGCCGGCATCAGAAACACCGGAGTTCATGTTTGAGTTGAAGTTGGGTTGGTCGTAAGAACCGCCGTGGTTCAGGGAACCAGTAGTCCACCACTGATCAGTTGTGGAAATGGTTTCGTCGCCTGCACCGGCATCATAGAAGAGACCGGAAGCATCGATGTAGTTGTCGACAGCCTCGGGGCCTCCAAATGCATGAATTGCGTTGGGAAGAGCGTCGACTGCGTCGGTGTAGTTGAAGGGCTGGGCACCGAGCAACCTGTAAAGAAGCTGGTTGCAGTCAAGAGATGAACAGTAGTCAACGTTCTGATCCGGCTGAACGATCCAAATGAGTTCTTTCACGGGGTGATTGAAGTTGAGTTTAATCTTGTTGGAAGAAGAACCAACGGATTCATCGCCGGTGAACTGCAGCTGTTCAATGAGGTACTCGTGGGGGTTCTGAGCCATGCGCCTGCGTTCATCAGTGTCCAAAAACACATAGTCAACATACAAGGATGCAGCAACGAGGGACTGGTTATAAGCGGCAGTAACACGACCGCCATTAGCCGTGCAGTTGACGGTACTCAACGAACCAACAGCCCACAAACACTCGTCAATGGGGCGAATATCAAGGTTAATCTTGACTTCGTGGTACTGAAGAGCAATGAGAGGAAGGGCAAGACCGGGGTTGCGGCAATACCAGAACTGAAAGGGCACATAGAGAGTGGTTTCAGGGAGGGCGTTGCGGGGAGCGCACACCTGACGAGGAGCAGTGCTCTGACAAGGACCGTCAACATCATTGAATGAAGGGTCGGTAATAAAAGTGAGTTCAGTGGTATTTCCAACCATTCCGTAATAACCAGCGGTCTGGTCAACGGGCAAAGTCAGGTTATTCCAGATGTGCATCCAGTCACCGTATTGGCGATCAATGCGCTGACCACCGATTTCAACTTCAACCTGAGAAATAAGTTGTTCACCAGGGAAATCAAGCCAACGGGCATAAACACCGGCACCATTGGTGTTAACGTTCCTCATGCTCTGGTTGATTTCAGGAAGAGTCACCTGAAGGTAAGTGCGATATGCAAGATCGCCGTTGCGGCTAATAGTGCAAGTCACGCGACGACCAAAGTCAGCCTGTCCGTTGAAAGTCTGTTCAATAGACTCCATTGCAAAGTTGGTGTGACGTTTGTAAGATACTTTCCAGAAAGTAATCTGAGGGTTTCCCGTCAAATAAACATCCTGGGCGCCATAGGCTACAAGTTGCATTAATCCTCCTGCCATTTTATGTTGTTATAATATTGCTAAAGAAAAAAATTTTACGTTTTTATTTTTAATTAAATTAAATAAAATAATTGAATTAAAATTCACAAAAAAAATACCTAAACAAAAAAATATTACCTAAACAAAAAATATTGAAGCATAAAATATGAAAACTTACAGTAAAATTTACAGTGTTAAATTATCTAATAAGAATTCTTTCAAATAACCAGCTTCGTAGACACGCTTATCACCCTTGTGTCTCTTTGAACAAAAATATTTATTGTCTCTTTTTTTCAATTTCCATTCATTTTCTAAAGCATTATATATAAATCTCCTCAAACAAATATCAGATAATAGTAATGTCTGTTTCTTATCACGTTTTGTAGTTGATACCTTTGATACCTCCTCTTCTTCGCATTCATATTCATGATTATTCTCTTCATCTTTTTTCAAATCTTCTTTTAGTCTAACTATTTTTATTTTTACATTTCGTCCTGAAGTTTTCTTCAAAATATATTCTTTTTCTTTTTCATTTTTATCATCATGGAAATTTACATTTTTTTTTATTGTCCAACTGTTTTCTAAATATTTTATTAATACACTCAAATCGCAATATTCACATCTGTTAATCATTTTATTATTATCGCCATCATCGGTGATGTAGCGACTTTTTGTGCCACAATGAACCGTTTCACTCTTATTATCCATATGATTCATATGATTGATTCCCTTTTTATTTTGTATTGAATTGTATTGAACTATATTGAATTATATTGAATTGTATTTGACTGTTGAATAATTTCGGGTTGTTATGGTTAAATGAGAAAATCTTACTTTACATTTGCCGAGTCTTTTCTAAAATTTAGAAATGAAAATTAAAATATATATACAAATATCTTATTAAAGTTTTTTAACATAATACTATATACAAAATATTAATATATTTATTTGAGAGTATTTATATTTTTAATGCCATCGTTCAAATATAAAACAAATAAAAAAATAATAGTAGATGACAAAAGTATCGCTACTCTAGATAACCGACACAGAGAAATGCAGCTATATTTTTCAAACATTGAAAAAATTATTATTCCAAATCTTTTATCTGAAAAAAGTAAACTTCAGAAAATTATTCGTGGTGACAGTGACCATAGCAGTGAACATGACAATGTTGATAATCATCATCATATTTGTAATAATAATGAACATGAAAATAAATCTGAATCTAGTGGAAATGAAAACAATAACACATCTAATAACACGTCTAATAAAAGTAAACTTTCAATTGAAAAACAACTTGAAATAAAAGACCGATTGGCTGAAATTAAAACCGAACTTCGAACTCACAAAAATAATATAAAACAATACTACTTGAATAATTCTAAATATATTTTCGATTATTTTGAAAATAAAAAAGAAATATCAAATGGAAACAATAAAACAAAAATTTTAAACTCATTTTTCAAAATTGACACTTCTACTGAACGTGTCAACGAATTAACATCAATGAATGATAATAATGTAAAAAAATTCTTGTCCAATATCGACCAAACGTTTATCAACATAAATGATTTCACATTTCAAACAGGCAATTGCCAACACTGCAAAACTGGCGAACTTATTCCGGTTGAACATGAAGGTATTCTCGTGTGCAATAACTGTTCAAAGTATGTTGTTTATTTGATTGAAAACGAAAAACCATCTTATAAAGAACCGCCCAAAGAGGCGTGCTTTTATGCCTACAAGCGTATCAACCATTTTAAAGAAATTATGGCACAGTTTCAAGCGAAAGAAACTACACAAATTCCGCCCGAAGTTATCGAGAATATCAAATTGCAAATTAAAAAGGAGAGAATCAGTCTCTCTAAATTTACAAATTCAAAAGCAAAAGATATTTTGAAAAAACTCGGTTACAATAAATTTTATGAACATATTCCATTCATAAAAGATAAACTCGGAATTAAACCGCCAACGATGACGCCTAACTTGGAAGAATTATTGTGCAATCTTTTTATGGAAATACAAGGACCTTATGCCAAATTTTGCCCGGATGACCGCGTCAATTTTTTAAACTACTACTACACCATTTATAAATTGTGCGAACTCATCGGGCAAAAACAATTCCTTCCTTACTTTCCGTTGCTTAAAGATAGAGAGAAACAAATCGAACAAGATGAAATATGGAAAAAAATATGTCTTGAACTAAACTGGGAATTTATACCGACGCAGTAACACAAATACAATACTTTATTAGACTCATCTGCGTGACTTGTTTTTTGATTTTGACTGTAAACGACGGACTCTTTTTGTTTTACCACCTCTACGTACACATGAACAGCATTTTGTGCTCTCCTCCTGTGGTGGTGGTGGTGTTGTTATTAAAAACATAATAAGTCCCGTTGTATTAATTAATCGTTGTATATGTTCTCTATTATAATACAATTTTTCTCTTATATCATCCTGGAATTCATTCTTTTTAGCTTGTAGGTTCCGTATATCAATGTCAATCTTTGCCAACCTTTCTGCATATTCTTCTTGTTTTAATTTCAGTTCGTCCATTGTTGGCCCGGTTTTTAACATTCCTTGTAACATTCCTCCTAAACCTTTACTATCATTTTTATTTGTTCGTCGTTCAATATCACTCATATCATTCATAATACTTTGGTATTCGTCAAAAAATCTTTCTCGTTGTTCTTCATATTTATCCATTTCACTCTGAATTTTGTGAATTCTTCCAATATCATGTGTATTTTCATATTGTTCATAAGATGTTAAAAATTGATTTACTTCATTTATAAGTTGTTGCGCAACAAGAGAGTCAAGTTCGGGATCCTGTTCCATAAAAAGCTACACTATATTAGGTATATATATAATATAATTAATATAATTATTAATGTAATTAATAAGTGTAAATCAACTTTTGCGCAATTTATTTTTACTATATACATTTTTTGTATTTGATTTAAAAAAACGCATTTTTTTTGTTTTACCACCTGTTCTAAGACAAGGACAGCACCCACTTTTTTTTTTAACCAGCACTGGCGACGGGTTTGTGCGTAATATAAATTGTTTAATCAGTATTAGTTTTTGTATATTATCGTTAACCTCAACATTTTTTCGGCGGACGCGTTCTTTGAGTTGTCTTTTTTCTTCGTTTAACGCAAGTATATCATCATTAGTAGAAAATATTTTTTCTTGAAGAAGTCTATAATTATCGTCTTGTGCTTGATCTAACTCACTTTGAGGCCGCTTTATATATTGTGTTCCCGGACTTGTTGTTCTATGAACATGTAATATTGCTTCTTGTCTATTAAATTCTGCTGTGTACCTCTTTTTCAAATCCTCCAGTATTCTAATTCTTTCGTTCAACTCTTTTTTTTCATCTATACCATCCTTATCTCTTTTATTTATAAGAAACCTTATTGTACTATCTATAACATCTGTAACGTCATACACCATATTTTGTCTATCTCTAACTTGTTGTTCAGGAGAACTATCGGAAAGTAAAGGTGTATTAGGATAAGGATTATTGGGACTATCGGGACTAGAATTCATAGAATTCTGAACAGATGGAGGATAAAGTAACGGCGGATACCTCTGATGACTCATAACAACTAAATAATATTTTTTTACTATATTATATATACAATATAATTTTATGAATTATGAAATACAATCAATATTTTCAAAATATGGTAGAGAGGATATTGATAAAATAAAAATTAAAATATGAGTTTATATTATATTGTATTGTACAATGAATGCGTTAAACTTGGATTTTAATATTATAAATCCTCTATTTATTTTTTTTTTAACTTTAGGTGGAAATTTTATTGCACCGCTTTTTCCGTGTCAGGTTCAAAGACTTTTCACAGAAAATATTTACTGGAAACATTTTCTTGCATTTTTTATTTTATTTTTTGCAATTATTCTAACTTCAGAAAAATCTTCCAAAATAACCAGCGTTGTATTTTCTAAAGCTGTCGTACTCTACTTTATATTCATCATTTTAACGCGAATGGATAAGAATTTCTTCTTACTGTTTTTCATTACTTTATGCATAAAATTTATAATTATTAATGAAATGACAAATACCACAGATAAAAAAATGAAAGATAAATACAGTAAAATTGATACAATACTAGGTTACCTATTAATATGTATTGGCATTACCGGATTCGTATTATACTATGGAGAGAAAAAGTTCGAATATGGCAAACGTTTCAACTACGTCACATTTTTATTAGGTAAACCAGTTTGCCGTGAATATGTTATTCCAACAAAGTATGCACGCAATTTATCCTATGTGTTGAAAAAACATTGAAAGCTTTTGTTAAAAGCGGTTTGTTAAAAGCATCTGGTAAAAGTATTTGTGCGTATAACAATATAATAATTAATTACTTAATAATATTAAATATTACTTTCCAAATATTTATTAATTATACATATTATGAGTGCGGCGATAAATCCGAATGCAAATTCTGAACAAAAAAAATTGAAAATTCATTGCGACATTAAAGATAAATTAGACTACTTTATAAAACAAAAAAAAATTCCCAATATTATTTTTCATGGCGAATCTGGTTGCGGTAAAAATGTTCTCGTAACTGACTTTATTCACAGTATATATAATGGAGATAAGTCAGTAATACAAAATTATGTTATGAATGTAAATTGCGCCCATGGAAAAGGTATTCGTTTTATTCGAGAAGATTTGAAATTTTTTTCAAAAACAAATGTTGATTTAAAAGACGGAAACATATTCAAAACGGTCGTTCTACTTAATGCAGACAAACTCACCATTGACGCTCAATCCGCTTTACGACGCTGCATTGAACTTTTCAGTCGTTCTACCCGTTTTTTCATTATAGTTGAAGATAAATATAAATTACTCAAACCAATATTGTCAAGGTTTTGCGAAATTTATGTACCTGAACCGAACATCAATAACAGTGTAACCAATTTACACACGTACAACTTGAATAACATATACGCTTTCAAAGAAACCGACACAAAACGTAGACAGTACTTGAAAAATGCTCTAGCTGGAATAATAAAGAAATATGAAGAAACACACACGGAACACATTCAAAACAAAAAACAACGTGTTATTTCCGAATGTATGTTATTTGTTTCAAAACTCTATGATAAGGCATACTGTAGTAGTGACTTACTTTACTATATTGAATATAACTCTAAAATCAAAGACCTTAAAAAATATGAATATTTAATTACATTTCAAAAAGTAAAGAGAGAGTTTAGAAATGAAAAATTATTAATGTTATTTATACTCTATTTTTTAATATTTCGTACTGATTTAACTTTAGAAAATATATCGTTCATGTAAAAGCAAAAAATTTTTGTTTCAAATGGATGACTTTGTGCTTGGAAATTTACAAGAATCTCGAAATGAATTTTGTGCTCGTCTTATAAATATATTAACACCGCAAATCATGTTGGGTTTGAAATCTATATTTGATGAAGCATGGAGACTGTGCATGGATAATGACGAAGCGCCAAAATACTTGATGACATTTCAAAACTTTTTGATGCGTGTGCCAAAATGGAATACTGCAATTATTGAACAAGAGGCAACGCGCATTGTAGAAAAAAGCGGTTGCAATCACATTGAAGAGCTTATTACGTGTGTCCACATTGTTCAGCTCAAAATGTTGACGTGCATGCGAGCCGGAAGTAAACAAAAAAAAATTGACATTGCCATACCCAAACTGTCTGAATTTATTCATAAGGTTTATATCAATACTGCTAGAAAAGTGTATTTGAATGCATTCTTATTTGAAAAAAGCAAACAGCAGTTGCAAATTCAAAAACACAACCGTCAGCTTGAAATTATTGTGAAAGAATGCATTCTTAACACCGTGCGCGAAAGTATTCCAATCGAACACTTGTTAAAAGTTTACATGGAGGACGAGTTCATCGAAGAAGACACCGAAGTTGTTGACACGGAAGAAATCATATCACAAGACCCGGTAGTTGATGAAGAAAAAGAAGAAGAAATAAACACGCAACAAGAACAAGACGAACCTGCTCCACCCCCTGCTGCTGCAGCTCTTGAAGAACCCGGCCTGACTACAAAGCGTCAAACCATAACTTTTGATGATATTGACAGAGTTAGAGTTTTAGACTCTGACTCGGAACAACATGCAGAAACACTTGTAAATGCCCCAAAAACTTTAGAAAGATTGGAAGAAATAAGCATTCGAAATTTCGCAAAACGTAAAGAAGAGGATGAATATGACGATGGTGGTGATGATGATGACAGTAACGACACTCTGCACATAGGCGACCCTGTAAACCTTGGAGATTTAGACGTGGATGTATTTTCACTTGATTCGTAAAAAAAACAATTAATATTTGAATTTATAGAATATAAAGAACAATTTCATTTCATAAAAAAATAACAAATATCGCAAACATCAAAATGGACAACATTTTTGTAGTCGGATGTGTTATATCTACTGTATTTTTTTTAGTAAAATTTTTAGAAATGCGATTTTCCGTTGAAGAACCAAGACCTCTCAAATACTTAATGCGCGATACTGTGGTTGTTTACGCCAGCTGCATTATCGGTTACTACTTACTCCTTCAGTTTCAGTCAGAGGGTTCGAGTAATGCTTCTATTGAAGTTTTTACCGACAGTCCTGGATTTTAGGTGTGTTCATGTTTGCAATTCATTGAGTTCTCATGTTTAGAGCATGAAACAGTTTAAGTTTTAACTTTGTAGCATTATCGTTAAAACTTAGAATTCGAGCGTTATTTGTATGATATATCGAGCCAACTTTTTCATTTATCATAATTTGCTTATAGTTGTCATTTTTCCAGTCCGTAAAACTTCTTAATATCTTCTTGAAGAGTTTGTTCATAAATTCAACTGACAATTCTTCATCTGTCAGTTTCTTCCAATTTTTTGAAGTATAAATCAAAATGTCACTTCTTGATCCCTTGAGTGAACAAATCGGAACATATTCAGATGTTTTTTTATTCAAGTTATCTACAACAAACATGCACGTCCAATCACAAACATCTTTTGAATTGAACAACTTTTCCAAATCATCAGAAGTTATCTCCAACGTGTTTACCCACTCTATAAAATCACACCTGCAACATCCTTGATTTAAATGCTGTTGCTGTTGCTGCTGCTGCTGTTGCTGCTGTTGCTGCTGCTGCTGTTCTTGCAACTTTTTAAAATATTCAAACTGGGTTTTCAAATCTAACAATTCTTTCTTCAAATCCAAAATGTCACCTTTCAAACTATTAATTTCAACGTCACGGTGTGCTAGTTGTTGTGCTAATTCTTCATCGGGTGGTGGTGGTGATGGTGGTGATGGTGGTACGAGTAGTCCAGGTGGTTGTTTCGGTCTTGGCACTATTTTTATTTTTCTCATATCATCACTGGTTGTAAAATTTTTTACCCTTAATAAATATACAAGGTTTTATTTTAAAAATCAATTTTAATACAAATCAAATCTTTAAAAAAAAATGTATATTATGTATATACACTGTAGTCGCAAAAATGAATAAAATAATACTGTTAACAATATTTTTCATAATGTTTGTTATTTTAGAAGCACTTATCTATTACATATACAAAAATAGACAAATCATATCAAAAACGCTCATTGAGTCATATCAAGGCTCAGACGTTAATTATGAAAGTTGTATAAAAGGCGGATACCCACAAAAGTGGTGTTTAAACATTCAAGACCCATACAGCATTCAAGACCCGGATTCCACGTTGGATAAATGTACCGATAATGTCGATAATACTAAAATGAAAAGAAAATAATATATCAATATTTCCCCGACAACACTTCAGAGAGATGAGAGAAAAAACGTTATAAAATATATTAAAACAATATAAACCATAAATTCATATGTTTACTATAAATAACATAAATAACAATAACTGTAAGTAAACTATAATATAATGAAATCAAAGTTCAATGCTAATGCTGCCATCACATCAATTCCAAATGATGCTGTTTGTACTACCGAAGTTACCGAAGTAGTAAATACGACTATCAATGTCGTTGATAACAACTCCAATCATAATAACTCTGTCGTTGTAGCTGTTGAACACGCAGATGCAGATGCAGAACCGTTGCCGTCACCGCCACCGCCACCGCCACCAGCTGTGGAGAAAAAAAAAAGAGGAAGAAAAAAACTTATTAAACCCGACACGTCGAATAATAAAGTTATCGTTTCACAAGATGTTGTTACCAGCACCGAACCTCCTCCTCCAGTTGTCCACAAAAAAAGAGGTAGAAAACCTAGAGGTGGTAAAATAATAAAAGAAAATCTTGTGCATAAAAACAATATTCCAGAACTTCCCAATATTATTTTACATTTAAAATGTGTTCTCTCGGATTTAAATGTTACAAACATTATAGGTTCGTCGGATACAGATGTGGTTGTTCATGATGAAAATGAAATTTTGTGTTACAACCACCAAACGTTGTGTGGTTCAGAGGTTTGTAATTATACCGACTCCTCTTCATCCTCTGATTCCGTCGAATCTTCCAACTCACCTTTAAAAACGGCGGCGACCGCTTATGAACCCGATAACAATAACAATAATGTCAAAATACTTTATGACCCTTCTACATTTTCGAATTTTTGCCCAGCTTCAACATACGGCGACGATGTATCATCATCACACTTATTTACTGACTGGAAAGATAAAAATAAATATCAAAATGATGATGCCATAGACTCTGCTGCTGATAACAATGCAACAATGAAAGATATTTGGAAGAAAATATCACAGCTCAAAATAAGTTATAACAAAAATGACACGTTCCAGCTCATCAATTCACATCGTTCTGCATGTTTCTGGTGCACGTACGATTTTGATACGCCTGCAATATATATTCCCAAATCAATGGTCAAAGATGTGTGCAATGTTTATGGATGTTTTTGTCATCCAGAATGCGCGGTCGCTTTTCTTATGAATGAAAATATTGACACGTCGATAAAATTTGAACGCTATCATCTACTAAATTCCATGTATGGTCCAATATACAATTATGAAAAAAGTATAAAACCGGCTCCTAACCCTTATTATTTATTGAATAAGTACTATGGAAATCTTACCATTTCAGAGTACCGAAAACTATTCAAAAGTGAACAACTTATTTATATGGTTAATAAACCGCTTACGCATGTTTTGCCTGAACTGTATGAAGATAACAATGACTTTCTAGTCGGAAACAAAATCATTCAAAATAATGGCATCCGTAAAAATCAACTGAAAAAAAAATCTAATAAATCAAACATTATCAATGAAGTTTTTGGTGTAAAATAGTAAATAAAATAAAATTCACTTCATTTTATTTACTTCACTTTATTTTATTTTTAAAGTCTTTTATTTTAAAGTCTTTCGTCTTGTTGTTTGAACTTTTTTGGGTACTTCTAAATGTGTACTTGATGACGTCGTAAGTGCAGTTCCTGTGGCAACGCAAATAATAACATTTTTTGTTTCGCTTAGCGTGACTTCCACACCAGAAATCATCACGACTCCGGGATACATTACCATTGCATTTTTGATAAGTTCATCGATTGCGTCATTGTACACATCGTCTACTTTTTTATTAATTGCATCATTTTTACCACCAAAAAGCGATGACAGGTTTCCAATAATATTTCTAAAAAGCGAGACACCGTGAACATTGATGCCTCGCGCAATTCCTAAAGGTTTGTATTTGTTTGAATCATACGTCATAAGCGTTGAGAGTATAATATTTGATTTTTCTGCCATTGTAATCTTTTATTTATTTTATTTTACCGTCGTCCTGTTATATTTATATATATAAATTTAATTTAAATAATATTTAAATAATTCAACTGTATTTTTGCCAGATTTTTTTACATCGGCTTTTGAACCCAAGTCCATGTTTAACTCAGTTATATCCACATTAACAATGTTCGTATATTTTCTCAGTGTATCCAAAACCTTTTTACCAGTGTCCATTTTTATTCCACCCTTTACAGCTGTACCGGTGGACGGAACTAAACTTTTATCCATACAGTCAACATCAAATGATAAATGTACTGGAGAGTTTCCGGCAAATGACAATATTTTATTCATAGTATTTTCAAAATCATTATTGAGTTCATTTGGATCAATGTGTTTAATATTGTGTTTGTATATCAAGTCTCTTTCAAATATATCCCAACATCTTCCACCAATATACAATAAATTCTCTAACTTTAATTTATTTTTTATAAAGTAAAATCGCTTATCTTTATCTATACCAGTTACAAAACTTAAAGGCATGCCATGAAAATGTTTCGACTTTGAACTTTGATATGTGTTAATGTCAGCATGAGCATCAAAATATATTACTTTTGCATTAGGATGCGTGTTCATAGTGTCAGCAATGGTGGCTATTGACATTGAATGATCTCCGCCAATGTTGATTTTTTTTCCTTTCGTTTTTTTGTTTATTTTATATAAATTATCAATATTTACAAAAAAATCATTTTCATTTTTGACATCATACACATTATGTTTTCTTTTATTTATGAATTTTTTTAAAAATTTTGGTGCTTTTTCAACACCATGTTTCGTTTGCCCTAAATCGTGTGGAAATAATATAATATTTTTAAACGGATACTTTGAATAATTTTTCAACGTATTTTGTCTAGTGTATATTTTACGATTTCTATACTCATAATTTTTCTTGGTATTTACTCTTGGCTTGTGACAGTCATTTATACCAAATAAAGAAACTGCATTTTTTTTAGTTTTCGTTTTTGCCATTTTTTTATTCAAATAACTCAAATATATATTAAATGTATATAAATATTTGAGTGTGTGTCATAATGTATGCTATTGATTATGTATAATGTTTTACTTTTATTTTTACAGTTACAACAATAGTAACTGGAAATTATATATTAGTCAATCTTTTCTTTTAAAATAAAATTTTTATTTTTCATACAATTCTGGTCACAGTTGACAGCATTACACTCAACGCATTTTTTAAACTCATCAAATACCTCCTCTATATTTACTACTTCTTTTTTATTCTCATCCGTGGAAACAGTAGCAGCAGCGGCAGTGGCAGCTGCCTGATTACGCTTTATCAACTCATTTACCTGCTGTATTTTTTTCGCTTTTTCTTGTTGCATTCTAAAATTATTTGAACCCTTGTCCATAATGTCTCTTATTACAGAATATATTTTTTGATTTTTAGTTTTCTTCAAGTTATGATCTTCTTTTGGCGTTATGCCAAGATAGTCACTTACAACTTTCATAACATCATTACTACAGGACTCAAGCTTTTCGAGTGCTTCTTGTTCATCATAGTTTGTTTGAGAAACAATAAATTGAATTTGTTGTTTTCGTCTATATTCTAGTTTTTCTTTTACTGTATCAATTAGTCTAGTATTCAAATCTGATTTATCTTCAGAGTTCATATCTATGTTCAACTCACTGTCAATATATATACTACATTAAATATTTTCTAAATCATATTAAACGAATTTTTATATTACATTTACATATACCAACCAAACGCGCAAAAAATGGAAAATAAAGGAACTCAAGAAAAACATACAGATGATATTAACACTGTAATTGACATTCGCGGAATTCAAATTGACATTGCATCTGTTCTGAAAGATGTAACAAATTCCATAAAAAGTAATTTGAAAAATTCATTTGATGATGTGTTCAAAGATTATGACTTGTACAAGTCTACACATGATGCATTACTTCAGATCCCATTTGTGAAAGAATTGTGCAACAAAAATTCAGAACTCTCATTACAAGTACAGCAATTAAAACAAGAAAAAAAATGCGGCGACGATGACATCGATTGTGAATGCGAATGCGAAGATGACCATGAACAACCAACCATTACATTGAATATTGATGACTCATTGCGTCAAAATAATGATGACGCATCAAGTAACTTCACTGATTTGACTGACTTCTTGAAAACAGATAAAATGAACAAAAAAAATTCCGAAAATGATTTTTATTTTGAAACTGTTTCTGAAGCTGAAGCTGAAGAAGAAGAACAAGAAGAAGCAGAAGAGGAGGAAGAAGAAGAAACATCAGAAGAAGAAGAGGAAGAAGAGGAAACATCTGAAGAAGAAGAGGAAGAAGAGGAAACATCTGAAGAAGAAGAGGAAGAAGAAGAAGCATCTCAGGAAGAAGAAGAAGCATCTCAAGAAGAAGAAGCATCTCAAGAAGAAGAAGCATCTCAAGAAGAAGAAGCATCTGAAGAAGAAGAAGCATCTCAAGAAGCATCTGAACCTGAACAGGAAGCAGAAGAAGAAGAAGAAGAAGCATCTGAACCTGAACAGGAAGCAGAAGAAGAAGAAGAAGAAGCATCTGAACCTGAACAGGAAGCAGAAGAAGAGGAACCAGCAAAAGCTGAGGAAGAACCAGCAAAAGCCGAGGAAGAACCAGCAAAAGCCGAGGAAGAACCAGCAAAAGCCGAGGAAGAACCAGCAAAAGCCGAGGAAGAACCAGCAAAAGCTGAGGAAGAACCAGCAAAAACCGAGGAAGAACCAGCAAAAGCTGAGGAAGAAGAAGATGAAGAAGAAGTTTTTGAAATTGTAATCAAGAATGTTTCATACTATACGACAAATGAGGAAAATGGCGACATTTATTCATGCATTAATGATGATGTTGGAGAAATTGTCGGAAAATTTAAAAATGGAAAGCCTTCATTTTTTAAACGCAAATAATAGATTTATAAGAAGACAATTTATAAGATAATATTGTTGCATTACAAATAATTTTATTATTTCTTGAGTATATTTTATATATTATATATATAATATACGTTTATTCCTATAAAAATGATTTTTCAATATATTTGTCCACCCGCATCATTATATTTAGCCTTTTCAATTATTCAAATACTTATTGATATGTTTAGAGGCGAAATGAGTACTGCATTTTTAAAATTTCTCGTGATGATAATTTTTACAGTTGCATTAAACGTTTTATGTGCATCAGGACTTGGAATCATATCATGGTTCATTGTGTTCATACCATTTATTTTAATGACATACATTACTACGATTCTATTTTTTGTATTCGGAATTCCAAATGAATCAAATTTAAGGCCTGAACGCAAGAAACGCCGCGACCATGAACACAAACGCATTGGCGGATGCGCCGGAACACGTTTCGGCTGTTGTCATGATGGAGTAACGGCAAAAAGAAACTACCACGGTTCAAACTGTCCACCACACCCGCATCATCATAAACACCTTATCGGCGGATGCGCCGGAACGCAATACGGATGTTGTGACGACGGAGTAACCGCAAAAAGTGATGAAAATGGAAGCAACTGTCAATACATTGGCGGATGCGGCGGAACGCAGTACGGATGCTGTGACGACGGAGTAACCGCAAAAAGTGATGAAAAAGGAAGTAACTGTCAAAATATTGGCGGATGCGCCGGAACGCAATACGGATGCTGTAATGATGGCGTAACTCCAAACCCGTGCCCCTCGGGGACATCCCTTGTGTTAGACCCAAAATCTTCATTGGCTCCAGAAAAACTTGTCGGCGGATGCGCTGGAACGCAGTACGGCTGCTGTTCCGACGGAAGCGCTGCCCTCGGAAAAGCTTGCGGCGTTTTCAACCCGGTAACGTAAGTTAGGTTACGTAACACAATATACATTTTCAAAAAAAAACACACACATACACAAAACTATACAAAAGATATTATAATTAAATTATTTATATATAAATAAATAAAATAATTACATAAACATTTATTTATATATAATATATTATATTGTTATATAATTAAACTTTACTCATGGTTTTTCTGTTTCAACAACACTACGAAACTAACAATAAATTTTTTCCAATGAAATACAATGATAATAACTGTGAATGTGCAAAATTAGGTTATGAGACAAGCATGACGTTGATGATTGCCCTGGGTAGTTATATGTTTTATTCCTTTATAAAAACAAATACTTTTACTGAAACACTCACTCAGGTTACCTATAAAGCAGTGTATGTATACACAAAAATAAATAATAAGTATAACAAATTAAAATCATTCTTTTCAAACAAATTCGGTAAAAGTAAAAATGAACAAATCACCAACCATGATGACGACGACGATGATTCCTATACAAACTATGAAATCAGAGTAATAAAAAATGGAATAAAATGTGAACAATTTGAAACAATGAAAGATTTCAAAGAATCAAATTATTTAGGAAATCCAAATGACTATTGCGATTTTCAAGATGATGACGAATCACAGCATTCTCATTCGTTTGATGGCTGTGACAACAGTGATTCTCAAGACGATGAAAATCATCAACCAGAAAAAAAAGTTGAGGAAGAACAATTATTCATTATGAAACAAAGTAAAGAAAATAATACTGTTCAATTTGTTCCTTACGATTTCATAATGCAAACACTATTTTTTGATAAAGTGAATAACCAACAAAATAATTCTAATACTAAACAAAATAAAAATTATACAAAAATACACAGAAAATTCATAGAAAATAATTATTTGATTTCACCAAATGACCTCGTAGTTTCAAAAGCAGGAATGATTTTGTGTTCTCTCGAATACCGAGGGAAATCATACGACATTGATATTACATTTCCTTACAATTTCAACGTGGTTGGAAATATTATACTTGACTACACGTTTCTAAAATGGTATATGCTCAAAGAATATGATGTTACATCTTTCGATAAAGAAAATGAATGCGAATACACTGTCACATGTATATCCAATAAAATTACAATGTTCAAGTTTGGTAAGTCGTCAATGTTGTTGGTAAAAGTAGATGACTATGAAATTATAAGCTTTTAACTTTGACCTTATTAATATTTTTTTAAATCAATATAAACATATTGAATGATTATATTTATTATATTCCATAGATGTCATCGTTAGAAGAAGACCCGTTCGCGTCGTCGACAAAAAAGGAAGAGGGAGGCGACTTTAGTAATATAAACAACACTGACAACTCGCATCATTCATCATCATCACCATCATCACTACACACTTTGTCGGACACGTGGATACTTTGGGCACATCTTCCACACGACACAGATTGGAGCATTAAAAGTTATACAAAAATATATGAATTTGATACAGTAGAGCAAGCTATTACGGTTACTGAAATGCTTCCGCCAAAGTTGATTATCAATTGCATGTTGTTTTTGATGCGCAAAGGCATTCAACCTATTTGGGAAGATGAAAGAAATCGAAATGGGGGCTGTTTTTCGTATAAAATTGTGAATAAAGATGTTCCTGGAGCTTGGAAACAAATGTCATACTTGTTAGTTGGAGAAACAATGTCTGATAATGTAAAAATACTACCTTACATTAATGGTATAACGATTTCTCCAAAAAAGAACTTTTGCATTATGAAGATATGGCTTGCAAATTGTTTGTATCAAGATGCAACTGTTATTCACGAAGTTGAAGGTGTTAGTTCTCACGGCTGTTTATTCAAGCGTCATGTTCCTGAATATTGACAGCAGCGTCATGATTGCCTCCATTCAATTAAACTTTGTTATAATTATAATTGATATATACTATGACATATCTATGACATATGTGATATATACGAATTATAATTATATTTGGAATTATATATTTGGAGTGTAATATAAAATTTATATATGAAACTTATTTATTTGATTTAAAATATTATAATATAATAAATGGAAAAAATAACAATATTAATACCTAATTATAATAATTATAAATTTTTAAATCAAACATTTGAATCAATATTTAAGCAAAATAATCTTAATTTATTTAAAGTTTTAATATGTGATGATTGTTCAAAAGATAATTCCATAAATATTATAAAT